TACTATCGTTCCGCTAGGCTTAATGCTAGTAATAGTACTACCGTTATCGCCCAATATATTTATATCATGTGGTGTACAGTTTAGTATCTTCATTTTATTCGTCTCCTTTCTTTTGTGGCGATGAGCGTAAATTATTCATAATTTCGCGAATGCCACGTCCCCATCCCGAAGGGATTACCTTAATTATTTTTACTAAAAACGTAATATAAAGCAAATATACTAGGTAACATATTTATTAACTCAATATTTAAATAAAAGAAGCAATAAATCACAAAATCGTATACTTATATAGTAGTTATATCTCACTTACATAATACTATAGTACAGATAATATATAAAGATAATATTATACCATATATATACAGAAATGGTATTACTTGACATATAAGTACAGTATACTTATACACATATACACAGTAGTCTTGTGCATAACATAGACACAAATATGTGTACATAATATAGTGTTCATATAATGTAGATATCATTGAAATACAAATAGAATTCAGTAACGACAGTACGTCCCCGAAGGGGTGTTATTAAGCGTATATGTACAGGCTTACGTATAGTTTACTTGGCATATTTTATCGCTTACTTGACATGCTACTTACACGTAAATACTCGTTACAGTTCGTAGAAAGCACATGATACAGGTCAGTAGAATCCGTAGTTCAGTTCATTAAAATTACTGCTTTAGTTTCATTAAAATACGTACTTCAGATCATTAAAATCTGTACGGAGACTACCTCCTGCCGTTTATCGTTATCATTTTTACTTGGATTTGCCAAAACGACACTGTAATATGCGTTTAACCCCGCCTTTTTTACTTATTTGCGCCGATTTTTGCATAAACCTGAGTTTTCTACTCAGAATTCTACTGTTTCCAATGATTGCAGATCAAATGAGTACTGTTGATACTTCATTATGATCTTCCGTGCCGACAGGCGACCGATTAACTCCTCGCTAGCGCTCGTCGTTAATAATGCTCGCTCGCTTCGCTCGCTCGCGCGTTATTCAGATGTATATACTATTCAGATAATTCCCTTTACAGTTTGTTGTATGTACTATATATGTGAGAGCATTAACTGTAAAGCTAAGCGCTATTCAGAGCGCGCACATGTAAATTCGTAAGCGACAGCTTTTTATAAGCACGAGAGACATAAAGCCTCCCGTACTGTTATGTAATTATGCAAATGCTTTGATGTTTTCTATGTCAATTTCATATTCTACGTCCTTTAATGCTTCTTCAAGTCTTTCTAGTCTACTATTAGCTTCACCTTTAACGTATGCTTCTTTTATTAAGTTTTCTAAGAACATTCTCTTTACAAATAATGATTCTAATTTTTTCATATCAAATCCCCCTGGTAAAAATAATATTATTCACAAAAATGTAAAGTATTGATGCGCGACAGCGCACACATTCCATAGCGACAGCTTTTTAAAAAAAGAGAGTAGGCCTAAGCCCACTCCCTTGTCTGACTATTCTAATACAAAGCTATCAGGTGCAGAAGCTCTTTGTACTGGACATATCTTGTCCATAGCTTCCCATGTTCTAGCAAGTATCTTTTGTAGTCTTTCAGAACCATATCTTCTACCTTCATATTCTCTAGGTCTTACAGAATAACTAGATAGTACAGATACTCTATCACCAAGTTGTTCACATATGCTATGTATAACTTTGATGTTTTCTAAGAATTCAGGTTCTAATACTTTATCACCTGCTTTAGTTTTGCCAGTATCTAACCATATTTGTCTATTTTCTGCTTTGTCGATACCTATCATACTTCTGTTTAATATGAAGATATATTTTTTATCTGTGTCAGCTTCTTCAGCAACTTTTTCTAATTGTGATGCTAATAGATATGTCATGTAACCTCTTATGTCTTCTACATTAGAGTATTTTTTACATTTACCTGTTTCAGTATTAGATACAAGTACTATGTCTTTTCTGTTAACCATACACATTATAGTTTCTTTTGAATATTTAGCCATTTTTATACCTCTTTCTGTGCATTATGCACATTGCATGCTCGACGACATGCTACCAATTAATTATTATATGGAGGGGTTAACCTCTCACAAAAATGTAAAGTCTTCGTGCGCGACAGCGCATATACAAATTAACAAGGACCAGAGTGTACATGTACAATGCTCCAGTCCTTATTACTATTTATATGTTACTTCTATAAGCTTCTAGACATGATAGAAGTTTGTTTCTTGTCACCATGGATTAGTCTTTTAAAACCTGCAACTGCTCTTTTAGCTGGTTCGTATTCTGTAAACTCTTCACGAGTTATATTACTAAATACTTCGTCAGCAAAAGTAGCACCAGCTTTATATGTAGCTTTAACTGCAGTAGAAGTAGTTAAACCAGCATATTTACCAGCACATTCAGCTAGAGGAGTTACGATATCATTAGCTACTATCTTAGCACTAGAATAACCAGTAGTAGTAGCAGATTGAACTAGCTTTTTAGTTTTAAGACCAACTGATTTCATAGAAGTAGTTCTATTTAAAAGTTTTATTTGGTCTTCTGTTAAACCAACTGCTAATAATGATATCTTGCAGAAAGTGAACATACCAGGAGCTACTGGTTTCATAGATACATGAACATCATATACACCAGCTGATTTAAAAACGTCGTCTACGATTTCTTTAGCTCTTGCTTCATTTTCTACAGTGATTTCGAAGCTACCAAGTAATAACTCACTATTACCATCAAGTACTTCGAAGTTTTGAGTCATTGCTTCATCAGCATAAATGTTTTCAAGTAAACCATCAGCTTTTCTGTTATAAAGTAAAGCTTCGATGATTCTAGCTTGGTTAAAAGTTAAAGATTCTAAGTCATATTTAATTAATTTATTTGGGTCATTATCTAAAACTTCTACACCTTCAAGTTCTTCACCTAATACAGGTTTGAAAACATTATCTAGTATTTCTTGCATTGTGTTGATATTACCAATCATAATTCTTAACATAAAAAATTACCTCCTAAAATATATAAAAATTTTATTACACAAAACTGTTGAGTCTTCGTGTACGACAGTACACAGTATTCAGCCCCGACAGGGGCTACTTGAGAGCAACTATTCAGAAGTAGTCCTCTAATGAATTCGAGCCCGACAGGGCGGGGGGTTCTATAGTAGAATAGAATTGATTTCTACCATAGAACATTTCACTTCAAGAGACCAACCTGCTGGTGTCTTTCTGATAATATTTCTTATGCCTTTTCTACTAAGGGCGATAGCTACGCCCTTTAAAGATTCAAAACTTTCAGAAAATAAATAGTTACTGTACATAATACTTCCCCCTTTATAGTATTAGTTTAAAGCTTTCAATTCGCCTTCTTCATCTATTATGTAACCAAGATCACGAAGACGTTTTTCAGTTCTTTTGATTACTGATTTGCATTTCTTTCTGAATTCTTCACTATAGTTGTCAGGATTAAGAATCATATCTGATTCCAAATCTATTATATTATTGTACATATCAAGTATTTCACTCATTATAATAGCCTCCTTTCAAATAAAAAAAGGAGTGCTTAAATGCACTCCTTGTAATAATGCATACAATCTTTTACAAGATCATATACATTAGTTATATGGCTTAAGTAAAATATCTTTTCTGTCTTGAAATCTTTAGGGTCTTGCATAGACTCAAAGAATTCATATTTATCTGATTCATCTGGAATAATGATAGACGGTTCACCATTGTCTTTAACAGTGTAAAAACAGATGAATTTATCATCTACATCTACTGCTCTAGTTCCAAGGGAATCAACACTAACAATAACTTGTTTCATAACAATACCTCCAGTAAATAATATTTATTTCACAAAACTGTATTGTATTCGCGTGCGACAGCACATAATAATAATGGAAGAGAGCTTTTAAGGGATAAACTCTCTAGAACCCATGTTGTCTATAAAATGTTAACTTTTAAAAATGTCATCTTAAATCCGTCAGGTAGTTTAGTAGCACCCGCAGGTAATCTACCTCCTACTACTTGTGCAACAATCAAAGTGTCATGTGGTGTTAAACTGACAGAAACACGGTTGCAAGCAACGTCTTTACCAAGCATATCTGATAGTACAGCAGCTGTATCAGGATGTCCTACTACAGATACAAAACCTGCAGTTTTAACGTCGTCTATAGATATTGGTTTGATAGAAACAGTGTGTGCAACAGTACAGTCTAACATTTGAAGTGAAAAAGCATTACCTAAATATAACATATAAATACCTCCTTGCCATTTAAGGCTAATATAACATTAAAATAACGAAGCAGTTTAACGACATGCTTAGGTCACAATGATTTATATATATTGATCTTCTTCTTCGTCACTTACGATTTCTCTATTTTTATAGCAGTATCTCATCATATCAGATAAAATACATTCGTCTTTACAAGTTGATAAGTTTAAGCAGAATAAAACTTCAAATACCATACAGTTCCAACCATATGTTTTTTGACATGCTATTCTAGCTTCTTCAGTTGTTTCTGCAGATACAATAAATTCTGCAAATTGTACACCATTATTGTGACTAGTTAAGTATTTAGCTCTAACAAAATATTTATTCATAATAAAACCTCCTAATAAATAATAATATACACAATATTGTTAAGTATTCGAGCCCGACAGGGCTTATTGAATGGTAGGAGCTTTAAGGGTAAACTCCTGAACCCACACATTATTACCATCATGTGTGAGGATGGTCTTGTTTCTAGTATTCAGACATTTGTCCAGTTGGACAATTATCATAATCTTCACATTGATGACAGCTGCCACCTATACAGTGACCGTCTACAGAAGGTCTAATTTCATCAGACATGACTGGTTCTTCTTTAGTGTCTGGTCTAACTGTAAAGTCTTTTAAAAGCATATCGTCATAAGCTTTTTTGAATCTAGCTACATAATATTGAACAGATTCAAAGAATCTTTTAGTCCATGTATTATGTAATAAGAACACTTTAGAAGCTTTAGCGTATACTTTAATTAATACAGAATTCCATTCACCTTTCATAGTCATGTAAGCTCTGTTTAAATCAACTGCGGCGTCTTTTGTTTCGTCAAGAATGAATCCAGATCTTAGACAAGCTTCAATTATGTATTCTTCTTTTATTTCTGTTTTTTCTTTTAAACTAGTTCTAATGTCATTTAATACTTTAACGTCTTCAGAATCACATAATACTTCCATTTTATCTAATAATTCATTGATACTCATTCTTTCTTTTTCAGTTAATAATATTTTCATAATAATACCTCCGATTTAATAATAATATAGGAGAGAAGACTACTAACTAGCAATCTCCTCACAAAATTGTTTAGTATTCGTGTCTGACAAGACACACTGCTTTCTAGAATGGAATTTGATCGTCAAAACCAGCAAATGGATCTTCACCAGAATCATCAAAGTCATCTGTGAAATCATCTGCATTAAAGTCTACCACTTCAGATTCTATTACTTGTGATTGTACAGGTTGAGATTTAGGAGCTAAAGTAGATACAGGTTGTTCTATAACTGGTTCAACAATTGGTTGTTCAGGTTGTGCTACTGGTTGTTGTTGAACTGGTGCTGGATTATTACCCATAATACCTGCTAATGCTTGTGCTACTGCATTTTGTATCATAGCATTAACTTGTTCTTGAGTAAACCCTTGTACAGGTTGAGATGCAGGTTGAGATTGAGTTTGACTATCTTCAACTTGTACTTTATATAACACATCTAAAGCTCTTTGTTTAATCTTGACCATTTCTTCATCGACACTAGCTAAAGATAAACTATATATATTCACATTGAAGTTTCTGTCATTATATGCTTTAACTACATGTTTCATTTTATCTAGCATATATACAGGTATAATATCACCAGAACCAACGAATTTTTGTGTTCTGATATATTGTCTGAATGATGCACCGAATACACCTTTAATACAGTTAGGTATACCGATATCGATAACAAGTTCAGATATTGTGTCATTAGTAGGACATTTTTCTAATATGTAATCTAACGCTTCAAGTGAATTCATAATAGCATTTTTATTGTGATTAGAAAATCTTCTGAATTTATGCTCATCAGACATTAGTATTGCTATACCATTACCTGCTACAAGAGCATATCTCTTTCTGTTACTATCTAAAGTAACACTTGATTTTTTATTGTTGTTGTAAGTAGCCATAATAAGTACCTCCTAAAAAATAAAAATAACAGGTTACAAAAAACCTTCACAAAACTGTAAAGTATTCATGTGCGACAGCACATGCCCCTAGTGAGAGCCAATATTCAGTAACGGCCCCGCAGGGGAGTAATCACAAAAATGTACTACTGATATTATGATTACATATAATACTTCACAATACAGTTAAGTATTCCTCATACGACAGTACATATAGAATAGAGCCCGAAGGCTCATTCTATTGCATGATTTCAAAAGGAGAAATGTAGAATTTCTTTCTCTTGTAATCTGCGTATGTAACTGTGCGCAACTGCCAGTATATCTTGATACGTGGCTTTGAATCTGGTATTGTATACCAGATGTATTTAACTCTGTTGCGCCAGTAAGGTTCAGTTCGATATTCTTGTCCTCTTTCAAGGTAATATCGAACTCCTTGAGGAACTTGCGATAAATCGTATTCAATGTAAGCGCCGTAATCTCCGATTACTAGTCGCTCAAATGAAGTAGCGATTAACTTGCCATCATGTGTGTATAATGGCTTACTAGGATCTAGATGTAGCATATCAGTGTATTCTTTGTAAATAGCTCTGATTTGCTCACTTTTCCCAGAAGCTAGCTTTTTGTAATTTTTCGGATTCTCAAAGTCAAAGTTAAATTCATCTTTGAGTCTGTAAATCATATCTCGCTTAATGCAAGATATTTTTTGAGAGTCCGTAGCAGGGCAAGGAGTAGGGCAATCATAGTTGAAGCATTCCTCGCAAATTCTTATATCGATCATAAAAGACACCTCCGAATAAAAGAATAAATTTCACATAACTGTATAGTATTCCCACGCGACAGCGTGAGAAATTAATACAGCTATAATAATAAATGCAGGCTAAATGCCTACATTTATTATTTTCTTATGATGGCTTTCTGCATATTTAATACAGTTATAAGTACCGCCTTTTTTACTACCATCATAAGCAGTAACTACGAACTTGGAATTATCGACCATATAATGGTTTCTAATATCCAATTTCTTAGCGATACTATAATTGCCAGTATAGCCATCAACAGTGTCGACATATATAACTTTATCTGCTAATTTCAGCATACGGTTATATCTATCGACACTTTCAGCGTTCCAACGGCCTTCTTGACCTTTAAAAGGAACAGCTAAGATATTCTTTACAGGATAGCCTTTAGATTTGACATATTCAACTGCAAAGAAAGCAACAGTATCAAGTCCTAATGCACCACCAGTAATAAAATTATCTACACTATATTTAGTATGTAGATTAAACTAATTGATACATTTTATCATCTTTAACAGTTATCATACCAGGCATCCAGTAGATAAACTCTGTATTTTTAAATGTATCAATTAGTTTTTGAATAAGGCCTCTACGTTGTTTTGCTAGAAACACAAGTTGTAAATCGTTGAGACTGTATTCATAGTTACTACCAAGGATACTACGTAGAGACTCAATTTGTTTTTGAGTACAGCCTCTACGATCACGAGTATCTTTGATAAATGAACATTGTATATCGACAAATCTGTCATTAATGATGATATCACGAATGACTTTACCAATAATATAGTCTGTATTATCACGATTTCTATCATAGATATATACAGTTTTATAATCGAATAATTTAGTAAAGTCACTATCATCTAATAATTCTGGATTTGCGACTAACACACCTTGATATTCAAACATTTTTTCTTCAAATACTCTAATCATAACGTACCTCCTATAAATATAAAAATTCACAAAAACGTGTAATATTCGTGGCGACAGCCACAGCGACAGCTTACAGATAGAACAAATAACAAGCGGCCCCGCAGGGGGCTATTAAAGAACAGTAATAGTATAGCCCTTCTTGGAAAATAGGTGGCCGATAATACCTCTATGGCATTTGTTCACGTCGCGACAAAAACAATAGATACATACATTACGTCCTTGGTCCAGTAGATGCTTAATTTCATTTAACTCGTCAATTGCTTTAGGGTCAGTTCTAAATTGGTTCATGTATCTCTTGCAATAAATACTAAACCAATCAGGTCTATTCATATTGTTACGATACCAATAGAATAGTTCTTTGCTAGGAGCCAAGTGTATTAATCTATAATCAATACCTTTCATATAGCCCCTAGCTACATTGATGTTAATTACGTCACCTCCTTTCATAACACCACTATGATAACTTTTCAAATACAGAGTACCTCTACTCATGCTATCACCCCCTAGAATTCATCACCGTCAAAGTCTTCAACTTCTTCAGTTATATTTGTCGTATTTATTTTAGCCATGCTGTCATTTAATTGTTTGTCAACATTGAAGATTAATTTGTATACTACATTATTAAGTTTATTTACGTCTGTGCCTGTTGATGGTCTTCTATCAAACTTATTAACTGAAAATACAAATCTTACATTTTTGTATAGCACTGTTATGTCGTTACCTTTTTTATATGCAACAAATGCGTGACTTGTAACATAACCAAGGTATTTTTCTTCATTCTTGTCTGTTAAACCAGGTGCTTTATAAATCATGATGCCTTTACTTAAAAAGTCATATAAATATCTGTCTCTAAACACTGGGCTGTCAGGATTTGTGCTGTCACAAGCAGGTTCTCTGTTTGGTCTCATATGAGACTGAATAGCAGCACTTATTTTGTCAAGTTCTTCAAGAGTACCTTTAAAACCATACACAGTTGCTCTAAATACTCTTTCTGATGCCATGAAACTATATGCATAGTTGTTAAATCTAACTACGCCATAGTATTTAAGCGAATTAGGCACTCTATACATATTAAGTATAGCGTTTACGCCTTTGTTTCCACCAACAACAGCTAATTTGTTTTTCATTGTATATTCGTTCATATCATTTACCTCCAGTAATTTAAAATAATAAAAAAGGAAGACCATTACTGATCTTCCCAAAAACAACTAAACTTACATATAACTATCTAGTTCTAGCTACATATAAGTATTTAGCTAAATCTACATATTCTTCTTTTTCAAAGCATAGTAGATCTACAGTTTTTAATTTTAAGCCATTAAATAAAGTTGTATTGTTGAAGCCTACTGATTTAGCCTTAGTAGCTCCATCTACAACTACAGGTACATATATTTTGCTGACACCATCTGCTGATACTTTAACTCTAGTCACGTCGCTGCTTTTTAAAGCATTTATAGCACCTTTTTTGTTCTTCACTAGTTTGCCTTCTTTTCTTTCATTTGGAGCAACTGGGAAGAAGTTATCTACTGGTATAGCTACATAGTTGTCATCTACTTGAGCGTATGGGTCATAGCTAGCTATTAATTGACCATTTACTACAGTAGCTTCACCTGTGAAGTTTTCTTCAACACAAAGTTCGAAGTCTTCACTAGCGCCATCTTCTAGTATATAGACATTACCATCAGCATAGTCGCTTGGTTTGTCTGTAACTGTAAGTGGCACATCTAGTTTGTTATCTGCATATTCAAACACTGCTATGTCACCGAATATTTTGTCAACTGCAGTTAACATTTTATTAACTTCTACACATTTAAGATTTGCATCTTTGTAATAGAAGCCTTTGTTATCTAGGAAGCATATTTCAATTGCTAATGAATATACGTCTTTCATCTTCATGCCTTCTAGTTTTGCAACACCAAATATACAGTTTCTCAATACTGCTAAGAATTTATCTGTATATTTATCTGGTTCTTCTTCATCTGGTTGTGTGAACTTTCTACCTCTTACTAATGAAGAAGCATAACTTATTACTCTACGTGTTTCAGGGTATAAGTCATGTAAGTTTGACAATCTCTTATAATAATTGTCGTAGTCAAAACCATGTACTTTGGCTAGTTCACCATTAACACAGTCTTCTAAACTGTCTTTTACAGCTAGTTTCACATCGCCTATAGCGTCTTCAAATGCGTTTTCTAGCTCTTCTGGTAAAAACATTTGATAGCCTTCACCAGATCTCATAACAGCGCCTGAGTTCAAATATAAATTTGCAGTAAGCGCTTTCTTAGGGTCTCTACCTGCTTTCATGTTACCTATGCAGGCTGACCCTTTGCCAACGAACCCATGGATGTCTCTGCTGTAATGTCTGTCTCTATGTTTCTTTACATCTATAGAGCTTTCGCCTAGGGCTCTGACGATATTAACAAAGTCATTTACGAATGTATCAAATTCTTCTTCTGTTGTATCTATACCAAATGACTTGATTTGTTCTACTGCAGCTTGTATTTCTGCTTCTGATATTCTCTTAAGTTGTCTAACCATGCCGAATCTATTAGTCATTGTTGCACAGTTTTTAGCGTCATAGATTGTTTTGATCTTTTTGCCACGAAGTTCTTTTATACTGTCTATATTCTTTATGTCTACTAATTCTTGTAAAGGAACTAGCATTTTATGTAATAAAGCTAAGCCTATTTCTGTCATTTTGCCATCTTCAAATATTAAGCTTTTCTTTATCATTAATACGTTGCTACCTCTGATGATAGTGATACCTATATCGCTGCCTAAAACTGTAGTTGATATTAATAATGATAATGGGTCTTTTACATCTTTAATGTCTAATACTTGTTTTCTTGCTACAATTTCTTTATATGCATTGTTGCTAAGACCCATGATGTTTTCTATTTTTACGACTTTGTTTGTTTCTTTCATACTACTTACCTCCAGTAATTTTTATTTTTTTTAAACATAAAGAAAGAGAGACCATTTCTGATCTCTCTTGAAGCATGATGATGATTATTTATAAGTGATTATAGCTGCTTGACCTACGTTGTTATTCTTGATTGCATATTTTCTAACAGCTAAACTAGTAAAGCCTGGTACGTGGCAATTAACTTCACCAGTTTCTTCATTTAATTCTTCGAATAAGCCATAGTGTACTAATTCATCGTTGTCATCATATTCGACTTCTTCAAAGTATATAGCTAAGTCGTCACCATCAAAATCTGAACCTGCACATTGGTTCTTCCAAGTATTGTCTGCTGGAACCATTATGCAGTTGTTTGGACAAGTTTCGTAGAATTCTATTAAGTCTTGTTTCAATTCGTCATCTACGTCTAATACTGCAATTCTACCTTTAAGTTCTTCTAAGCTGACACATTTGAATACAGCATACTCGTCTGGAGCTTGAGATGGGTATTTAATACCTACACAAGTTCTTAAGCTATCGCTAAGTCTATTATCATATGTTCTTACTAGATGTTTTTCTTCAAATGCTGGACAATAAACTTCTAGCATGTGAGTACCGTAACCTTCGTCAGCACCTGGTTCAACATAATCAACCCAAGTACTATTAAGGATTGAAGTACCACCAGTTAATATAATGCTGTCATCAGGAGTTAGTCTTAAGTACATAGCATTAACTGGTATATTTGCTGACGCTGTCATACTTCTTGCGAAGCTATCGTCAGCTTTAATTAGGCTTTCACCTACATGTCTGTCATGTTCTGCTACGTCAGGATTAGCTGCTAACTTATTTTCATAAGCTTGACCTGCTAATTTTAATGTAGATGATTTGCTGTCAAATTTTAAACTGTATTTAGTTTCTCTGTTATAGAAAGCTCTAACTGCAGCCATTCTACAGAAGTGTTGAATTTCTTCTGCATAGTCTTTAGCAACTTTAGCAACAGCTTGATTGCTTAATTTACCTGAAGTCACGTTGCTCATAGCTACTATATATAAATTGCAGCCATTTTTGATTTTAGCCATGTTGACTGCCTTGAATTCGTCTTTAGTGCCAACCAAATCTACATTGCTTAACATGGCATTTAATTTTGCTTTAGGTAATTTCTTAAGTGCTTTACCACTTATCATCTTACCGTTATACACTAGATGACATTTGTTGATATTTTGAGCCATCATGATATTGCAATATCTTGCTATCATTCTGCCTCTGAAAAAGCGGCCATGAGCTTTCATAAGTAAAGTATCGCATCTACCTTGTAAACTTAGGCCAAACATCATCCAAGGTTTTAATCTTGGGAATAATGTTTTAAATAGATGGTATAGTGTATCGCCATTATATCTAACAGCACCATCTGCGAAGTTAGTACCTATTTCAGCACTGATGTCGTTGTTTTCTTCATAGTCACTGCCATAATCAAGTTCTGCATCCATAAAGAATACATTATTGATATGACCTACCTTCATCATAGGTGTAGTTGTACATATACCTATTCTGTCGGCTATTTTACTTATGTCGTCTATACTAACGTTGTCTTTTAATAACAGCTCAGCCCATTTATAGCCAACTGAATGGCCAGTGATAGCATCTATTTCATTGAATCTGGCTTGAGCTTGTTTTAACAAGTCACCATTCTTATCAACTACTGCATAGTATATTCTACTGTGCTTAATAAGAGATGGTGACACAGCATAAGGCATCATTACAAGGTCAGCGTCTTTAATGTCTTTAGCAAGTCTAAACTTACCATTTTCTCTTTTGATGCCTATAAATATTAATGATCTTATTCTTTCTGCCATAACATCCTTAGTTGTCAAATCGATGATACCACTGAAGTCTACTATATATAGACCTTTGATGAAAGCTGCGTCTGCTTCTTTGCAGTCGCCTGTGATGTATTTTCTATTGCTAATAATTTTGCCATCTTCTTTTTTGATAGCTCTGATGCTTCTTCTAGTGTTGTCAACTTCAAAGTTATTTAATATGTTTAACATACCAATATCTTCAAAAGTTCTTTCTACTAGAATTCTTTTCTTGCCTGTTCTTTTGCCATTAACTTTAACGTCTTCATAAACAAAGTTGAAGCCATTAACTATATTACAAGCTTCGTTTAATGGTTTAACTATTGCCTTTTGGATTTTTGTTTGTTGCCCTACAGATAAAACTTTCATGTTATTACCTCCTACTAGGAAAAATATATTCAAGCCTTTTTAGGGCATGCTCAGGCCCATGAACTACTCAGCCAATCTGGTTTATGCAAATAAAAAAGAAACTTATGTTTATGCTCTGTTATAACGGCATAAATGCATATAAGCTTCTTTTAAGATTCTTTCTCTTTCTTTGTTGCTCATAGTGTAGACTTTTATATGAGCAAAATATCTAGCATCCTTTTCACAAGGTTGCTTTCTATAGGCAGCATAATCTACAAATGAGTTTATATATTCGTTATTGTCATATACATTATTGTCATTTTGCCATGCGTGTCTAAGTTCATGGCATATTGTATCTAGCAATGTATTTAAATCTGATATAGATCTTTTTTGTCTTATAGCTCTGTCTATATAAAAGCTATTTACGTATACATAATCGTCTACGTAATTATAGCTTCCTAAACTACATTCGTCTTTTTCATAGGCGATTGTAGACATATTTCTACCTATTATGTCTTTTGCCAAAGTTGTCACAATTGACTTAGCTACTTCTTCCATAGCTATTTCTTTGTCGTCAATCTTTCTCATTTCAGCTCTTATAAGCTGTTTTATTGTCATAACTCCAATGTTTTCTTTTTGAAGTCTTGCAGATACTTTTTTGTATATTAATCTGCTTATTTCGTCTAATTCCTTAGCTGTTTCGTCGCTCATAGCGATTGCAAATATTGCTAAACCTGTCATAATACCAGCTAATACTAATAATACTATTTCTATCATTTTCAACATAACCAATTCCCCCTATATGTACCTATATAATTGGATTTATATAAAGAAAGCGTATATAGGTAAAATCCATAAAACCCTATATACGCTTATATATGTATATTATTTATCTAAAAGTTCTGCTATTACAGCAACAACAGCTATTATTAAAGCTGTAGCTACCATTACGCAGCCCATAGTTATTGTTGATATATTCATCATACTGCATTCTATACTAGTATTTAATGTATCAACAGTATTGTATATTAGTTTACCTTCTTCGAATGTTACTATTGCTATATCACTATAGCTATTATCGTCTTCTTTAACTAGTCTTACTACTTCATTTTCAGTTAAGCCATTTTCTTTAGCTGTTTCTTCGCTGCATCCATTTAACATGAATGATAAGTTATCTTTAACTAATTCATGTTTAATGTCTTTTACATCTGTTGCTTCTATTACTGCTATTTGTTCTTTTGCTTCTAATATATCATCATTTCTACTTGCTGCTACACTTATTATAGATACCATTGATATTGTATCTATTACTATTACTAATACTACTAATAACATTATTTTCATTTTGTTTAACATCATACAAGGGCCTCCTACCCATATTTCATTATATACATACATATATAATGCTACACTGTTTGTACCATGAGATTGTAGCTTCTCATATCTTTAATTTACTAATAACTATGAATAAGCACTCCCCACACAATCATGTTTACATATGTATGGAGTGCATATAGCTTACATATGTAAACAATACAAATAGAATACTATGTACTGGTTCAATTATTATTTGCATTTACCTGATTTCTTTTTGAACCATTTCCCTACTTTGACTTTTGCATCTAGCCATTTCATTATTAGTATGTTAGAAGTAGGTCTAACACTATAATCTACTATATGGCCTGTTTTGCTGTATTTGTAGCTGTCACCTACAAATTTAATGATTGCACTATCTTCTAGTGCATATAGTTCTTCATCTGTTAAGAACCATAGGTGATCTATTTTATCTAATAGTTCACCTTTCTTGTTGTATACTTGTACTTTTTCTAAAAGGTAAGTAGGTTGATCATTCCAACCATCCCAATCAACAACTCTGTACTTACCAATAACTGTTATACCTTTCTTATTTTTTAGTACTTCTCTCATAATGTCCCCCATTGCAGCTGGTATGACGTTGCATATTACTCCAATACTGCTCATATACACTACTCACCCAGGTCTAAGTACCCTGGGGCAACAATTCTATTGTTTGAGGAGTATATATATAAAGGTAGTACTGCTCGCAATTTTTGAAAAAATTTTTTCCCCTTATACTGACATCATATATATTTCAAGGACGCTTATAGTTCTATTGACATCAGATGCGCGTAATATATTTATAACTATAGGTAATAAGAATAGAGATAGGAGATGGTTATATGGCTCAAGTAAAAATTAATAAAGAGAGATTTGTTGAAGGTAGATTTACAGTTAAACAAAGAGTTGTCGATACCGATGAAATAATAATAGATAAAGATGGTAATGAAGTACCTAAACAAGAAATAGTCATTCACGGTATATTTTCAACTCATGACTATATCGAAGAACTCGATACTTTAGAATCAGAACGTTATTTATTACAAGGCGTACATGTATTTGAAGAAACATTCGGTACTAACGATTATGAAATAACATATGAATTTACTGCTGATTCTCTTACTGTTAAAAAGGATTATGTTCCAGATAAAGTCAAAGTAATTGTCGAAGCTAATCTGTATCAAGATGAAAATACAGAATACTTCCATAGTGTTAACTGGAATATAGCTGAAGGAATCTACGACGATATTATTAACGGAGGAAAGGAGGTATTAGAAGATGGCGAACAAGAGTAATAAACAAATAAGCGAATATGAATTCGAAGTAGATCAAGAAATAAGTCATGAACTTGTCGCTGACGAAGTTAAGCGTCAAGAAGTAGTAGAAAACAGAAAACGTTTAGAAAACGATTTAATTGCCGCTGATAATCCATGGGGATATTCTCCTGCAGGATTAGAGTCTAAAAGTGCAGCTATGGCTATGTTGTCTACTAAGTCTGGGCTTTATGCAAGAATTCCGATTACATGTAAAGGCGATTGTTGCCCATACAGTGAATCTTGCATGTTATTAAAATATGATATGGCTCCAGAAGGTGAAAAATGCGCTCTTGAGACTGCTTTAATAGAAAAGAATCTAGAGGGCTATAAACGTGATTTTGACCTAGATCCTAGTTCTTCATTTGTAGACTTCACATATGTTAAAGAACTGATAAATACAGATATAATGATAGAACGCGCCCAAGCTCTATTAACACAAGAGGGCGTAGCTGTAGAAGAAGTATATACTGGTTCTAATGAAAGAACAGGAGATGACTTCTTCAGAAAAGAAGTATCGAAAGCTCTCGAAATATATGAAAAACATTGCAGACGTAGAGATAAGATACTTGATAATATGTTAGCTACACGTAAAGCTAAAGCACAAATGAAACAAGGTGACGAAAAATCTATTTACGATATGATTCAAGAAAATATAAATATGGATTATGTAATAGAAGAAGTCCCTGAAGAATTCCAAGAAGAATATAGCACCAACAACGATACTAATAATGAAGAGGAGTGATATATATGGCTGTTGGAGATATAGGAAAAAAAGCAATACAATTTGGTAGAAACGTAGCATATGGTTTAAAAGGTTCAACTGTAGGATGGGCCGAAGGTATAGGCATACGTCAAATACAAGCTAATATGACTGCAGACCAAAAGAAACATTTACTTGAATATGGTAAGAAAGCTGAACAAGCAGCTTTAAGGAATGGTAAAACTGCTAAACAAGCTAAAGACATATCACGTGACGCTAGAAGAGAGTTAGGAGAACGTATACTTGCTAAACAAACTAAGGGTTATCAAGTAGGAGATTTCCTTGGCTATGGCGTACGTAATATATATAAAAATAAAAAAGATGGAATGCCATTTGATAAAGCAGTACAAAAAGCATTCACTAAGACTGTTAAAGACGATAAAGGTAATCTTGTTAAACAACTTAATGCTAAAGCTATAGCTGGTACAGCAGTAACAGCTGGTATGGCTGCAAGGGTAGCATCAGGTGGAGGTCTATACAAAGACCGTAACGGTAATACAAACATACCTGTTATTCCGTTTATTTAGGAGTGTGATTTATAAATGAAGATTCCAGGACTAGGTTTTATAGGGAAACGAATAGGTAAAGTTATAAGTCAATCTGGAGGACCTGAAGCTAGTGCGCTTAAAGCTATTGGAAAAGTTGGAGCCTTTGTAGGTAAAGGTATAACAAAAGGATTTAAAGTAGGTGCAAATGCTGCTGCTAAAGTTATTGGATTAACAGAAGAGGCTGCAGATGGAAGAACTATCTTTGAGATGGGTAAAGACATCGGCAAGGCTGCTGGTAAAAAAATAGGTAAGGCAGGAGCATATGTAGCTGCAGAAGGAGGGGCTCAGTTAAATTACGCTAATTTTATTGCACAACAATTAACTGGTAAAGCACCAATAACTAGTTCCCTACTAGGAACTAATCATCCAGTAACAAAGATTATGAAAGCTATGGCTCCATTAAAACCTTCTGATAAAAGCTTAATAGGATACAAATTAAGCAAAACAGGTAAAGGTTTAGTAATTGGTGGAGCTATAATGGCTGGAGTAAAAGACGGAGCTGTTGCTTTTAATAATTCTAGAATTGGTACTAACGACGGTACTGTTTATAACAACTTATTGCAATCTAATGGTCAAGGTAATACTTGGCAAAGTATGCAACACAATTATTTAAATAATGCAGGAGCTACAGGAGATCTTGGTCTTGCATTACATGACTTGCATCATTCTCCATATTATTAAAATTAAAGGAGGTGAGAATAGATGCCAAGAACACCAGATAATGAATATTACAGACAACGTATAATAAATAGTATGTGGAATAATATGGATCCAAATATGACTATCGGTGACGTACAACAATCGTTTGCTTCATCTGGTATTGAACCTGTTAGACCAGGCGAAATAAATCCACAGCAAGCTTATCGAGATATGGTTAATAGGAGACAGCAAATACAGATAAATGATGCATGGAAAAATGTAAATAATAATATGAGCGTAGAAAATTTCATGGATCAATTTGTCGGCGTTGATGGACAAACGCAATTAGATATAAATGGACAAAAACTTCGTATGCGCGGTATTCAAAACAGAAATGCTGGCATACCTGAACAAGAAATCGGAGGAGATATATGGGATTATATTAATAGAAATAACATAAATGCTACTATAGGAGACGTTCAAAAATCATTTGAAGCTGCAGGTGTGCAACCTGTCAACTCAGGAGACATCAATGCTCAACAAGCACATCAAGAAATGATAGGTCGTAGACAGCAATCACAAATAGAAGACGCATATAAAAATATAGATAAGAATACAACTATTGAAGAATTCATGGACCGTTTTGTAGGTATAGATGGGCAAACACAACAAGACATAGACGCTATGAAGCTTTCTAATAGAGTAAAACAAAACAGAGCTGCTGGATTGTCAGAACAAGAATCTATAGACGATATGTGGAACTATATAAGTAGCAACAATATAAATGCTTCTCTAGAAGATGTACAAAAGTCATTTGAGGCTGCAGGTGTAGAAGCAGTTAAGCCTGGAGAAATCGATACTCAACAAGCTGTTTCAGAATTACGAGCTCATAGAGATCAATCTCAAATCGATGATATATATAAAAACCTTGATCCTAACATGTCAATAGAAGACTTTATGGATCAATTCGTAGGTGTCGATGGACAGACTCAACAAGATATCGATGCTATGAAATTATCTAATAGAGTTAAACAGAACAAACGTGCTGGGCTATCTGAACAAGAATCAATAGATGACATGTGGAATTACATTAACGACAATAACTTAAATGCATCTATCGAGGATGTTCAGAAATCATTTGAATCAGCTGGAGTTGAAGGAGTAGTGCCAGGTGAAGTAATTCCGAGCCAAGCTGTTTCTGAATTAGCTGGCGCGAGAGAACAAGAACGTATAGACAAGATATGGAACAATCTAGACCCTAATATGTCTGTTGAAGATTTTATGGACCAATTCGTTGGAATAGACGGTCAAACTCAACAAGATATCGACAGACAAAAACTTATAAACAGAGTTAAACAAAACAGAGCAGAAGGATTAGGCGAACAAGAAGCTATCGATGATATGTGGAAATATATCAGTGATAATAATTTAAATGCATCAGTAGAAGATGTTCAAAAATCGTTCGAAGTAGCAAGAGGCGTAAGACCTGAATCTGACCTTCGTAGAGTTACTGAAGAAGCCGCTTTGACTTACGACGGTATTCCTGAAAGCGTAACAAAGCAATTCGATACATTTAAACCTACTGTTAAAACATTAAAAGATGGTTCAAGAATCGAAACCATAGATTTAGGTAATGACATGTTTACGAATGTCAAATTCGATAAAGATAACAATATTTTAAGTAAAGGTTACACAAAAGGCAAAGATGCTTATAATGTTTATTATAATACAGAAGGAGATATTGTATCTGAAGCATATAAACACAATAAGGTAACTAATAATGTTGTTGAATATAATAAAAAGTTTGAACCCACAGACATAACGACAACAAAAGAATTTGATTTAGAAACTGCTAAAGGACTTAAATCAGAAGCTAATAAATTATGGGAACAATTGCAATATGGTGGAATTAATGATCAAATACCTTATGTTCATTATAAAAATTATAATCAACCAATTAATCCGAACCCAAATCCACAACAACCACAACCAAAACCTGAGCCAAAAACTAAGCCAGGTCCACAACCTGAACCAAATACTTTCAATCCAGAACAACCAGATCCTACATTACATTTTAATCAACCAGATTATAAAAAATATAAAATGCATGATGTTGTAGCTGATGAATTTACACCTACTCCATTAAGCAGTTATGATAGACGAATGAAGGAGTACAGTGATTACATAGAAGAATATGAAAGAATGCAAAAGATGGCTCAAGAGTCTGCTCTTACTTCTGAAGCAGGAGCTCGTAATTATGAAAAGAATAAAGATGCACTTGAAAAATTCTTTGGTAAAGATAAATTCAGTTCTGAAGATGCTGCATTAAAATATGAAGAAGCTAAACTTTATGGACCTCATAGAGACAATCCTAACGATCCATTACGAAGAAATAGTAAAGCTTGGTGGGACGAACGTGAAGAACTTCTTCGCAAACGTAGAGCATGGAGCAAGAACAGACAAAGCTTTGTTAATAGTGAAAAAGCTGCACGAGAACTTGCTGATACTAAATTCTTACATGAAGTAGCTGCTAACAGAGATATCTATGATTTGCTTAGAACTCAACCTCCTAATTATCTTGGCACACCAGAAGTTATTAAATCAATAACTGATGCTGATAAATGGTTAAAAGATGAAGAGAATATAGCTCGTTACAATAGCATACCAGAAGAATTTAGGAATCAGGTCGAAGGAGACATCAAAAAGAAAAGATTCGAACTTAATAAAGCTAGACGTAACGCTAAGCTTGATGCTGATTACGCTAACTTCAGATCTAATTATGAGTCTTTAACAGCATCACAAAAAGAACAAATGAGACGTTTACGTAGATTAGAATCTAGATATAGAAAGGTTAATGACCCTACTAGACGTGCAGATATCTTAGACGAAATAAATCAAACTAAAGATAAAATTAAAGATTTAAAGAGTCAAAGAAAAAGTACTAAAAAAGATATGAAGCGTACAAACGCTAAAACGCGTGATAGAGCTAGTAATATCAAAGAAGAAATAGGAAATATAAAAAATGAAATAAATGATAATAAAATCTTCGGTTCAATTCAAGAAGCATTCGAAAAAGAAAGAGCTGCTAATCCTTCATTAACTATGGAACAGTATTTAAAAGATAATTATAAAAATACTCGATTCGAAAACTTTAAGCCTAAAGCCGATTACGAAGTAGAGCAACTTAAAGATAAATTACAATTCCATAAAGATTTATTAAAAGAAAAGGCTGGTATAGATATAGCTAAAGAAGAAGGAGATATAGTAGAGAGAGGTCTAGCTAAACTTAAGAAAGCTAGTAAGCTTGATATAGCAATGTCAACTGTCGGTGCTATCAGTAAATATAAAGATTCACGTAAACAAGGACGTGGAGTTATGTCTTCTGCAGCACGTGCTGGTGTTGACTTCGCCGCATCTCAATTAATGGGTCCAGGATTATATATGGGTCTTACTGCATTTAGAGCAGCTCCTAAAGCGCTCGTTACTGGTGCAATGTATTTACAAAACGAGGTACGACAAATGAATACAGCTTCTAGATTCAGAGTATTTGGGGACGCTAGTTTCCAAGATTCAGATCAATTAGCTACAATGAGACAATCTGGCATGGAAATGGCTAAGATGGCTAATTACAATCTAGAACAAACATTAATGGGTAACGAGGCTCGTTATTTACATAAGTAAATAATATATTAATTAATAGGAAGGAGGAAATAGTGTATGGCGAATATTTTGCCAAAAGCTCAACAACTAAAACTACAAAACGTAATGAATGATCCTGTTAAATGGGCTCAAACGTTTTTAATAAGTTATGATAAGAATTTGAAAAAAGATACGCCATGGACTGCACGTTGGTATCAAGTACAGATGCTCCGCGATAAATCTCTTAAAAAGGTTTATCGTTGTGGGCGTCGTACTGGCAAATCCGAGGTTATGGTTGTAGAAGCACTATATAATGCAACCACTAACAGAAACTACAGGGTTTTATTAATAACACCGTATGAAGCGCAAGTACGTTTATTATTCATGAGACTTAACGAATTGAAAAACTCTAGTCCGTTGCTTGCCAGTCTTATTACATCTACTACTAAGAATCCATATAAGATGGAATTTAAAAATGGTAGCTGTATAATGGGATTTACAACAGGAGCATCCTCTGGTTCTTCAGGGGCTTCTATTCGTGGTCAAGCCGCAGACTTACTAATACTAGATGAATGTGACTATATGGCCGATGGTGATTTCGATTCAATAATCATGATAGCAGGTGAAAGACCTGACATACGTGTTATAATGAGTTCTACTCCAACTGGTAGACGTGGTAATTTCTATAACTGTTGTACTAATAAAGCAACAGGTTATGTTGAACATTATCATCCATCTACTCACAACCCTCAATGGTGCGAAAAGATGGAAGCAGAAATGAGAGCTATGCTTTCTGAACAAGGTTATATTCACGAAGTTTTAGCTGAATTTGGAGATCAAGACACAGGTGTATTCAATAAAGATAGACTTGATGAAGCATTAACATTCTATGACTATTCATACAGAGAACTTGATTGCTATCAAAAAATGAGATGTGAAGAAAGTGGTAAATGGCCAGAAATGTTAATATATGACGAAACTAATCCAGCTCCACCTAATATATTCCGTACAATGGGTGTTGACTGGGATAAATACGGAGCGTCATCATCTATACTAATATTAGAATACAATATGGAATTACAGAAATTTATGGTTCTATTACGATATGAAATGCCGAAAGCAGAATACTCATATGATGAAGCAGTTAACACTATCATAAGACTTAATAGAATATATAATCCATCATTTATCTATTGTGATAGAGGTGCAGGCGAATATCAAATAGAAAGATTACATATTTATGGAGACGAACATCCTGAAAGTGGTTTAAAACAAAAAGTAGTTGGTTGGTCATTCAGTAATAAATTAACAGTACATGACCCTGTTACTGGTGAAGAAGATAGTAAACCAATGAAACCATTTATGGTATCACAATTACAAATAGCTTTCGAAAGAAACAATTTAGCTTTATCTCCATATGATGAAGTATTATTCAAACAATTAATAGACTATGAAGTAGAAAGAATGGGAGCTAATGGAATCCCTACTTTCACTAGTAAAGAAGAACACTTTATAGACGCACTTGGACTTGCTTATTTAGCAATGACTTTACGTTTTAAACAATTAACAGGAGTAATGCAAGACCTAGAAGTATCTTCTAATTTCGTTACATCTAATGTTAATTTAGCTCGTAAAGATGATACTCGTGCAATGGGTCTTGGAAGAACTGGTAAGGTAGCACCAGAAGTACAAGAATTCTATGAAAACTATCAATATGATGAACATCCAGACGAGCAACAAAAATGGGTTAAAACTAATTTTAGTAGCAGTTATTATAATAATAACTCTTTCTACAATAGCTCAAGTAGGTCTACATGGGGCTCAAGATCTGGAGGACTAGGGAATTTTAGAAGGTGATAAATAATGGCTGACGATAAACAACGCTTAGGCTATACGCCACAGATAAAGTATACAGAAGATTATTATTCAGACTATAATCCGCCTGCTACTACTCAGACATCAAATGTATCTACAACATCATCTCTTGCACAGGCTGCTAATAGAATAGACAGTTTAATAGATGGTTTACCATCAGAGTTAGCTAATGCAATACGAGATATCTACAATCCTGTAATAGATATGATTTACACTCCTTTCTTGAAGGATAAAGTTATACCCGATAAATCAATTCAAAAAGAATTAATAATTAAAATAAATAAGGATGATAAGACACCACCAGATCCTAATCCTAAACCACCAGGTGGAGACCCAGATAATCCTCCAGATAAACCGCCTACTCCTGGCGGAGGTGACGATCCTGATAAACCACCTGTTAATCCACCAGGCCCTGATCCTGGTGGTGGAGATGATAAACCGAGTATAATTAATGTGCAATCTATCTATTTAGATAATAGAAGTATTTTTATTAATGTAGGTCAATACAGAAAATTAAACGCTACAATCGTACCATCAAATGCTACAGATAAAACTGTTTATTGGTCAAGTGATGATGAATCTATTGCTACAGTAGACCAAGATGGTAATGTATATGGAGTAGCACTTGGTAAATGTAGTGTTTATGCAAGAACGTCAGATAGACGTAAATATGCAAAGTGTAGAGTCAGAGTATTAAAAAATGGTGGTTCAGGTACTGATGAACCTGAAAAGCCAGATCCTACTCCTGGCGGAGACGATGATAAAGATATACATGTATTAAGAGTAGAGGTTGAACCTAAATATCATGCTATGAACAAACATAAAAAAGTACAACTTACAGCAACAATATATCCAGATAACGCCAGTAATAAAGAAGTCATATGGTATTCTTCTGATACGAATATATGTACTGTAGATGAGTACGGCGTTGTTAATAGCCATGATGAAGTAGGACAATGTAAGATTTACGTAGAATCAGTTGATACGCATAAGAAAGCTACATGCTATATAAATGTAGTATCAGATGATGAAAATCCAGACGATAAACCAGATGACGATTCACATCCTGGTCATCATCCTAATCCTGATCCAACACCTGGTGGTAATCCTGATGATGATCCATCAAAAGATAATCCTGATGGTTCTGATCCAGATGATGATGATGATGATGATGGATTATGGGATACAGACGATTTACCAGAGCTTATAGTCAAGAGAGAAGATATACGTGACGTAATAGAAAATGAATTTATTAGAAATATATCCGATTTGCTAGATTACTATTTTAATAGATTAATCAAACAATTAAGTGGTTATTACTATAATAATTTAAGCGCACTTATGGGGCTTAATACTTCTAGTGTTAAGAAGCTTGTAGGCAATATAGAAGATTTGACAGTAAAACTTGATTCTCAACATTTAAAAGATTTAGCTTTACGTCAAGAAAAAATATCAAACGTTAAATTAAGCTTCTTTGAAAATAATTTTAACGTACATCAAACTACACGTCATATTCAATCATTCTTAGTTACTTACGAATTAAAAAAACGTTATGTAAATATACAATTCGGTAATAGCAAAACTAATGAAGGTTCGTTATCTAATACAGTTCTTAAAGGAGCTCGTCAATCTTACGATAAACAATATGAAGATACATATATAGATTTATTTAAATATTTGAATTCATCTATTAAGATTTCAGATGATATTTTTGATGAAATAGCAAGAGGTTATAAAATGAAAGAATTAATGATTAAGAAAGGTGGAACACGATAATGAATATTAAACCAGCTAGAGGAAGAGTAGTACTTAGATTACCTAGAGAAGAAAGAAAAGAAGAAAAAACTTCTTCAGGTATAATCATACCTAAAAATAGTAAAAGTGATGCCGAAGCTAGAAAAGACTTTGCTGAAGTATATGCAGTAGGGGAAGGTAAAATATTAAGCAATGGTGTCATAATGCCTATGGAATATGAACCTGGGCAAATAGTATTATTTAATAAATATGCAGGTATGCAAGTAATAGATGCTAGCGAACCTAACTATAAGTATTTAATAATAAGAGATACAGATATAGAAGGTATTATATCAGAATAGGAAGTGGTTACACATGAGTATAAGAGACCGCCTATTTCCGCCAAGCAAAAAAGACAAAATTGATCCTGTAGAAAAGGAATTAATAGAAACTATTCAAGAGGGATTGGTTAAATCCTCTCCCCTTGAGTTTAAAGAGGTGAGAGTAGACGAAGGCATATCTTTTACTAAAAAGGTAAGCAGCTTATTTAATCCTAAAGCGATAAGCAATTTTGCTGTTAAATCTGTAGGATTCTTAACTTCTCAAGTATATCGTAGAGAAGTATTTAGTAGACCAGAGTACAATCTAGAAGAAATAAGAGACGCTAGTGAATCTGATTCATACATTAAGATTTCATTCTCTAAATATTCATACTTAATATTTAAAGCAGGATGGACATTTAAAAGTGATAATCAGGAAGCTATAGATTATCTTAATAAAAGATTTAAACTTATGTCTTATTGTACAGGCAAACCTATGGATATACTTTTACAGGAGATAGCCGACGACTTTACTAGATATTCAAACGTTATTCTATTAAAGTCTAGAGTTGATTCTATACCTGGAGTAAAAGCTACTCCGTTTGACAGTGATCAAGTCGTAGGTGGATATTGTAGGGTAGATCCAGCTTCAGTAAAAATCAAAAGAGATAAATATGGTAATGTAATTAAATATGAACAAGGACATGGGGCTAATAAAAAACAATTCTTTCCACGTGATGTTATTCATATGTATTACGACAAAGATGCTAATAATGCTTTTGGTACACCAAGAATAATAGCAGCATTAGATGATGTTAAATTATTAAGAAAAATAGAAGGTAATATAGTAGCATTGATACATAGATTTTCTATGCCACTATATCAATGGAAGATAGGTATACCAGAAGTAGGATTTCAAGGTACTGATGCTGAAATAAATCGTGCTAAACGTGAAGTAGAATCAAGTTCACTTGATGGACTTATTATTACAAATGAAAAAACAGAAATAAAAGCTATAGGAGCTGAAGGTCATGCTCTTAATGCAGAACCTTACTTAAGATATTTTGAAGACAGAGTTTTCTCTGCTCTTGGTGTTTCTGCTTCTCAAATGGGTAGAGGCGGAGCTAAACAAGATGCAGACTCTATGGAAGCTCAAATACATGATACAGTTAAGTTTATACAAAGAACTATATCTACATGGATAAAAGAAACTGTAATAACTGAGTTATTATTAGAAGGTGGATTTAATCCATTCGATGGTTCAGCAGATGTAGATTTTGCATTTGAAGAAATCTCACTTGAAACTAAACTTAAAAAAGAAAATCATGAAATGCTTAAATATCAATCTAACATTACTACATTTGAAGAAGCAAGAAGAAAAATGGGTATGAAAGATGAAGTAGAAGATGAAGATAGATTATATCAACGTATGATAGCAGATAAATCTAGTCTTGATCAAATAGATAGAAATGGAGAATGGCAAGAAAGATTAGCTAAAATAAATGCAGCTAAGACTGCAGCTAATAATAGTTCAAGTTCTTCATCATCAAATTCTTCTAGTAAATCATCTGTTAGTACTAGCAAATCTAAAACAAGAAACACTAGTGGTCAAAAGCAACCAAGTAAGGCTGCTACTAATAATAACAGACCACAAAATCAACATGGTACTTCTAGCGTAAAAGTTAAAGAGCTATCAGATTTAGTATTAGATTTTATATTAGACTTACAGGAAGATAGCATTTCTAATGAAACTGTAATAAGTCTGTATGAAAATACAATATATGACTACTTTATAAGAGAGCTAAACAGAATAAGCCTTAGAGCCATTAATGAAGCGACAATCGAAATCAATTCAGTTGACGAATCTTATCACTTACTTCCTAATAAGAAAATTGATATTTCTAGTCAAAATAAAGAATTACAAAAAAATATTCGTACAATCCTTGAAGATATGAATGATTCTAGTAGTAATAATAAAGATGATATCAGTAGTTTATCTAATTACTGTACATATCGTTTAAAACTACTATTAGAACAGCATGCGAAAACTACATATGATTTTTCTTATATTAAAGCAGGTTCTTTATTAGGAATGAAGGAAGTCTATATTAAACAAGGAAATGAAATTGAAAATATAGATATTAATTTTGTAGAAAGTTTAAATGATGTAGAAGTTTTTAATAACTATACAATCACTTACGATAAGAGAGGTGATAATGAATAATGGCTATAGAAATTAGAGAAGAGGTTGATGCTCAAATAAAGTTTGTTCCTAACTATATACCAGGTAAAGATCTTAATGAATCTTTAAGTGTGAATCCAATAAGTGAGGATTCAATAATGGTAGATATAGAAGGTATACATTCTGTTATTACAAGAAATCTAAATTATTACGAGCCACACTGTTTAGAAACAAGTGTTCCTAGATGGACAGAACCTTATGAACGACCTTTAATTATGCATCATAAAGAACAAGATGGCGTAACTATAGGGAGAATTAAACAGTGTACATATGTTGATTCATGCGAAAGAACAAAAGGCCCAGGATTAGTATTCACATGTAATGTAGGTAATAAAGATGGTATAGAAGGTATTAAAAATGGTACTTTAGTTACTACTAGCATAGGTGTTATGGTTCGAGACTTACGTTGTTCTATATGTGGTAAGAATCTAGCTGAAGAAGGCGAATGTGAACATGTTAAAGGACAAAGATATGATGGCAAATTATGTTTCTGGATTATAAAAGATATGGAACCTAAAGAATTGTCATACGTAATTGTTCCTAGTGACAAATATGCTCATAATATAAAAATTTATAAGCCTGATGCAAAGATGCTAGGAGTATCAGAATCTTATAATAATGAAGATGAGGTGAATGAATTGTCAATTAAAGATTTGTATTACGACGAAATCTCTAAGAGCTTAGCGATGAAAGAAGCTAAAGCATTAGAAGAAGATGGCGAAAAACCAGAGGATAAACAAGTCCCTGATCAGCCTAAACCTGAAGGTGATGAACCTAAAGACGACAAAGCTACAGAAGACAAAAAGCCTGAAAATGACAAACCAAAAGATGATAAACCTGAAGGCGAAGATCCAAAAGGTAAAGATGAGCCAAAGGATGATCCTAAAAAAGATGATCCAGATAATGGTGATGCTGCTAAAGATGAAGACAAAGACGATGAAGCTAAAAAAGAAAACGAAGCGTTAAAAGCTGAAGTAGCAGAACTTAAAAAAGAAATAACTAAATTGAAAAAAGAAGTTACTGACCTTCAAGGTGAACGCGACAAAGAAAAAGAAACTAGAGAAGCAGTTGAATTAAAATATCTTGAAGTAAAGAAACAACAAAGAATTGCATTAGCTGAAAAGGTTAATGAAATGAGAACATCTCTTGGCCTTGAAGGTGAAAATATTGAGATATTATCTAAATCTACTGAAGAAGCACTTAATACAAAAATAGAAGTATTAAAAGAATTCATGTGCAGTGGTCCTGAATTAGCTAAGGCATTACCAAAAGTTAATTCTAAAATATCTATAGATGAAAGTGCTGATAACACAATTAAGCAAAATAATAAGGACAAAAAAGATAGTAATAATAACATTGAAATGCAAATGAAAGAAAAATACAACAATCTATTAAGAAGATAAAAAGAGGAAGGTGAAGCGGTATGGCACTAATGCCTTATACAAATATGTCTCAAGATTTTATGCAACCTGGTGCATATGGAGAGATGTTTATAAATGATGGAATACCAGGACATAGACGTGATGGGCAAAGAATAAACAGAAGTAATAATTCTTTAAACATAAACGACCATGACGTTCTAAATTTTAAATATGGTTTAGACCCTAGACTACCTGATCAATTTAGATATGGTTGGGCTTATGGTTACAATGCAATGGTTATACCTAAAGGTAGAATAGTTGCAGCTGACCCTTATTTAATGGTAATGGATACAGACACTAACCACTATTTAAATGCTGTTACTATAGCTAATGGTGGTAAAAATGTAAGATTAGCACAACCTGCTGACTTTGAAGCTGGTGGAAGTTTAGAAAAATACACTGGTGTTGCTGAATTCCTAATAGGAAAAATATGGGTTGAACTTGATGGCGAAATAAACGAAGATGAAGATTTCTTAAAAGCTAACGGCGGTAACGTAGGTGTTGGCGGTGTAGCTAGAAGAGACGTAAGACCTGGTAATATACCAGTTGGTATATTAGAAAGAAATGAATATACTAGATTCGCTGATGCTTTCAATGGTATAACTTTTGGTCCTATCAGAACTGATGCAATAGTAGAATTACCTTGGTTCATAGAAGGAGAAAAAGCTCTTAAAAATCCATGGGGTTCAGTTGTAGGTAATGTAAAACCTGGTGATGAAGTATGCTCTGATGAAAATGGTAGATTTGTATTATCACCATTATCTAAGAGACATCCTGATCATGCAGCAGTTATGGCTGACATGGAATTATACGAAGAAGCAAGAAGACAAGTTATAGGTGAAGTATATGCTACAGATGCATCACTATTACCAGAAGGTGCTGCTAGATTTGCTCAATGGGCTTTAGACGACAGATTAAGATTCAATGATTACAATCCTTACATATATCCAACTTCTAATAGAGCTGGTGAAGATTTTGTAGAAAATCCTCCAACTTTATATCAATCAGATTTTAGATATCCTGGATATCCTTACGATAGAACTCCAATGATGAATGATTTACATATGTTAGCTTCTTCAAGAGAAGGATTATATAGCAGCAGATTTGATGAAGCTCATAGATTAGATAGAGGTATTCCTGGTCTATTAGATGGTACTAACGCAGTAGTAAAAGCTTATGGTTCATCTGAAAAATCAGGAGATATAGAATTAGCAGGAGATCCTTTATTAAAAGTATCTACTATAGGTGTATTAGCTGATCAAGCTGATATAGATGATCCAGAAAGAAGAGAAATACCTATTATATTCCCAAGTACTAAATTAGAATCTTTAAAAGTACAAATAGGTAAAGATACTGCAGATAGTTGTATCATAACTGAAACTTTAGCACCTGGTGCTGTATTAGAATGTGGTAAATTCGATATAGTTTACGCTGACTTACATAAAGGTTTAATAATGATAAAACAAAGAGAAGTAGCTGACAAAGCTGACATGAAATGTCCAGTTTACGGTGCATATGTTAAACGTGGCGAAGCAGGGGTTCCAACTAATCTAGACTGGGACGGATGCAAAGGTACAGTAAGAATATTAATGACTAAATAGAAACAGATAGGAGGATTTTGATATGAGTTTAAACAGTTTTTTAAATGAAATAAACGAGCTTAAACAAGACGTAAAAGAAGCTGTTTCTGAAGGTGTAGCACCCGTAGTTACTAAAGAAGGTTTCGACTCTATGGAAAAAATGGTTAGAAACGCTTATGGAGATTATTCTAAAGGTGCTATGACTATAAAAGAAGCAATAACTACTACAGATACAATAAAATTAATACCTAAAGTAATAGAAGGAAAATTAAGAGAAGCTATGGAACCTACTTATTTAGGTACACAGTTTTTCCAAAAAGTAAGAGTAGATGGTGGTTCATCAGCTGTATATGTAATTCCAGTAGTTGGGGAATTAATAGCTTATGAAGTTGGTGAAGGTACTAAGTACCAAGAATCAAGAGCAGACGTTAACACTTTAGAAAACGCAACTCTTGAAATCAGAGTTAAAAAATTCGGTGTAAGAGTTTCAATGACTGAAGAAGCTATAAACGATTCTTCTTGGGATATACTTGGTATAAACTTAAGAAAAATGGGTCAAGCAATGGGAAGAATAAAAGAAGAACAAATATTCAATAACTTCTCTCAACATGGTAAACCTATTTTTGATAATAATTTAAGACAACAATTACCTGAAGCTGGTACTACTGGTTTAGGTAAAGATGGTAACTATAATGACACATTAGCTGTTGAAGATTTATTAGATTTAGCAATGGCTTTATTAGGCCAAGGATTTAATCCTACAGATGTTATAATGCATCCACTTGTTTGGGTTGTATTTGCTAGAAATAACATGATAGGCAATGGTTTAACTTATGGTGCATTAGGTGGTAACTATGTTCATCCTAATGGTGCTATACAAGGTACACCTGCTGCATTTGGTATGGCTAATAATGGCGACGGTCAAAAATTCATAATGAGACCTGACCAAATACAAGGTAGAATACCTGTAATGGGATTAACAGTAAGCTTCTCTCCATGGATTCATTTTGATAAAATGGGCAAAAAATTTGATATGTATTGCTTAGATAGAGAAGAAGTTGGTATAATCGCACAACGTGAAGAATTAAGTATGGACGACTGGGTAGATCCAGAAAGAGATATCAAATTACTTAAATGTAAAGAAAGATATGGTATAGGATTATTAAATAATGGTAGAGCTATAACAGTAGCTAAGAATATAGCAGTAGCTCCATCTTATCCAGCTCAACCTGTTATAAATGTAAGAGCTACAGAATCAGGTATAGGATATCCAGATAGACCTACTAATTAATTATAGAAATTGAGGTGATACAATGAAACGAGCTATAGCTAAAATCAGATTAGCACCTGGCAACGCTGGTTGGTTTGATCCTCTAACTAATATATATTTAACTTTATCTGAAAAAGAATGTTTCGTATATAATGATCAAGATACTTCAAATATACGTAAAGCAATTAAAGAAAATAAACTGGAATTGAAGGAAGGACGACTTCCTTCTCCAGTTTCTAAAGACAAAAAAGAAGTGGTTAAAAAAAAGTCTGTAAATAAACTAGAAGAACCAGAACAAGTTAAAGATGAAGTTATAGAAAAGATAGAGGTTATAGAAGAAAAGAAGGAAGAAGTAAAGGCCGAAAGACCTAGAAAAAAAGTTAAAAGAAAACCAGATGATTCTAATAAGCTACTAAAACAAGAAGAGGAAGTAAAGGAAGAAGAAGCGAAAAAAGAAGAAGTTCCTGATGAAAGTCCACTTGCTAAAGTAGCAGAGCTTATTAAAGAAAAAGATAAGGCTGAAGAAAATAACAATGGCTAATGTTCAAAATGTATTTTGTATTACTGGAATAGATACTAATTTTTCTAAAAAAACAATAATTATCGAAACTAATTTTCATGTTGATGCAAATACTGTAGATTTAGATACAGTTAGAGTTTATAGTATAAACAACGAAGTTGATATTGAATTACCACAGACAATTAAAATAAGAGGTAAAAAGATATATGTATACTTAGAAGATTTTCCTACTCCTAATGAATCTTATTATTTAATAGTAAGAAACATAAAGGATAAACTAGGAAGAGTATTAGCAGACGCTTTTGATAAACGTATTTATTTCGATTTTGGATCTATGGGTGAACTTAAAATAGTATCACCTAAAGACCAATATTTGCACACAATTAAAGACGAGCCTATAAGGATTAAATTAGCTATATCTAACGAAGATACTGAAACTAAATATAGATTCGAGATTTCGTCTGATATAGCTTTTTTTAATAAAGAAACAATTCTAATTAGTAATAGTAAAGCTATAGAAATGCCTAATAATTCTATGTACGAATTAGGAGATGTATCAAAAGAAAATATAGTATATGCGACAGACGAAAAAGGAAATGTTCTCGTTGATGAAAATGGTACACGTGTTATTGAATCTAGTGAGATTGTAGTTAACTTATTCATTAAGAAAAATGAGATATTCTACTTAAGAGCTAGATTAGAAAAGACTGAAAATTACTTCAGTGATTGGAGTGAAATGGTACAATTCCAGACTTGTTATACAGCTCCATTAGAAGATGAATCTGGTTATTTAGATGATAATGTTATATCTAACAGAGAAGCTTTTGAAGACTTTTTATCTTATGAAGATATGTTTGCTGAAGAAGATGAGGTAGCTCCTGAGATAGTAAGTAAATCTGAAATAGGTAAAACAAATCAAGAGTTCTATGTTGAATACAATAAAAATATTAAATTTAAGAAAACTGATGAATCGCAGTTTACTGAGGATGGTTTATTATATATAGGAAAAACATTTATGACAAGGAGGGATTTATAATGGCTCAATTCGAATTTCCAGATGACAAACCTAGGGTACTAGCTGGACGTGAAAAGATACCTGTGTATATGTTTATTGATCCAGATGAGCCTAACATTGTATATTTCCAACATAATGATCAAGTAGAGATACTTGATAATAGTGAGTATACATTAAACGTCCCTTCTTTTGAATTTGAAGATGGTACTACTAGTGCTAAAGAAAGTATAAAGGTAACAACTGAATTAAAACCAATGTATGTATCAATACAAGATGTGAAGAGTTTAGCTGGAGGGCTTCCATTAGAAGATGCAGATATTGCTTATCATATAAGACAAGCTAGCTTAATAGCTGAATACTGGTCATGCAAAGATTCTGAACTTGTACCAGAAAAGTTAGCTGATATATTTGGTACTACAGAACAAATAAAAGAGGATTATTATCCTTTTCATATGTTCATTAAATATCAAGCTGTAGTTGATTGCATACGTGAGTTTTATATAGCAGCTGTAGCAAGACCTTCTGAATATCATGATGTATTATCAGATTTAGAGAGAAAAGAAAAGATGGATCTTGGCGCTATTAAAGATTTATTAGATGCTTTAACTGGAGAAGCTGAAGATTGGTTGGCATATGTAGTAACAATTACTGCAGATCCTCAATGGGCATTACGTGGTAAATACTCATACGCTATTACTAATAAATCTTATAAACCTTATCACCCTACTCTACTTGATAGAGGCGGATGGAACAGGGGGTATTAGAATATGAAAACAGACGAAATTAATGAAAAAACTGTCCGATTGTTACTTAATAGATATGGATATTATTTCTATATTATAAAAAGGATACCTAATACTAGATGTACATGTGTAGACCCTACAACCAAAGATCCCGATTTATCATGTAAAAAATGTCTAGGATTAGGTACAAGGGTTAAAATAAAAAAAGTATTTGGTGCCATTCGTGAATCACAAGAACGTGAAACTAGTGTTGCACAAAATATATCTTCTACTCCTAAAATAGTATATATAGACGGATTAGAATATGTAAATAAAGATGATGTCGTCATAGATTCTGAAAATGTATATAATGTATTGCATATACAATATCATAGAGGAGGTAAAGGTAGTCAACAATTTACCAGACTAGTATGTCCTAATAGAAAAAGTAATACTGCTAAATTTGCTAAAAATTTTAAAGAGGTTTTACATGATCATAAATTACGAAAAAAATAATATTAATTATAAGTCTAGTATTAACATAAATTACAATGAAATGAGCATTGTTCTATTAGGTCCAGCAGATACCATGAATGAAAAATGTAATATTATAAATCCTATGAGTCTAGATAATGCGATAATATTATATGGCGAAGATTCTGATTTAGCACAAGCTTATAAACAGGCTTACGCTATAACAGATACTCTTAACATATTTACAGTTAATTGTCAAACTGTATCTGATTATATAAATATTATAGATGACTTAATACAGTATGATTTTACATTTATAGTTCCTATTGGTATATATCTTAGTGATACATTCTATGACCCATCAACACAAAGAACGCGAAGTTTTGTATTTTATTATCTTGAAACTTTAAAAAATGTTAATAGTTTAGCTACTTTAATCATGACAGATAAACATGCTGAACTATATGAAGATATCGATGATTATCTAACAAAGATGAAGAAAGTATGGAATACTATAAAGCGTAGAACAGGCTTTATGTCTTTATTAACAAACTATGGTTCTAACTTATTAATAACTCTTAATATGCTAAAAGATATTAAATACAGCAATGTTATATTAAGCGCACTTCTAGCATCTTGTGACTTACCTAATTATCCTAAATCTATAAATTATACGCCAATCTATGATTTAGATGTTAACGATCTAACAGGACTTAGCGATTTCATTCATTTTAAATATAATTACATGACTGAAAGCACAAGTATAGAAAATCTAGTTAACTGTAGAACAACTAGAAATATCTATAAAAATGCAATAATAGACATGATAATTAAAAAGGTTATTAAAGTAATGGACTTAAATGAATATAAAGGTAAGTTATATAATGCCTATACTAAGCTGCAAATCTCAAATAAAATTACTAATGTTTTAAAGCCATATATCAATAAACTTTTCAAATCATATGAATTAATAAATATCGGATTTGTTAAAACAGGTCCTAGCTTTGGTTATATATATATAGAACTATCTATTATTCCGTTTGGATCAATTGAAGAATTAAAAGTTGTAATGGAGGTTTAGGATATGAAACAAGATGATTTTAAACAACTTGAAGACATATTAACCACATTAGATGTTACTCTATTAAATCGACACTCATACATACAAAACGAATTTGATAGCATACCAACAAGTGATTTAGAAACAAAGAAGAAAAGATTAAGAGCTCAAGGTAATGCTCAGGTCAGAGATTTTGTATCAATGGTAGGGTTAATAGTGGAGTCAATATTTGAAGATCAACATGTCGAATACTTACCATATGAAAAAACATACAGCGTACGTGAAGATATGGATCAAACTATAACACATCCTTATATAGCATGGAGAATAGTTCACAGAGAATATAGAGATAAATCAGCTTTGGGTCCTTATATCAGAGACACATTAATAGATGATGAAGGGCGTACAGGAGAGGTAAGTTCAGAGTGTTTTCAAACTAGAGTTAGATTTTACATAATTAATACAGAAATGAATTTATGTTGGGATCTAATGGATGAGTTTGAAGATATGTTAATTGAATATAAACCACATATTAAGAAACAGGGTATAGTTAATTATTATTTCGATCAACAACTAGAAGATGATTTTGCACAAGACTTCAGAGATATCGTCTCTATCTTAACCCTTGACTACATAATATTAACAGAAAAAAATAGGGTAATATTTAGAGAGAATACAAAAAGTATTTTGCTTCGTGGAGAAGCTGTTAACGAAGATGGTTCACCAATAACAGCTAGCGGTAAAGTATATACCGATAATGAAGAAGAGGTATTAGCTTCATTAAAAAATAATACTGATATTAATAGAAAATAAATACATAAGGAGGATAAAACCTATGAGTATGACTTTATTTGATGATGAATTGACACTTCCTGGTGTCATAACTCAGGTAGTTCCAGATTATTCTAGTGGATATGATACAAGTGCTTGGGGTACTACTGAATCTGTAACAATAATAGGTACAGCATTCAATGGTCCTGTAGGTAAGCCAGTACAAATTGCTACTCCTGAACAAGCTAAATATATATTTGGTGACAGTTTTGATACTGCAACTAAAAGAGAAGCTACATTAGTAGCTGAAGTATACGATGCTTGGCAAAGAGGATGTAGAACTATATATGCAGTCAGAGTATCTGGAGACGAAATGTATAAAGACTACGACTTAGCAGTTGAGTCTAATTTAAAATTAAGAATTAGTGGATTATTCCCTTCTAATGGTAATAAAGCTTGCTACATGACTTTTGCTTGTAAACAAGGTTCAAGTACAGCTTTTGGTGATGAAGAAGGTGTAATCAAAATCTATAAACCTGGCGATAAAACAACTATAGATGAAAAAATAGCTGGTGTTGTAGATTCAATTGACGAATTATTAGTTACTACTATAAACTTAGATGAAAATGGATTTGAACGTGGATCAAGATTAAGCGACTTATTAGATACTATAAATAATAATAGCCATAATAATGTTTTACGTGTAGATTTAGTTGATAAAGATGGTGTACCAAGAACTAATTCAGACCCTGAAGTTCAACAATTAACTGTAGCAGCTATGTTCCCAGGCATATATACTATATGTAGAGATAAAACAGCTGAAGGTGTGACATTAACTACTGACGTTAAAGTTGTTGCTGATCAAACTTTATCTGGGGCTGAATCAGAACCAGTATGGAAACACTTAATAGCTAATACAAATCCTGACAAACCATATCCTATATTTGCAGAAAATATTTCTACATTTGATAAATTACTTCCAAGCGGAATAGTAGTTGATGCAAACTTCGATTTCTTAAACGATACAGGTGTAATAGATAGAATATTAGTAGCTGATAACGTAGATTACGAAGGTGTAGATGTTACTGGATTTGAACTATACAAAAAATTAGGTTCTGGATTTGCTAGAACAGCTTGCTTAAAGAAACTAGGAGACAAATTAGTAAGTGGTTCAGTAGAAGAAGGAAATGCAGTATACGAACCTAGATATAAAGTTATAGCTGCTCCTGATGGTGACAAATACAAAGTAGTAGGAATAAATGATGGTATTTATTCTGTATTACAAATGCATGAATCAGATTATCTTGTATTAGCAGCTGCTACTGCAGAAACTGATTTGAGTGCTAAATTACCTAAGAAAAAAGATTTCTTATTCGTAGAATCTAACGATGGTATAGCTGTAAATGACGCAGAACAAAATAAAATAATGAACATAAGCTGTAAGATAGACAAAGAAGATTTAAATGCTATGCCATGTAAATACGATATAAAATTAGCTTCGTATCCTGGTGATGAAGATGTTAAATCTAAATTAATGGACGAACAAATCTTAAGATTACCTTGCGTAACTAAAGACGCTGCATTCGACCATGGTGTTGAAAAAGGACAATTAGCATTTGTTTTAGCTGACGGTATAATTCAAAAATTTGATGGTAAAAAATTCGTTGATGCTGAAGCAGGTATAGTTGAATTATCTAGAGTACTTGTAGAAGAAAGCGGCGAATTAAAAGTATACGAAAAAGGAACAGAAACAACTGATAGTGGAGCTGTTAAGTTTACTGCTGTAGCTGATCCATTTACTAGTGATTCTGGTACTTACGAATATTTAGTTGCTTTCTGTGATGATGAAGCATTCGTTTATAAAAAAGATGATGATAAGATAGTACCATTTATGTCATTAAAAGACTTAGCAGATAACGTAATATCTACTGAAGACTTTATGTTGGTAGCTGCTGAACCAGATATCCCAGTATTAGATTGTGATAATATAACATTTATACATATCTATTCTGATATGATGGATTACTGTACAGTAGAAGAATTTGTTAAAGAACTTAATGAATGTGAAATGTTAAATGACAGATTTACTTTTGAATGTGTTGAAGGTAAAGATCAAGATGAATTAGAAGGATTAGTATTAACTGGTTCTGGAACTAATTTAGCATTAGATGAAAAAGGTAACGTAGTTACTGCATACGATACTACTTTACGTATACCATATACTACTACAGATAACTTTGCAAGACACCTTGCTCAACATTGTTTATATACTTCATTAAAATCTTATCCAACTCATGGTGTTATAGGTTGCGATAGATTACAAGGTATATCATTAAACAATATAGCTGATAGAGTAAATGAAATATGCAACTTAGATTTAGATATGTATGCTAAGAAATCTAATGGACGTAATATGTATGACGCCAATAATGAACCACATCCAATAGGACGTTGTTTATCAGTTACATTTATGCAATACACAGTTACTACTGGTAATGGTTATTATTATATTTCTTCTGGTGCAGCTGGATATGCTGGTATGATATCTACATTAGATCCAGATAGATCTTCAACTAATCAACCTTTCAATATAGACTCATTACAATACACATTATCAAATGCTCAATTAACTAAGTTAAATACAATTGGTATAGTATGTTGTAAAGAATCTCCTACTCTAGGAATAGTTGTAGTAGATGGTGTAACTCAAGCTCCTGCAACTTCAGTATACAGAAGATTATCTACTACTAAGATAATAAATGCAATAGGTAGAATATTAAAAGAAGTTATCGAACCATTCATCGGTAAACCAAGAACATTATCTAACTTAAATGCTATGGAAACAGCTATAAAATCTGCTTTAAATAAAATAGTAGGCGTATTAATCAATGACTATTCATTTGAAATAGTTACAGATAGTGCTTCTGCTAGATTAGGTGTCGTTAAGATAGATTATGCTATATATCCAGCTTACGAAATCAGAGAAGTAAGAAATACTATAACTGTTACTGAAAATGCTATAAACGAATAATTCCCTACTAGGAATTTAAATTAATAAAGGAGGAATTTAACTATGGCTAATATGACAACTGAGCAATATACTAGTACATATTCAAGTTTTGGTGGTTGTGATATAACTTGTACATTTAATGGTAAAGTTATCGGAGAATTACAAGCTATAAGTTATTCTATAAATAGAGAAAAAGTTGCAATCTATACTTTAGGTTCAGCAGAACCAAGATCTTTTTCAAGAGGTAAAAGAAGTATAGCTGGTAACTTAGTATTCGTATCTTTCGATAGAGATGCACTATTAGCTGAATTAGGTACAGAACAAAAAATCTCTAAATTCAAAGCAAATGATGCTTATGCTTTTATGAGTAATGATGAACCTAGATTCATGAGCGTAGAAGATTGGGACAAATACATGTCAGAATTAGCTTCACCTAATGGATTCACAGGTGGAGGAGAAACTGGCGGTACTTCTTCTGATATGGTTAACGACAGTGCTACTCCAGTTTATGCAGACGAATTACTTCCATTCGATATCACAATAACATTAGCTAATGAATATGGACAAAAAGCTAGCATAGTATTATACGGAGTTGAACTATTAAATGAAGGTATGGGATTCTCTGTAGACTCATTAACTACTGAAAAAGCTTATACATTTATATGCAGATCAGTAGATACTATGAAAGCTATAGATGAAAATAATGCAGGTAAAATTTATAGTACTTGGTAGAATATATACATTGATAAGTAATATATTATAGAGAAGAGGGATAGTATTATCCCTCTTTTTTAATACGCGAAGGTGGTGAAAAAATGGCTACGTATTTTAATATAGACGGGTATAATAGCTATTCTGGTTGTGATGCTATAGTTACTGCTCAATTGGCTAATATAGACGAAGATAGCTCTATCAGTAAAAACTGTTATATTCTAGGCTCTTTACAAACTCTGAGTACATCTACACATCAAGATAAAGTTCCTGTACGTAATATAGGAAATATTAATGCTGTAGAATATACAATGGGGCAAAGAACAATAGCAGGGTCTATGGTATTTGCTGTATTTGACAGACATTTTGCCGATGAAATATTTAATGATTTAAAAGAATATACTAACGATACTGTTATATTAGCAGACGAAATACCAGCTCTTAACCTTACAATTACTTTGGCTAATGAGTATGGCTCTAGAAGTAGAATGGCTTTATACGGAGTAAAATTTGTAGATGAAGGACAAGTATTAAGTATAAACGATTTATATACAGAAAATACATTTCAGTTTGTTGCTGTAGGAATGGATCCATTAACAGCTGAAAAAACAGAATGGGCTAAAAGCACATCTAAGTCGAAAAAAAATAAAACATATATCTCTAAAGGTAATACACCTTTCCCTTCATATGATGGTAAGAGCTATCCTGGAAGTAGTGGTAAACCATCAGACGGTGAAGGTAATCCACAAGGTCCTAGCGATATTAATAAATATCAACCTGATGACGATGGGAATAAAGAGCCGTATTATAGAATAAATCAACCTTTAGCTCCTGGCAATAAAGGAATAATATCTGTCGATTTAAATGATCATCCTGACGTAACAGTTACGATAACAGATATAAACACAAATAAATCTTATAATTCAGTTGGAGCCAATTTAAGTAATAATATATGGTATGTAGAATTAAGCGAAGGTAATTACAATATTAAATTCTTTGATAGAAAGAATAATAAAGAATTAGGCTCTGAATATTTTAGCATAAACTCGAAATTAGGTAATTTAGAATCATCAAACAATGATTATCCGATTATAGTAAATATGACTCATAACAGTGCTGAAATAGAAGCAAATGATTCTAGACATGATGAAGCTGTATTAATCGACAGAACTAATCAAATAGTTTATGATCATATACCTTTAACTAAAAGCACCGTAACATTGAATGAAGAAAGTATTGGAACCAATTTAATTAGCGGTAACGTATATGAATTATATACAATCAATTCAAAAGAAGGTTATTCTAGTAAGAGCAAATCTATTATGTTCTCTCCATTAGAAAGACAAGACTATGATGTTGAATTGTTAGAAGACTACGTTAAATCTAATAAAAAGCTATGGGTCAATGATCTTAATGAATTCGATTATCATGCTTTATACAATAATGAAGATGATAACAATCTTATAGATAAAGTATTAAACGCGCCTACCGCTACTAGAATGACAAGAAATTTTGCAACTTATGCAGCTGCTCCTGTTAATAGAGCTACTCCTACTGATAAAGAAGCGATTAAACAAGAAGTACTTCTATACGCAATTAAGCTACAGAATCAATTAGCATTAATATACAATAATGCAATAGCAGAAAACTCTATTTATAATAACAATATTCTTAATCTTGACATACAGATAAATGATGCTATAAACAGAATCAATCTATATAAGATTAAAGGACACAAAGCTTATTATATGTACTCTGTTAAAGAACAAGACGAAATGAAGTTCTACGGGACTCCTAATGTAAGATATTATCTGCAACCTATATTCAATCAATGCAAAGGTATATCTTATAATTACTGTTGCTTCAATAATGATACTAAAGAGGATCTAAATGTTTATAGCGATATAAATAATTTATACGCATATGATTTTAATAATTATAAAACTAAATATGCTAAATACTCTAAAGACTTTTTATATGCATTAATTGCTCGTGATAATTTTTATTCTGATAAATATATGATAGACGGTCCATATTGTTATTATGAAAACAATATATTATACGCTGATGTTGATTATTCTGAAACATTACAAAAAGGTGACTACTATTTATGTATAGCTTCTATATACGAAGTATTAGACCACACTCCTATCAGAAAATATAAGTTTAGTACAGATGATAAACATCTTGAATTAGATAATTACAAGACTTCAATTACAAAAGATAATTATTATTTGACATGGATAGAGGATAATGAATTTAATAGTATATGCAAACCTACTATTCTTTGTACTTATGAAGACAATTCAGATTTAGTAGATTTCGAATCTTCACTTATAAAGAATTACTTAAAGAGCAGAATCGATTCTATTAAAGCACGCTATTCTTATTCTGGAGTACTAGAATCTATTTACTTGTCTCTTATATCAGAAACATTATCATTTAAAAATACTATGTACAGATTACAACAAGAATTTATTAGTCAATTTGATGAATCATCTTATTTTTTATATCTTGATGAAATATTCTATGATTTAATCAGACAAGATTATGAATCATATAGCTTAGTATGTAGTGTACAGCAAAAAAATAAAGTATTTAATTTTAGTAGTAATATGGATGATACTCACCTAGTTTTAATAGATTACAAGATAGGAGAAGATTTGCCAACTAAGTCTACGCTTTATGATACAAACACTGTCGACTTAACAGATAGAAATAGTGATTATACATTAATCTATATGATAGATAAAACTATGGTCTACAGATCAGGCTTCTTACTAATAAATAACGTAACTAATAAAGTTTATAATTACAACATGTCTTTGGAGGTGATTAAGTAATGGCTACTAGAGATTATTATACATACGGTACCAATCTTAGTGATAGAGAGTTTTTCACAACTACCGTTAACACTCCTTATGGCATTAAAAGATATTTTTCAAATGTTGATTCTGAAATATATTTTGGCAATATATTAATGGAAGATATCTATAAGTTTGATTTCACTGTAGAAGAAAAGAAGCTGCCTATATATGGCTATAATTGTTTCTATGCAGATATTATAGTTCCTGGTCAAAGATTCGTAAGTGGCTCTTTCGTTCTTAATTATACTAATAGTGCGCACATAAATGATGTGCTATCTAAGATTGATGATTCTATTATGAACAAAACAATATTAGAGTCAGAAGTTTATAATCCTGGCGACAAAGAACGTGATAAGCCATTATGGTCTAAGAACTTTGATATTATGTTAGGATATGGTTATTACAAATCAGATTTACCAACTTATAATGCAAATTGTCAAACCATTTGTGGAGTACAAATATCTGGTATGCAAACAGTGCTTGATACTACAGGCCAGCCTATAATGGAAGTATACAGCTTCGTTGCTAAAGACTTTATAGAAGGTGACGGAACAGGAATGACTCCATCTAAAGACGATAGCACTAAGAAAGATGATAAAAATGACGATAAAGGTTCTACAAGTAAAACTGATTCATCTACTGATAAAGTAATATGTGCAGATGCAAATGATAGTGATGATTACAGTAAAAAATATCTTGAATATCAAAAATCTGATGGAAGTGATATAGGTGTAGTTCATAGTATATTGTATGCTGATGATGAAAATAGTTATTACTACATTAAAGTCAATATAAAAGATTTCGATGGTAATGTATTAAATATAAGCGACTTCAAACTTATTATCGATGACCAGAGAATAGAATCTAATATACAGTTTACTGGTAAACAAGACAATAATGGAATCATATATGTATCTTTATTAGATCATCCTACAATAAGTAAATACATAAATGAGATATTATATGATAAAGACGAAACTGATCCTAAAATTGGTTGTACGCTTAAGTATACACTTACGCACAATAAAAAGAAATACGACGTCCTTTATGAAGGAAATATGTATTTAGCAAAACAATAAAAAATATGGAGGTTATATAAATGAAAGTTAATGAAAAAGCTAAAATTACAGAAGAGGAAATAAAAGAAGTAGAAGAAATGGATACAGAAGAAATAGCTGTACAAAAAATAATCGATAAATTCAAAAAGCAATATAAAAGAATTTACGAAACAGACGTTGCAGGAGAAAGAATAATATGGAGACCTATAAAACGTTCTGAATATAGAGAGATAATGGCCTATGAAGATAAAGAATTATCTGACAGAGAAATAGTTTATGTCAGAGAAGAAATGATGGCTAAGAAAGTTATATTGTATCCTAAAACTGAAGATATAATAGAAGAATTCGCAGGAGTAGCAGAAGTTATAGCTGATGAATGTATGTACTATTCAGGATTCATGCCAAATGGAATAAAACCTACAAAACAACTATAAGATGAAAACTAACGGCAAAGACTATAATCAAGTTGCATTTGATGCTATCGTAGAGAAGTTATCAAACGAATATGATAGCATCATCTACACTGAGATTATGGGTGAAATATTTATTTACCGCCCTATTACTAGATATGAATACAAAAATATAATGATGGCTGACGTAGAAGATATTGAGAAGCAAGATTTAATATGTGATACCTGTGTATTGTATCCCGACGATTATGATTGGGATGATTGCATTGGAGGTATACCGAATGAATTGTGTACTGAGATATTAGATAAATCTTGTGTGTCATTAGAAGATATGGGTATTCTATTAGAAATGTATAGGGATGAAATGCATGAACTAGAAAACCAAATGACATGTATCATAACTAAAGCTTTCCCTGCTTATAAATTAGAAGAAATAGAAAAGATGGATACTATTAAGTTTACTAAACTATTTACAAGGGCTGAATGGATTTTAGAAAATCTTGATGGTCTAGAAGTCAATACAGATGTAGTTGAAGTTATTAATAATGCTTTAGGCAAATCTAAAAAAGCAGCAATTGATGAAAATAAAGAAACTGAAGAAGTTGCTGCTGAAGCTAATGACGAAGAAAATAAAACTGAGCAACCACAGAAATCTAATAGACCAGCTATGTCTCCTGAACAATACAGACAATATCAGGAATTTTGTAAGAAATTCCCTGAATTTGATATGCGTACTGATTATGCTTTTACTGGTGATACAGGTATGAATGCTAGTACTGTTAACCCAGCACAAAGAGTAGGTTGGGGTATATCTGATAGATATTCAAGTAGGTGATAATTAAATGGCAAGAAAAAGAAGAGATAAAAAACGTGATCCTTCAACTCTGGAAAGATTAAGTAAAGTAAGTGTAACTGCTCTGGCTGTTGGTGCTGGAGCAGTTTTTTTAAATCGTAATAAATCTGTTAATAAGTTTTTGACGGATACAGCCTCTCCTTTACTTAAAAGTACAAAAGGATTCAAAAAAGATTTAATAGGTCGTGATAAGAAAAATCTTATGACTTATTACAGAGCTTATCAAAAGAACTTTGGTAAGAACAGATCCAAACTTAGAGATGAAATTAAAAGAAGAAAGATTAGTCCTTTAGCTCTTAACGTAAAGAATTCAAAAGCTGTACGTGATGCTTTAGAGCATAAACAATTTGTTTCTAAGACTGGATACAAAGCGTTAGAAAAGAACAAGAGAATTGCTGGTAAGATATTAGCACGACAAGAGCTTTATAAATATTTCTTACAAAGCGAAAAATACAAACATCTTACTGAAGATAATGCAAGACAAATAGTAAAAAACGTATATGATAAATTAGACGACGAAGCTATTGCGAGCAAGATAATAGATGAAATGATACCGAAGACCATGGAAGGTATAGGTATAGAGAAAATAGACTTTAATGAAATATTCACTCTTATCAATGAAGTTAAAAAGAAAAGTAGTCCAAAGACTAATTCATTAGATCCTTATTTACGAAAGAATAAAGATTTATTCGATAGCTTAAAAGGGCATAGAACTCGTGAAGAAAGTGCATTTGATAAAGTCGATAAGTTTTTTAAGAAATTCTTAGATGTAGATATAAACTCCGAAAAGTTTATAACAAGTTCTAAGGCTGCAACCATCGGAGATTTAGAAGATAATTTAGAGAAGTTTGATTTTGAATCTCCTCTGTATGAAAAGATGAATGTTACGGCCAAGAAGCCTTCGACTAGATCTAAACGTAAAGAGTTTGACTACGATACATTTATCCAAACATTGAAAGATATGTATGGTGAAGAAGACTACAGAAATGTAGTATTGGATCCTTCTATAAGAATAAAAGATGGAGCCGACGGTCCTGAATTCTTCTCTGTAGAAGAAATGTCAGAGACTATGAAGAATATCAAAAATGGATTTAAAGATACTTTACCTGGTCAAATATTAGCAAAAGGTTTCGACGATAAACGTGGAATGCCTGACATAGCTATTATACCAGCAGATACTAAATCAGCATTTGCTAGAGCCAGAACATTTGATATAGATGAAGTAGGTCAAGCATTTAAAGAAGATAGAGAAAGAAATATATCATCAACTCCGTCTTTATATATGGATGGCTATCTATATGATATGAGAGAAAATGCTGACGGCAAGGTAACTATAGATTTTGATAGCGGTCAAAGAGTTAAAATGGTCAGCGGTTATAAGCGCAGAGTATTAAATGAATTACTAGGTACTACTGATGAATATAAACCAGAGGCTTTCCATAGTGAGCTTGCTAAGAAACTTGGATTAGTACAAGATGGTAAGTTCAATCCTATAAATCATCTTATGAGATCACTAACAAAATTTGAAGATCCTAACTGGGAATTTAATCAAATTGAATCTATAGAAGGTATTTATTTATCTACTGCATCTCCTGCTGATACTGTAAAAGACATGAGATCTCTTGGTACAGCTGAGACAGAGATTAGTAAATATAAATCTAGATTGCATAGAAATGAAGAAACAGTGGCTGCATTACTTAATAAGAAGCTTACTGGTATAACAGATGAAACTATGGAAGCTATCATTGATAGTGGAAATATAACAGAAAAACAAAGAGATATGTTACAAGCTTTGATGGATGGGGACATAACATTTTATATTAAAGCCGCTGCTTTTGACGAAGCTGGTAACTATAATCTTAAAGATATTAAGAATGATAAGCTTAGAAATATAGTTAATAACTTAATAACTGATACTAAAGCTACATTAGATTCTACAGAAACATTATATAAAAAGGGTGCAGCGTTACCTATATTAGAACTAGAGTTTGATTCTTCTACTAAACTTAATCTTGAAGGTCAATTAAGAATAGAAACAGTTAAAGATATCTTACTTAATAAACAAGGCACAGATGATGCTATGTTTAACTGGATAGACGAATTGAATGTTAATGATATTCCTATTACTAGTAAAGACAATGCTATGTTAAAGAGTATGGGTACATTAGCTGTATTCGAAGATAGAACTCATTTAGGTACTATATCTAATTTTACTAGCGCAGTTAACTCTTTATATGAAAATACTGATTATACCTTAAACACTGAATTAGAGCTTAATCCTCAAATGAAAAATAGATTTGAAAATGATTTAGGCTCCATTAAAAGTGATTTCGGTTTATTCTCTATAGGATATAATAAAAATCTAAACGAAGAATATGGTACAGACTATACTAAGTATGGATTAATCCATATGTCTAGTGCATCTCAAATATTAACATATAATATGAATGAGGGCATTAAGTTTAATGCACAAGCATTAAAAGATACTGTACGTGAACTTAATGCTGGACGTAATGATCCTGAACATATAACTGAGCTTACAATAAATCTACAATACTTATTGTCTAGATTAAGCTACAGTGTTGAAGGCGAAGGTCTTGGTTTAAGTGCAAATGATATGGGTAGTCCCCTTGAAACTGTAAAGAATATAGCACTTAAAAGATTATTGCCTGCAGCCGCTATATATCAAGGTTATAACGTATTAAATTATGAATCACAGAAATTGACTGGAACTTCTATACCTGGTGCTTTTGCTAACTCTTTAGCTAACATAGATATAGCAAGTAGAAGATTAATAGAGAATACGCCTTTATACGGTGCATTAAATTCATTAGCTGAATCTTCTGTAATCCATGAATATTATTTTGGTGATCGTCATTTTAATACAGCTGAAGAAGAGCAAGAATATTATGAAACAGGTTATTCTCCAGTACGTAAAGGTAGATTCTGGAGTTTTGGTTCTGCTTCTGAATACAGAGGTGGAAGTATTACTTATTGGGAACCTAACTATTTAAAGAGAGCTAACAGTGATTGGAAAGATGCTGGTATTTATGGAAGTATAGATAATAGATGGGCTCATAGCTGGATACCAACTCCACAACATCCATTAGCTCCTATTAGAAGATTACTAGACCCATACTGGCTAGAAAAATATCATTTAAAAGAAAATGACAGACCTTATCCTTTAACTGGTAAAATGTTTACTGAAGGTACAGCCTGGGGTGCAGTACTTAATCCTACTATTGGACAAATATTAAAACCAGTTAAAATGCTACCTCAAGTTAAACGTCGTTTAGGTAGAGACGGTAGAGATTCTGTAGCTATAATAGAAAACTTAAATAACAGAATCAAACAACGTGCTAAAGAAAATGATGACTTAATGGTAGTTAATGGTACAGATATAAGAAATGCTGAGTACGTTCCATACGGTAATCCAGATGATGATGAACTTAATGTAACTGTTTCAAATGGACATGCAACTGTACAAGGCATGAATTATATGGACCAAGTTAAGAACATAAGAGAGTATGAGCCTCCAGATGGAGTGACTTATACAAATGATACTATAGATTATAATAGTGGTACAGTTAGCAGAAAACAACAATACATAGTAAGCAAAGCTGAAAAATTTGTAGATGAATTGGATAGAAGCAGTTACAATGCTACTAGTATAACTGAAAGTGCTACTAATATAATTAAAAAAGTAAATACAGCAATTAAACGTAAGAGTAAACATGCTAGACGAATAGATAATTCTACTTTAATGCCAGATAAACGTGAAGGTACTTTTGTATATCGTAACTTAGCAAATGAAAGGCTTAATTACGATAATCAATATTACTCAGACCATGAAATTAAAAAGATGGTTGATCGTAGCGTTTATAAAGATTATGCCAGAGATGTTAAGCACAGTATAAAAGACCTTACTGGTATATATGGATTCCTTGGTGATAAAGCATTTGGTACAGATACATATACTTATCGTTTTGCTAATGCTGGTGAAATGACAAGTTTCAGCCGTGGATTCTGGGATTCTAACATTGGTGGTTTAGGTGGAGAATTTATGGAAATCGCTAGACGTTTCTTCCCTAATACTGATAAGTCTAGAGTAAGTTATAATCCATTAAGAAATAATATGCCAGATTGGATACCAGATACATATCATTATGGAGACCCTTATGTAGAAATACCTAAAGGCGAAATGAGACTTCCTGGTAAGGGTTATGAAGCTATGTATGATTTGCATCCTGACCAATTCGGTAGATATGGTGCATTTGATAGATATAAAATCTTAGCAGATATTGCTCCTAACAGTACTGAATTTAAGAAATGGAAGAACATAGCTAAGAATACAGTAACGGATCCTAATTTAGTTAAAGAGATGGAAGACATTGGCGTACGTGCATCCAAGATGAGTGGTAATCACGAATTCTTTGATTATAAATACATACGCAACAATCTTGAATACAGAAAAGGTAGAGTTCAAGGAATAAGCAATGGCCAAGTCGTATTAGCTGGCGGTGAAACATTAACATTAGCTGGACTTAACGTAAATGACCAAACTACTGAAGCATTAAAAGAATACTTAAAACCTGGACAAAAGATTACATATCGTACATATAAAGACAAGAAGATAGATTTAGAAAATACTCAAAGAATAACAGAAGCTGTAGTATATAGTGGCTCATCAAATATAAATGAGAGATTATTAAACGAAGGATATGCTGAAAAGAACAAAGAAGATAATTCGGCTCTTGGTATAGCTGGTACACAATCTGGTCATCAAGAAGTTATGGGCGGTCTTCAAGAAGTTATAGCACATGCTCCTTTACCATACGTACACAGTAAATTCTTAAAAGTAGAAACTCCTCTTGAATCTTATAAGAATGAATTGTATTATGGACATCCATTTAATACATGGGACCATCCTATTAAAGGATTCGTAACTCCTGCATTTAATAAAAATAGCGGTAAGAGTCTTGCAGGTGAAGCAGTAGCATTAGGATATGCTTATCTACACTTTAGTAAAATAGCAGGTAAAACTAGTAGTAAGTTATTAAGTAACGTTAGCACATTTACTATGGCTACATTAAATCCTGCATCATTCCTTGGTATAGCTTTAGGTTATGCTACTAGATTAAGTAATGGTAAGATAGAAGGTAATGGCGGAAGCTCTTTAACTAATGCACAAAAAGGAGCAGCTATTACTACTGCTATTAGTGCTGCTAAATATGGTTGGGATAATGCAGATAATCCTCTTAAAGCAGCTACTACATTTGCATTTGCTGGTAGTGTAATATCTCATAACCTAAAAGGCGTAAATGAATTTGCAAGAGAAGCATTTAATAAAGAACTTAATTTCTTGCCTGGTGATTTTAAAGCTGGTGCTAAGATAGGAGCTCTCGTAGGTTTAGGAGTGTCAGCTATAAAGAACTCTCATTTTGACAAAGACAAAATATTCTCAACTAAATTTGTTCCTAAAGAAACAAAGGAAAGATGGGACATAGATGAATATTATGACAGAATGGAATATGTTAAATATATGGGATTATACAGAAAAGCAGCTAGAAAAGCTGAATTTTTTGAACATTCTAATATAAGAAGCACATTTAAAGAGTTAGACAAGAATAAAGAAAAGATAGCTAAGCTTGATAGAAAAGCTACTAAACTTGCAACTAAGAATTCTACTAATGAAAAGATACAAAGCAAATTAACTGAAATACAACAACAAAGACAAGCTCTTGAAGAACAAAACAACATGTTCTTTAAAGGTGGCAAATATACACAATCTGCTGTAGCTTATAAGAAGAAAGCAGAATCTACATTATATGGATTAAGCCCTACATCTACTAAAGATGAGTTACTAGCTGCAGTTCCAGATGAATATAAAGATCACTTCCAAGCATTTATGGACGTTACAGATAAACATGAACAAAAACAAATATTAAAATATATGCCAGATTATTTAAAACGTCCATTGCAAATATCATGGGGACAAAAACCTGATAAGATGGAATCTAATTACAGATATTTCAAAAGAAAGAAAATGCCTTCTATGTTCTGGAAAGGTTGGAAACCTAATGTGAATCTTAAATACGTTAAGATGAAAACTATTCAAAACGAAGGTATGATGTTATCTGATTTTGGTTACTATGAATCTGAAAAAGCTAAGCCTATGTATGAGGCAGCTCCTAGTATAGATGATTATAATAATAATTCAGGACAATTATATAGAACTAATCTATTAACATCTTTACATGGTATGGGAATAGGACCAATGAATATATCTGTTAAAACTACATCAGCCCCTGGTCTATGGATATACGGTGATGTAAAGAGTACAGTAAGCGATGCTACAAAAGTAGCAGGCTATAAAGTAGCTACTGCAGCTCAAACATTGTCTAGTTTAATATTTTAAAGCCATGTTAAACCATGGCTTTCTTCGTAATATACATAAGAAGGTAGGTGTGTGCGTATATGGCGAATTTTAATAAAAATATTACGATATATGATAATAAATATAGTGTCGTTAAAGGTAGAAGAGCTGATGGTACTTTTAGAAGTGGCAGTGAGACATTAGCAGACAGACAGAAGAGAGTAAGTACTAAGTTTGCTGATGACATAACAGCTATTCAAGACTTTGTTGATACTTTTGCCAATCAATCTAAAGTCATCTTTAGAGATGATAATACATTGGTTCTTAAAACTTCTCATAAGCCATTTGATAGAGTAGAAGAAAGCGAAGCTGCTAAGAAAGCTTTAGATATATTAAATACTAATAAATTTTTCAATACTATCACAAACAAAACAAGTCCTAGTAACGTAACTCTTAAATATCATAATTTAGCTAATATAAATACTACTGCTTCTTATGATAATATGAGTCATGTATTTGATAAATATCAAAACATAATAAAGAGTAATGGTACTATAGTCGGTTACGACCTTGAAACACTTGGTGGTATGTCTGATGGTATATGGAATCCATTAGGTATAACTGAATTCGGTATTAATAAACAACACATAGTTAATGGTAAAGTAGCTAAAACAACTAGTGAGAATATCATGCTATCTGGTACTGTAAATCATACAGCTGAGTTAAATAAAATCAGAGCCGTACTTATGAGTCCTAATGGTGCTAAGAAATTAGCAGAAGATCCTCAATATAGAGGTCTACTTGTTTCTGCAAAACGTTATAGTATGTACGGTCATAAAGATACTAAGATACATTTTGATGGAAAGAAAGGCTACGGAGTAATCGACTCATTCGTCGGTGAAAAAGGAGAAGCTTGGGGTAATTTAGAACAGATTACTGCAGGTGTTAATAAATTTATAAATATAGAAAAACAAGCTTCACAAGCCATAGATGAAGCTTCAGGATTAAGAAAAGATGTTAAAACATCTATTGATTATATATTCGATATAATGAAGACAGGAAACGATCAACACGGTTTAGTAGTAGGTCATAATATACGTGGATTCGATAATGCTGCACTTAATCAATATGTAAAGAAACTTTATAACAGTGATAAAGCTGCACAGAAATATATAACTAGTAAAATGGGTATCCTAGGAATAAATACTCCAGGATTCCATTTAGGACCTATTGCACAAGCCGATTCATTAAACTTTTCTAGGGTAGTAAATAACAAGAATTATATGGGTGCATTACTTGATGTATCTGATAGAGGACGTCAAATACTTGCTCAAGCTGGACGTGGAATTAATAAGCAAGAAAATATAGGAGCAGTATTCTTCCCTCACTTATTCGAAGGTGCTATGGCGCATAGTGCAGGTAACGATACAGCCGTAGTTAATGCGTTCTTTACTCATAGATTTACAGAAGATTATTTAAAGAAGATAGGTATCGATCAAGATGCTATCGGTACTTTTAAAGGCAAAACTCTTATAGAAGCTATGAATGATATGATGGGCTCTTTCGATAATGCTGTCGATATTAAAGCTAATCGTCAACAAATATTTATGGCTAATAAAACTATGAATGGTAGCTTTGGCGGTAAGAAAGTATTTAACTTTACACGAGATAGCCAAGGAAATATAATAACTTCTACTGGTCATTTTATTAATCCAAATGGAGGTATAGAATATAATCCTGTACATGGTAAACAAATAGGTGTAGTTAGAAATCAACCATATACTATAGTTAATTATGGTTCCGTAAACACATCTCAATATTCAGGGCAATTAGCTAACTTAGTACCTGAGTTTGCAACGGATGAAGCGTATTATTTAAATCTAGAACAAGTAGTTGGTGATAAATATAAATCAAGAACAAATCCTACACAGACTACTATGTTGTTCTCTACTAAAGAAGAAATGGAAGGCTTTATAGATTCATACTTGACTCCATTTGCTGAATCTACTACAGGTGGAGGATATAAATATCTTGGTAACAGAAAAGTAGCTGAATCATACGCTAAACAATATATGCTTACTGATAAAGGTTTAGAATTTAATCAACAACAATGGAATAGTATGTTTGAAGCTGAACAAATCAAAGGTGCTTTAAATTCTAATTTCGAAAGAAGATACGAAAAGAAAGCTGCTGAAAACTTCTTATTTGGAGATAAGTCTGCTAAAAGAATTGGTGAGTCATTAGACTTTATAGAATACTTGAACAAAAAGAATTTATCTGCAATGACTGCTGATGATTTAGGACGTATCTATTACAATAAATACAGCGGAATGAAAGTAGGAAATGTAGAAATTACTAAGAACCTAGCCGATGAAATTAGAGAGAACATCAAAGATACATTCGGATTCCATCCTAGAGACGAAAACGGTAAGCCTCTTGAAAAGAAAATATTATTAGATGCTACTGCAGATAATGCTATAGCTTCATTCGAACATGTTAAAGAACAAGAGAAATATTATAGAAATGCGTTAAACACAGTTTTTAAAGCTCACAATATAAATCCTAGTCAACATGGTAGTTATGGAGTAACTATAGCTAAAAGTGGTCAAGTCATGGCTGCAATTAATAATGACTTTATTACTCTTAATGATGCATTAAGTGTTCCAGTAGCTAATTCTGTAGGAGAATTTATGGATTTATCTGAAAAAGGCGTACGTAACTTAGCATTAAATGCTGATACTCAACTTATGCCTAAAGCTTTAGTAGATAATATGTATGAATTCAAATTAAGTAAAGATTTTTATTTCAATAAGAAAGCTAGTAATATTAATGGCCTTATGTCACCTAAAGAGTATCAAAACATAATTCAATATAGTCTTGATAGTTCTGACCCTGGCATGAACTTTATAGATAAGCTTATTAAAATACAAACAGGTGCTACACGTCAATTAACAGAGACAGAAAGAATACAATCTGGTAGACAAGTATTTTATCAATTTGTAAATGACGAGTTATCTAAAGATAAAGTACTTAGCAAAAATCAACATATAATAGAACTAGGTAGTTATGTACAAAAGAAAGACTATAACCTACGTCATGCTTTATCATATTTAGAACAAGGTATTTCCGAAGTTCGTGAAGCAAATCCAGAAGCTGGAGTTATTAGATCAACTGCAAAACGTGGAATAAAAACTAATTATTTAATGAGTAAATACAGAAATAATCTAACTCCTGAAGCGATGGCAGAAACCATGAAAGGTATAGGTAAAACCGTAGATGTATCTTCAGCAAAGGGTACAGAGAGAAAGAAAATGGTTGAAAAACTAGTCAACAGCTTTATCATAGATGAAGGCACTTTCTCTAGAGATTTAAAAGCATTGCATGGTTCAAACACTGACGCCATAGAAGATACTATGTTAGCATATCGTACATTAAAGAAACAATATGGAACATTTGTTAATGACTTAATAGATGCTGCAGGTAACGTAGATATGAATTTAGTATTTAATGAAAAGTCTGGCAGACTATTTGTTCAAAAAGGAGAAAAGATGGTCGACTTAGATAATATAGCTAGAATTATAAGCGACCAAGGTGCTTTATATGGTAAGAGTGGAAGTCAAAGACTTGCTATACACCATGTACTAGAATATGATCAAAGAGCGAAGGCTTTAAAATATAGAACTAATTTAGATGACCATTTCGGCGGAATGAAGACTTTAGTTAAAAGAATTGATAAGTTAGCTGAAAAGGGCGAAGTAGACCTTGACTCATTCAGAAGAGCTGTTGGTAAATTACAAGTTGATCTTAATGAAGCTCCTGTTTATAAATATAATTATGGTTCTTTATTATTAGCTAATAGCCCAGTTGATATAAGAGGAGTAGATCCATTATATCCTGAACTATTTAAAGAAGATGGAGAATTCCATAGCATTATAACTCGTATGAGTAATAACGATAAATTCAATGTTGATGATTTACAAAACATAATGGAAAGAAGAATACCAGAGTCTTTAGAGCCTGGTAAACTTGATCCTATGCAAAGATCATTAATGTCTCCAGACGTAGTCCCTATACTACAAGAGTTCAATAGAGCTACTACTAATAACTCTGTTGTCGATAGAATATTAAAACATATAAATGATACTGGTAAAGAAACTAAAGAGACTAAAGGTATAAAAGTAGTCAATGAATTGTATATTCCACAAGGCTCTGGAGGATTTGATAACTATGGTCGTCCAGTATCAGTATCTGCTTTTAATAGAAACTGGATAAAAGCGAACACTATAGAAGAAGCTAGTAAGACATATGAAAATCTATTAATAGGTGCTAGAGTTATAGATACTAAACAAGTACATGCAAACATATATAAAAATGTTAAAGAAGTCGGTAATCTAGCAGGTGACTTTGCAATAAGACAATTAAATATGTCAAACCAAAACATATCTCAATTAGTTAAATACAAGAGAAATTCAGTAATTGATTCTATTATAAATAAATATTCAAACGATCCAGATAGAAAATATATAGCAGATGATGTTGAACAAATAATGTCTGAAGTGGAACATATAGTAAGAGGTTCTGTATATGAACAAGGTAAACTTATGGACCCTGAATTATTTGAAAGACTTATCGGAGATAATCCTCAAGACGTTAGAAAGATAAGTTATAACTTAAATGCTATTCCTGCTATAGAAGCTATGCTTGAAAGGGAAGATCCTGAGAAATTAATCAAGACTAAAATCCCTCAAATGAGGGAGATGTTTGGTGAATTAAAGAGAGACGAAAATGGACATTACAGATATGTTAAGACTCCTGGTACTATTATTAAACGTGGAGAAACTATATTCCCTTATGAAGCATTCGGCGATATAGAAAAGAGATTCGGTTCTAAATTCCCAGAGAGTGTATTAAGTCTGAAGTTTAGAAACAAAGAAGGTATTGAATTATCTGAAGCCGAAATATCAAAAATTATAAATGATACTTTTGGTAAACAGGATATTGATATAAAAGATGTAATCAATCTATTTTCAAATGGCGATGAGTTTACTGCAGCATATGAAGTAGCGCATATTTCTCAACAAGAATTACCTAAGACTTTCTCTAACAGTGCTGAAAAATCTATGACTCGTATACCATATGCAAAAACTGGTTCGCACGATCCGAGAATAAGAAAGATATTAACTGATACTGAAAATGATCATTGGGTTAAAAATATTGTATTGAGAGATGAGACTCTTGATGCTTGGTATCATGATTTAGAAAAAGCTTATAAAGATGGTGGCAAGACAGCAAAAGATATTCTTAAACAAAATGGTTTTGATACTATACAAGATTTAAAAGAAGCTGCTAAACGCGAAAGATTACTTTATCGTGATTTTGTATTTGGTGAAAATAGTATATTTGGCATGGTATCTGTAATAGCTAATGATAATGTTACAGGCCATGAAAATATGGGTCATCAAATGTCTAGTGCATTAGGTGAAGCTATAAGACTTACTGGTAAATACACAGCTAAACCTGGTGCTAGCAATACTGAACAATGGGAATCAGGTATAAATAAAGTAGCTGAAATAATAGCTTCCGATCCTAAGAAATTTGGCTTTATAAGAGAAATGGATAGTAGCAAAGGTGTAAATGAAGCTAAGACACTTGATATTTCTCAAAACCTATCATTGCTATTTAGTACAAATACATATGATAAAAATAAAAAAGGCATTGAAGTATTAGACTCTGAAAAGATAGTTAATTTATTCAGAGAGATAGATAAAACTATACTTAAGAATGCTCCAGAAGAAGATAGACTAGTTCATACTAATCTTGAAGGTGTAGATGAATTAGTTGGAGCTGTTAAGACAATAACTGTAGACGGCAAGAGACATGCTATTGGTTCTGTAGGTGTTACTTCTACTGCATTTGCTGAAGATTCAGAAGTGCAATCTGGTGTCAGTCAAGAATATCTTGATGCTAAAAAAGCTTTAAGACAATACACTCATATGTTGGATCAAGTAAAGGCTATTAAGCCTGAAGATCTTACAGAACAACATATTAACTTGCTTAAGATTCTACCAGAGAGAATAGAAGAAATACGTAACGAAATAGATGCTATGTCTGACGGTGCTGCATTTATGAAAATAGATGATCAGCTTAGAAACATACTTAGTAACTCAGCTTTAAACAGTACTACTGAAAGACGTTTAAGTAATTTAATTGCAAACAGTAGTGATCCTTATGGGTATACTAAATTGATAGAAGAAGCTTCTGATAAGTTAATAGCTCGTAATAAAGATGGAGAATTTGAAATAAATAAAAAGTATAAAACAGATAATGTCAATAGACCATGGCTAGAAGATGTTAAACAACAAATTACTTTCAATCCATTAGAAGAAGACGAGTTAACTGAAAAGATGTTAAAGGAAGAAGAATACAGACATCTTGAGCCTATATACAATGAAGTAGTCAGAAAACGTGGTATGAAACTAGGAACTGATAGCGCCGAATTATTCTATCAAGGTAATATCGCTTATGCTGGTGCTAAATTTAATGCTGGCGGAAATGTTGATTTACAGCCTTTATTAGACAAAGGAGTTGAAGTTGTACCTGCAGAAAAATATGTAGGTAATCTTGGCAGAGCTTCAGCTGGTCAATTTGTAAGCTCATATGCTGACAAAACTATATTATTAGACTTAGGTGAAAACTATGCTAATATGTCTGAAACAGGAAACAGATACATAGCAGTACCTGGATTAGGTAATGTAGTGAACAGTCAAGAAATTAAAAGAGATTGGCAAAAGACTGCAGGCGCTTTAGCTAATACATGGCAAGAATGGTCTAACCTAGGATTTAATGATACTGAAGAAGGTCTTAGATTAGTTAGCAGAATGGATGACTTATACGATAAATTAAATACTGAAAGTCAACAAATAGTTAAGAAAGGTAACGTATTTGCAGAGAAAGCGAAAGTAAGAGTTAATGCTCCTGCACAACGTCTTAAAATACAAGCTACTCTTGGCGAATCAGAACTTCACGATCCATTAATAGATAAGATAAGAGCAAATACTCCTGATAATTATAAGGTTGATGAAGACTGGTTCAGAGACAATGCGACAATATTAGGTAAATCAGTATCTGAATGGGAAAAACATGGTCCTAATGGTCCTAGCTTATATTATAACTACAGATTATCATCAATGTCAGACTTCCAAAATAAAGGTTATTTTGATTATGATTTCATGAGACAAATGGGATTCACTAAGAAAGATGCTAGTGGAAACATGGTACCTATTACTGATAAAACTGAGTTACGAAGTGAAATGATAAACTATTTAAAAACTCATGGTACTATGGATATCTCAGACCGTTATCCTAATATATATGATACATCTGCACTTACTAACTATACATTCTTAGACACAACATTAGCTGATAATGCTACAGCTATAGCAGGACATACTTTATCTAATCTTAATGGTGACCTTGACGGTGATTCAGATTCAACAGTTAAAATAGCAAAGAATAACGTAAACTATCTTTTATATAATAAGCATAAAGAAGATTCTATGGCACAAATGAAAGCTGATTTAAAAGCTCAAAACATAGATATAGATTCTTTAGACAAAGATATGGTTGAAGAAAACTTACGTAGAAATACTATTCAATCAATGAAGCAAAATAATGTCAGAGGTACTGCTGAAGAACTTGGCGAAGCTTATGATTTCTTTAGAGGAAAAGAATTAGAATCTATTAGAGTCGCTGTAGATAATGCTAAAGTTGTAAGAGAAAACGTAGCAGAGACACTTGCTAAAGATAGTGGTAGAGCTTATAAATCTATGGCTTTATCAGTAGATGGTAAAAACTTGTTAGCAGAAGTAGAAGGTGGACGTTCATCTCTTGGTAGATTAAGAACGTTTAATAGAAGAGAAAACGTTGGAGCTGGAGAATTAGTTAAAAGCGATAACGAATTAAAAGATTATTTCGCAGAAGCTGTAAATGTATTAGATAAACAACCTGATTTATTTAAAGGCGAAAAGTTTAAATACGTTGAAGGCATGAGAGAAATAGGAGATAAAGAATCTGCTAAGACTGTTGTTTCATTTGGTAATAACCAAAGAGAAGCTTTAGATGAAATGCTTTACATATTACAAAAGAGTGGTAGTCAGATGGCTGACCAAGCAGAAACTGCAGCACTTGGAAGAATTCAACAAAATAAATATGTCGAATCACTATTATTCAAAGGTTCTAAAGATGCCATAGGTTTGGTTGATGCTCAATTATATGCTATGAAGCAAGCATCTGATAATTACTTTGCTCAAGCAGAAAAAGATACTGAACGTAGATTAAGATTATCTGGTATGAGCGAAAGTGAAATCAGAAATAGTCCTGAACTAAAATCTATTGCATTAAAAAGAGGAAATATAACTTTATTCTCTGGCGGTTCAGAACAAGATATTATATCAGCTAAAAAGCTTAAAATGTACGCTGGTGATGATCGTTTCATGTCATTTGGTGGAACAATGCAATCAATAAGAAGTGGTAGAGCTACACAAGAAACTCGTGAAGACTTCTTAGATTGGTTCGAACGTTACGGTAAATTCTCTACTGTAGCTAGTCAATTTGATACATGGGCAGATGATGGTACATTAAGTGAATCTATGATTAATAAAGCTTCTTCTTATATTGATAAATATGAAAAAGAAGGCGTTAAAGATGCTGCTGAAAAAGGTAAAGCTATGTATCTTGCTGAACACTATTATGATACTATAGATACATTAAATAAGAATAATGAAAGCTTTAGAGCAGATGCTAACTTATTTGCTGTATTCGGTAGAAATGGTGGTAGCGTAGAAAGATTAGTTAATGTAGAAGGAGCTTCTGGTGAGAGTCACACAGCTTTAATACAAAGTTTATTAAGTGGCCAAGATGTATCTTATAAAGACCATGACTTTGAAAAACAAGGCACTAGAGTTATGGCAGATAGATTAAAGAATATAAATAACTTTAAGAACATTACTAAAGCTAGTAGCGAAACATTAGAACATATAGTTGAAGGTGGCAAAGATAGTTTATTAAGTAGCCCCGCTTCTATAATAGGATTTAGTGCTATCGGTTTAGCTATAGGTGTAGCTGCTGCAGGATATGCAGGTGGACCACTTAAGAAGAGTAAAGCTGTTCAAGACGAACAACAACAAAGACAACAAACAGACGATAGAATGACTGTCCCTGAATTTTTTGACAATCAAGGAGGCTTTGTTACAGGAAATTCACAACAGGGCTATATTATCAATATCAATGCTAATACTAAGAAAGGTGAACGTCATATGAAGAGAGCTATGAAAGAAGCTGTATCAGCTTCTGTTGGTGGCGCAGTAAGTATAAATATGAATTTCAAAAGTAATAGTAGTGGTGGATGGTCAGATAAAGATATCGAAAAAATAATTAATAATTATATGTAAAACTATATTATTAAGTAGGATATATTATGATAGGCTTAGATTGTCCTAGGCCTATCGTTTATTATATGTAAAGGAAGTGAAAAAATGGCTAATAATCTTTCAGATATAAGAGATAAATGGGCAGAGATGAAAGTCTCTAAAGTAGAAAATACTGATATGGATATAGAAGATTTTGTCCCTAATATCTACGAAATGATAAAAGAAGATTGTATTACTGAATATCTAGGGTCTATATCTGATTCTTTAAATAAAGGCAAAGATGATTATAAGAACGTAGCTTATTATTGCGAAGCTCCTTACAGTGAAACTCTAGGCTATGATGATAAAGAAAAGGTCTGGGTATTAAGTGTAGACGGAATAGAATATAGTAAAAATATGCTTGATATGGGTTCTATAGATGGTGATACATATGGTTTTAGTTTTTCTGATATAGATGATGGTGGCAAAAGCGCAACTATAGGTTCTAAAACATATAAAGGATTTGAAGATTATATTAAATCTATGAACTGCGTTAGTAGTGGTGGCGACGACAGAGGCGGTATTAAAGTCAGAGCCGCAGGTGTAGACTGTGCCGAAATCCCTCACTACGAAGCTGTGGTTGTTTACAATAAAGATACAGAACTAGAAGCATTGACATGGGACCAAATAGAAGGTTTAGCTGTATCTAAAAAAGCTGAGATACAATATGCTCCTTATCTTATAAATAAGAATAAGAGTGATGATCCTGATAAATGGACTCTTTCAGAAAGAGATAAATCACACTCTGTTTTATTCTACAAAAACAAACAAGACGGAATTACTACTTATCTAGAAGTAGTTAAAAAAGATGCTTCTTATTTATTTAGCTCATCTAGTGATTATGCTGGCGGTACTCCTATGTTAGTTGTAGGAGCTGGTAAATCTTGGGGCAAGGATACAGTATTAGATGGTTATAAAGCTCAAAGAAGAATCAAAGAGCTTTTAATAGATAAAAAGAGCAGCATACAAGATATGATACTAATACTTGATGCTCACACTACTACTGCAGTTAGAACAGCTCCTACATATACATGTTATACCTCTTTATATTATTTCCCTGAAACAGTAAAAAATATAATACAAAGTTGGATTGATAAACAAGATGGTAGACCATTAAGCAGATTAACTTATTCTCCATTCGGTACAGATAAATATGGACGTTTACTAGGAACACTATACGTTAAGATGAAAATGAACGGAGAATCTGTATGGATTAATGTATCTAAATATGTTCAAGCAGGAACAAACCTTACTGAACCAGATCCTGATTTTAGTGGTTCTCCAGAATTAGAAGGTATTTACAACGGACTAAGTAACGATGCATTTAAAATAGGAAGTTATAATAACTCTTATAGATTTATAGATGATAGTAATGTTAGCGGAAATGAATCATTTGAAAAAATGATCAAACTTCATGAATCTCTTACTGGTTTAGAATGGAACGCAGAAAAAGAATGTACTGTATTGCTTGGTGATAGCTTCTTCTTAATTCCTCCACAAAGTATTCGTAATGTAAGTAACATAGATTATACAAAAGTACCACTATTAAGAAGTAAAGGTACCATGGTTAAGAATCAAGCTAACCGTGAACAAGTACTCGAAATGGACGTATTCTTCTATGGTGAAAATGGTATCAACGGTATTCCGTATAAAGCAGAAACGCCTAATGGTACAGAAGTTACTTACTATATGAATGGTCTAAGAGCATTATTTGCTCAGTTCAGAATATGCCCTTTCTTACCTATTCATAATTATTATATCAATAATGTATTAGGAATAGAAGCTGTAACAATGGTAGGCATCTCACTTGATACGGTTGAAGGATTTCCTAAATTGCTTAAAGCTACTCTTACTCTTCGTGAGTTTAACTACAGAGTTTATATGCCAGATTTACCTATACAATATGTAAATAGTGATACTGGTAAAATACAAGACTTTGAACCTATATTTGCCAAATGTTTCGAATGGGAAGTTTACAGATATTATTATCAAAGATGTATTATGCACGGAGAAGAAATAAGTAAGTATACTTACAATACATATGAATACGGTGAATACTATTATTCTTATAAGAATGTCTTACAACGTGCAAATTTAACTTCTCAAAGTATAGAGTTTTATGTGCCAGATGATAATTGGTTAACTAAAGCTTTACAATGCAAAAAAGATAAGGATAGATATGGTCAAATGATATCTTCAGTATCATTAAATGATGATGAATCAAGTTATGTAAATGAAATAGCTGGCGATGATCCATTAGTAGATAACGATACTTTTAAAAGCAAACTTAAAACATTGCTTAAGGATAGTAAGGTTCAACTTAAAAATAAATATAATACTTCAGATAGTGTAGTTGGTGTCAACACCAATGATATATACCGTACTGATGATTATGCTACAACATGGTCTAAATCAAGAACTCATGTTATGGATGTTAAACCTAGCGATCTTAAAACTATATTCAAGAACAGACTAAATGTATTATTTAACTTAGGATGGGTTAATGATGTTACATTAGATGAAGGATTAAATAGTGCTAATACAGCAGTCGTATGGACTTTTAATATCAAGCTTGATACTAGTAAAGTTAGTTTAGATAATATCAGAGAATATGTCAGAGACTTATCAACTAAGACAGATGAAGGTGCTTCATCAGCTAACTTCTTTAAAGATGGATGCGGTAAATATATCGTAACAGCTCAATATGATGAAAACAGTAAGTTTGTCGGCGTATCAGCTGCTTATGATGCAGGACTTGCCGCTATAATGGCCGCAGGTTCAGGAAGTAATAAGCCATCTGAAGTTAGCACAACTTCTGAAGTATTCAATTATGCAAACTATACAGATCCTAAAGCTATGAAGTTTGTTCCTTACATAAAAGATTTAAATGGTAACAGTGTAAGCATAGATCTAGATTTATTACATGTAGTAACACAAAACACTTTTACAGAAATGTATTTAAAAGCTCAAGATGGTTTTGCTCCTCAATTTATGGGTGGAGGAGATGTAACATTTGAAATAATGTTTACTACACAAGATTTATTAGTAGTATCATTAATGAATCAATTACCTGCTTATGCATTACAAACAACTAAAACATATCGTAGAGTAATGCCTTGTTTCCCAGTTAAAGCTAAAAATGATTATTTACAAATGCTAGGAATTAATGAGTGCTTGGTCGAAAATGTTAACGTAACAACAGTAGACGGCTTCCCTGGAACTTATCAAATACAAATGAGATTCACATCTGTAGATAGAACATTAAGACAAAGAGAAGCTTTACGTAAAATAAATACTGATGGATTTACTAGTGATATAGCATCTACTAATATAAAAGATTATTTTTCATTAGAAGAAGCTCTAGCACAATCTGAATTATATCCTGACTTAGATTTACCTAGTCTTGCTGAATTAGAGAAACTAGGTTGGAGCTATTTAAAATATGCTAATGAGAATAGAGCATATGTCGATCCTGATTTCTATATTATATATTCTTATCAATACAGCGCTCAGATGACTAAAGAGATAGTTAAAACATATTTGTATGACAAATATTATGTAGCAGCTGAAAAGGATAAGGAAGATGGTACAGAAACAAAAACAGTTGGACAATGTTCTGCCAGTGATTCTGTATTACATATGGAAGACGATAGTGGTCTTGTTTTAGCAACTAAGCTTAATAAGATAATGGGACTTGATGTATGCGATAATAGTCAAAACTCTGTATCTAAATATGCGCAAGAATTAATGAGTCAGCTCAATGTAGCAGGTGAACAAGAAACTTTATTTAGAAAAGGTAGTATGTTTGCATCTGATAATTTCGATGACTTAATGGAATTAGGCACAACTTTATCTTGCTTAACAGCTTATGGTATAGAAAATGGATGGCAAATAAAAGAAGGTTGGTTTGCTACATTGTCTCAAACTTATGTTAATGATTTAGTTGAAAGATTAAAAGTATCAGGCATCAACAAAGCTAACAGTAAAAAAGAAGATAAAGAAGCAAAATGGGTAAACGAAATATACACAAAGAGAAGAAATGCTATCCTTGCTATAAATGAAATACTATATTCTCCAATGGAATTAGAAGGCGGAAATAGATATGCTGATTTATCATGTGTTGCTGATGCTTTCTGTAAAGTATTCGATACTGATGCTGGTATAAGACTATTAAATATTTTAGACCCTATGGGCAATTATTCAAAAGGCGGATTAAAGAAACTTGCTACTACTGGTGGTGAAAGTGGTGGAGCATCTAGCGGTCACTTTAGTGAAAAAGATGGCTACTATTATGGAGACTCTTCTTATACTACTGACAATGCTGGTGAAAAATTTGATGAAGAAGTATGGGCTGAAGGTAACTTGCCATTATACTTACAAGGATATATTTACGCAGCAGGTTGTTGTCGTACTGGTCAACAATATAATAAGAGCAATAACGACTGGGCTCCACAACAATTTATTAATGGCGATACTAATAAACCTAATATAAGATATAAAGATAACAAAGTAGTTAAAGCATACGACGAAAATGATAAAGACATAAAGAAGATAGCTAAAGATAAGAACTTAGGCATGGAAGATGCTTATTGGTATTATGTAGCTACTGTTGGAGATTTCTTTGGTGCTTGGGGAATAGGTAAATATAATATCAAAAGAATACAAGATATGATGTGTCCTAAAAGCCAAGTTAATTATAAATGTAAAGAAATGTACGATTTAAGTAAAGATCCTAAATGGTGCGAAAAAGGATTCCTTGATCCATATTATAACTACCAAGGTTACAGAAGTAAAAAAGGTCGTGACTATATAAAAGCTATATCTACTAATGCATGCGATAACTGTGTAGCTTTCATACGTGTAGTATTACAAAAGCTAAAAGAAATGCTAATAGATGGTTATTTTATAAGTGAAGTAGATGTTATAGCTGGAAACTATGATCAAGTAAAAAAAGAATGGGACGAATATATTGATCAATGGGATAGTTCCTTAAACTATAATAGTGGTGATCAAGACCACGGCGGAAGTGGCAAAAAGCTACAAGAAGAGGCACTTAATGATGCAATAGAAAAGAAATACGGTATGTCTAAAGAAGATATGGATGCATTAATAGAAGACGATATACCAACTAGTTATTCTCAAATATTTAGTGCTAGAATGATTTATCCTGTAATGTTAATGGCAATAGACTGTAATGCTAAAATAGCTAAGTTAGTAACAAAGAGAAATTATGATGAATTAAATAATATGACTCTTGGTACTTCTGTAGGTACTGCTGACTGTACTCCTATGAATAAATTCTTACAAGCATTAGCTGGAATTAAGATGTTAGGAACAACTATGGAAACAGATACAGATGCCATAACATCAAATGCACAAAAGATATTTAATACTTTAATGCAAGAAATAGCTGAAAACTTCTCTAACGATCCTAGAAGATATGTACTTCATAGTTTCTATGATATGCTTACTACTGATAAGAGAGGTAGATTAGTAAGGGCTTTCCCTACATTTTATATTATATTTGTAGATGAAGGTAGACGTATAGGTACATGGAAATTATACGATAACTTCTACAACATGTCAGCTATAAGCAATATAGATATTGTTAAATCTAGAAAAGTACCAGCAGATACATGCACATTTACTATGAGTAACTTATATACTTCATATGCTTCTACATACGATAATACAGTGTATCAACAATACGTAGATGTATATGGTGTTAAAGATTACTTTAATAGCATATTCTCTCCTCGTGCTTATTTAAATACAGAAGAGATGATACGTGGACGTAAACAATTAACAGATACTACAGTATTAAGTGCAGGTGTTAGAATACATGTAAGAATGGGTTATGGTTCTGATGGTTCTAAATTGCCTATAGTATTTAATGGTAAAATAGCCGAAGTTAACTGCGGTGAAACTATCGATGTAGTATGTCAAGGTGATGGTCATGAATTAATGAATCCATTAAATGCATTTGGTGAACTTGAAGCTAAGTCTCTCGAAGAAGCACAAAGCTGGGTTACAATATGTAAAGATATCCGTGGAGCAATAGCTCGTGGTGGCGAAACTCCTAAGAACTTAGTTGCAAAACTAATGACTGCTAAATACGGTGGCGTAGTTAAAACAGCTATCAGAAAAATGTTTAATAACAGATTCTTCTCTGAAAACCCATTTGGTATATATCATTTCGGAGATAGAAGATTTAAAGATATATTTGCAGATAGTGAAATAGTTCAAAACTTATATGAAGTATCAGATGAAGCTATATTATCAGGCGTAACAGCTTTGGTCCCTGATAAGTCAGAAAGTAATTCGACTCCTACAATCAACTGTTCAATACAAGATAAATCAATGTGGGAAATAGTTAATCTATGCGCTCATGCAGGTGATGATTATTTTGCAGCAATCAGAGACTTTGGTATGAGAAGTACATTATGTATGATGAAAGGTAATCATTATTATGCATATGCTTATAAGAAAGTAAACAGTGTGATTTATGAAAGACGCAAGCCTTTCCAACAATATCATTATTTCGATTCTTATAACGATATAATCTATAATAGCATCGAAGCTACAGAAACTAATATGAAAACTAATGCTGTAGGTACATGGCAAGCAACAGACTTTATCTGGGGACATGAACAAGCTACAGTAGGTCCTGTATATCTAGACATGAATATATATCCTGAATATCAAAAATCTATGACAGTAGATACTGGTCTTATAGCTAGTGGTAACGGCGGTATCGATATACCACTTATAACTGGTTTATCAGAAAGATGGTCAACTGATGCTGATGATGATAAAGTTAACAAGCAATTAGCGAGAAAGATAACTACTAACGTACTTAGAGAATCTGTAAAGGATATGTATGATGGACAATTATGTGTAATAGGAGATCCTTCAGTTAAACCATATGATAGATTTGATATCGTAGATACATATGAAGATATGTCTGGACAAATGGAAGTAGAAACAGTTGTATTTAGTATGAACAGTGAAACAGGTTTTACTACTACAATAACTCCTGATTTAATAGTTCGTGCAGTAGACTGTACTCAAGAAACAAGTTATCAAAATGTAACTGGACATTTCTTAGCTACTGAAGGTATAGCTGTTACAGCTAGATTAGGTATGGCTAAATTAATTGAATCTAGTGCTACAGCAACTTTAACTTCTTCAATAATGTCATCTGCTAAATTAAGCTCTTTAGTAGAAAGCTTAGGTGGAGCGGAAGCTTGGGCAAGTCTTAATCAATTAATAACTTCTACTACGGTTGGAACTGAAACTGCGGGTGTAGCTGCTGTATTATTAAATCCTGTAACATTAATCGAAACAGTTGTTGCTGGTGCTTGTATATTTATAATTGCAAAGAATATTCAAGCTGCTTTATTTAACTGGTTAAGAAACGTTCAGGCCTTAACTGTTTATCCTATAAATAAATATCAAAGACAATTAATAGCTGGTATGGCAGGTCATCGTGGTTCTGTAATGGGTTACCCTTATAAACAATCAAAAGATTCTATACAAGCTATGATAATGGCAGGTTATGAAAAGATAACTGATGTGCCTATAGTTGGTTCATTAACTAAATCTTTCTGTAAAGGCTCAAATGTAGATAGCGTATTTGAACATTGGAGAGAATCTTTAGGTATAGCTCAAATGTCTAACGATACTAATTTATCTATAGAAAATCTATATCAAGAAATATGTGGTTATGCTTCAAAAGAGTATTCATCTAATGGAGCTGAAATACAAGCCCTTAAATTCAAAGATAGATTGTTGAGTTTTGATACTAAAGGCAAAACAGATCAAACATTCTTACTTTATCAAATAGGTGGTATCGATGATCCAGATAAAAAAGAATACGAAAGTTTACCTCCTGATGAAAAGAAAAAAGTAACAATAAAAGAATTGCCTACAAATAAGAGAGTTTTAGCATTAACTCCTATAGAAGATGATGATGAAATTAAGCTTGCTAAAAGTGGTGGACATTCTGTTATCAAAAACTTTAAGATAGCTCATGCAACTAGTGCCTTAGAAGTAGGTATGAAATTTGAAGGTGGAGATAGAGTTATTAAATATATCACAGATAATGAAGGTAAAGTTTTCGACTTACCTATGATACAAACAGATGCTATATATGTAATAAAAGTAATAATGCAAGATGAAGCTCTACAAGGAGCAGAACTTACTTTTAATAGTGGTACTAGAGTTAATGATTCACGTTCATGGAAAAGTACAGGATTTGCATTCGTACTTGACTGCGATAACAAGGATTCATTAATAACAGCAATTAAGAACGCTAGAAAACAAACAGATTGCGAAACATTAGGACCAAATAGTAAAAAAATAAAACGTCATGTATTTTCTTATCAAGACACTGATAATGGTGTTGCAATAACAGTATATCCAGGAAAGTCAGGTGAATAATATGTCAAGTTTAAAAAACACAATACGTTCTAACGTAGTTAATAGAAGCGATAAATATAATATATCTCAACAAAAGATAGCTAAAGTAATTGAGATATCAAATTCAAATTGTTACACCGTCTCTGTTATAAACAGGGACGGTGCTAACACAGTAGAATATAATGTTGCCATAAGAAAAGATAATAATGATAAAGGATTAGTTAGTTGGGAACCAGCTGTTGGTGATCTAGTTAATATAGCTGAAGACGGTAGACGTTTTGTTATAACTGGAAGATATGATAGCTCAGTTAATAATAGCACTAATTATGATTATTACAGCAACAGTATAAATAGTACATTAGGTGGATTTCTACAATAGATAAGGAGTGATGTATATGAGTTTAGAAGATAGCAAAGATAATTTATTTACTAAGGCCGTTGCACAATCAGAGAAAGCTGATACTAATACATCTAAAGGTATTATAAATAAGAATTCTGGTTCATCCATGGTTTATGATAAAGAAGGTAATGTTAACTTATCATCTGGTAATTATACGCAATATAAACATAATGCTAAAGCAGGTTCTGCTACAGAAATAAGTTTACACTCTAATACAATAACTGTACAAAAAGATATTGTAACTAGTGACTTGTGCGTAAACTATCATAAGCTTAATTCTCAATTATATGAGTTAACTAATATGAAAGAAGTTATGAATACTTCAATAGGGAACTTAACTATGATGGGTACAGTACTTGTTAAAGTTTGGGAGCCAACATTACAGAAGTGGGTTCTTATAAGACGTCAAGTTCGTGTACCAGTATTTAGTAATATACTAGATCCTTATGCTGTAGATAAAAATATAGATTTAGATCTAGATGATGCTTATGACAATATAGCTGATTATAAAATATCTAAAGATAATTCAAGAAAATAGGTGATACAGTATGATAGATTTTCAATTAAATAAAAATGGAGATTTGTTGTTTGAAGAATCACAGGTCTTAAATAATAGTTTTGAATTAAACTTCTTTGTATCTAAAAGTGATACATTAGCTATAAATTTTTATACTGAAAATCTATCTTCGTTCTCATATTTAGAGAATCATAAAGAAGATAGAATATTGAATCCTGGTATATGTTTAAATTTATATATCAAGAAAACAGAAAATAATAAAGAAGTTGTAATAGCTAAAGATGAAGATTATATTGAACAACAGATAAAAATAAGACTTCAAACTGCATTAGGCACGCTGTTAAACAATGAAGACATAGGATCTGATTTAGATTTATATAAACATAATATAATTGCGGATAATGATAATTTTAGTATTATTAGAGAAAGTGCTAAAAGAGCTATAAGCGATATTTTACCAAATGCAGAAATTGATGTTCAAAAAATAGAAACTATCTACTTAGATTATAGTAATAGTTTAATGATAACAATCAAAAACGATGATTATAATTACTATTATTATGTATAGGTGGTGATTAAAATTAAAACATTATTAGAAATATATAAAGAATTGAAAGAAACTTTCTACCAAAAAACCAATATAGATATTGGAAGAGGAACTGTAATTGATATGTTCTTTTCTGCAATAGCAGATCAATTTTCTACAATATATCAAACCATAGAAGATAATAAAAAGCCATATTTATTTACAGAACAAACTGGTGATGAATTAGACAGTACTGGTTATTTTGTTTCTTTGCCTAGGATAGATGGCGAGAGTGACGAGAATTATAAATATAGATTAATGAACTGGAATTTAAGACATGCGTCATGTAACTCTACAGCTATAAATGATAAATGCAAAGAATTAGAATTCTCTACAGCTGCTAATTATGTTCAATATACTAAAGGAGTAGGTACAGCTACTATTTATTTGACTCCTTTATCTTACGATGAAGATGATATTAGATTAGCTATAGACGAAGCTACTGATAAAGTATCTACTGTTATTAATCCATCATCAAGAGTCGAATTTAGAGTTCCTACTCCTGTTGATGTAAAATTTGTTGCTTATTTAAAAATTAAAACTGATGGAGATCAATATATTATTAAACAAGAAGTAAGTGACAAAGTAAAAGATTATGTAAATAGCATTGCTCCAGGCGATTATCTAGAACTTGGAGACATTAACGAAATAGGATTAGCAGTAGATGGTGTTGAATATTTCAATATAGTTCAAGTATATTTAGATGACGAAGAATCTACTGATTTTGAAATCTTACAAACAATTAAAGCAAGATTTGTATATAATCAAATAATATGGTGGGATGTTGAATCTTAGAAGGGTAAGGTGATAGAATGTTTGATTACGAAAAAATGATTAAACGTGCAATTAACTTTTTCCCTACATGGTCAGATATAAGAAAAAGACATTCTAAATCTACAGGTGGTAAATTACTAAGTACAGTAACAGAACAATCTTTAGATATAGAAAAAGCTATCCAAGAATATATTGATTCTTATTTTTTAGATAGAATAGAAGGTCACAACATTGTGGCCTTTTCTTATATGGCTACTATAGGGATTATGCAAGATACTGATAATGTAAAAGTTGTATATAATAATACAAATTATAAGTTAACATTAGATGTTGATGAGTTTCTAAATGCTACTGATAACTATTTATCTTATTATGAAAATGGTAAGATATATATCAGAGAAGAAGTGTATAACGGAAATAATACTATAACAATATATGTTGATAATGATTGTCTTGATTATGAATTAACTAGAATTCATGTTTGGAATATATATGATGAGTTCGCATGCTTTATAGGAATGGAAAGACATGAAGGTGAATCTAACGAAGATTTATATAAACGTATGATTTACTTTAATGAGAATAAACCTAATGCATCTGAATCAGGATTAAAGAATGCTATAATGTCTGAACTATTAATAGATTGTCCAGATCTTAAAAGAGAAGACATAAAAATAGAACCTGTCGATGCTGTAAACTTACGAAAAGCATATAAAGGTTACAGCGAATTACTTGATTTATTAAATGAAATGAACAGAGATGTTTATAGATGGAAAAGATGGGATCTTGATGAATGGCAATATGATTTTAAAAGCATAGAGTATTTACCTTATAAATGGGACGAAGCATTAACTAAGTGGCAAAATGGCATAGGCTATGGAGATGACTTAAAAGTTATTTTATCTAATAATGTCAATAAAACCAATGCCGACATAACTCTTTATTCTAAAGATAAAGAAACGTTAAATGCTTATATAAGAAACAAAGAGATATATAAGAACGTTAAATTAACATTCCAGAAATATAATCAAAAGTTAAATAGCGTAAATGTTAAGTATCGCTTAAAAGCAGCTCCTATGAAAATAATAGATCCAGGTGCTATAAATCTTAGTATATATAGTTCTAATGAAGTAACAGAGACTTTAAAATTACAAGATGTATATAAATTCGGTACAGATATAACAAGAACGGATGGTTCTAAAATAACTGATGCTTACAGATACAGATTACAATTTGTTCCTAAGAATAATAATTATAACATAGAAATATACAGAGCTACTGTAGCATACAGACACAAAACAACTAAAGCTATATTAAAGACAGAATCATTATTAAAGAATGCCAACGGATTTGTATTAAATTCTTCTGGTACATTAGCATCTACATCTATAAGCAAAACAATAAATAATATAAATAATATGGTTACTTCTAACTATTTGACTAATGTAGACAAAGGCGGATTTACTATAAGAAATGGTTACACAAATGGTTCTGGAACTATTAATATAAATGGTTATGGAAATCAAACAATAACTTTTACATCTAATTGTGAAATGAGCGACTTAGCTCATTCTGATATAGTAACTAAAGGTTGCTTATGGAGAGATAATGATTTAATACTTAGAACTGACTATGATGGCTATAAAGAAATAACAATAGATATAGAAGCTAACAAGTTCTCGTTTACTTTAAATACAGACACTACTTTAGATTTTTATATGTTTGATTATGAAGATAATAAATATATACCACACAGTATATCTGGAGCAGGCAGTGTATTTGAAACAGAAGAAACATTGACTCCTCGAAAAATTAAGATGTTCTTAAAATTAAAGAATATGATAGAAGTATCTCTTGGCAACTTTAAATATAATAATTATACAATTAAGTTGTCTGCAGCAAATGGAGCTCTTGTGGCTGTTGAAAATAATGACAGAACTTTCATATTACCTGATTATATACAAAATAAATTGTTTATAGAAATGAAAACTGAAAGCTCACATGCTCCTGTAATCAATTCCATAGCTATAGGAAGCGACGTACTTAATAATTACTATACTACAGATGTAATAACATATTTAAATAACTACGATAGAATATTAGATATAGATTGCAACTGTGATTGTACGCTTATTAAATATGATGCTAATGATATAGAAATAGAACGAATAGATAATTATGTTTCTTCTTCTTATTATAAAGCTACAAGCAACGATTCTTATATTAGATTAAATCTAGATGATTGGGATGAAGTATATTCAGTAATAAGCGAAACTGGTTCAATTGATTTAATAGAAGAAAGCGGACAATACTTCTACAACTTATTATTATCTAACGGAGAAATAGCTACTGCAGTTACTATAAATGGTATTAAGCATGTTGACCCTGTAGTCGTTTCTTTACACGATATATTAAAGAGCCAATTCGAAGGATATGACATAACTAAGAATAGAGTATATTGTAGTAAATTAGCTGATGGGTTAATAATAAGTACTGGTAATACAACATCAGACTTTGAGATATTTAAAATAAACAGCGATTACTTTAAAAGAAAGAATGCAGTTAAATATGTATTTGAAGATATACCATCAGACATAAATGTAATATGGGGTACAGATGATATACTAGTTGACGGCTTCTCTAATACTCATGACTTTGATTATATATCTTTCTATCCTGTAAACTCTGTCATATCTACAGCTATAAACGAATATAATTTATTCTTAAATGAGATGAAAGAAATACCTGTTGTTAATAATTTCTCTCCTCTAATCGATACTACTTCATTAAACTTCTATACTGTAGAGCCTTATGTAGGTTCTGACCCTATAGATATTAGATTTTATCCATTTGATAAACAGAGAGAATTTGATGAACTTAAGAACTGGTCTGTAGGTATTAAAGAGTTATATATCAAATATGACGCTGATTTATTTAATATAGAAGCATATGAAATACAAGAAACAGTTATTATAAATAGAATGAAGTTAAGCAATTATATGGAAATAGCTGACATGTATAGTTTAAGTGATAACTCTGTTTTATATACTCAACAATATGTTATAATTCCTCCAGATAATGCAGAGATAATATATAAGACATATGATGGAACAGATGAGACTTCAGATTTAATTATAGACGAAACTGTTGACGTAGATAATTATTTTGTAAAGCTTAAATATGCAAATATAGATAGAATAGTACAGTTAAATGAATATTACAATTATACTGATTATGACCCATATGAAGATTATAAAGTTCTACACGATCAAGGAATTATAGTATGGCCTGCTTACGAAAGAGATAAAGATAAGAAGATAACTGTTCATATAAGATATACAATTAAGAAACCTATTGCTTTAGTATATACAGAAGATGCTTTATATGAAGCTGTATCTTACGTTGTAGATGCTTATAAAGAATTGTCAACTTATACTATATTCAATATAGAAAATGGAGATAAATACGATTTACGTAACTTAGAAGATTTTAAAGATTGTGATTTGGTATACGTTAACTGCAGCGAACCATCATTTGAATCTATGATGGTAGATACATATCTTAAATTTAATAAGTTTGCTGAAGAGAATACAGTCCTAGTTAAGACGGGATACTATTACATAAATGGAAAAGAATATTACTTATTTAGCAATGACGGTACTCTTGATATAGATACTTATACAGGACTTAACTCTGTTAATGCTAAATTAAGAAATGGCGAAATAGAAACTTATAAAGCTACTGATAATTATGTACGTAATTCTGCCATGAATCTACGAGGCATGAATAATTTATATGGATTTAACTACAATAAAGAAACTATATATGGAATATCTAACTTTGGCAAATATACTGCATGTAATAGCTTTAATGAATGGAATACATTCGGTGTAAGATTAAGCTTAGTATCTAATTTAGAAAACTATGAATTAAATGATGTGGCTTTAGAATTTAACTTTGAAGAAGATTGGGGCTATGCATATATAGATATAACAGATTATTTATATGATGATATATCTTACATAGGATACATGGCTTATGGTTTAGATGTATATATCGGAGTAGAAAGACCATATAAAGACGTTAGATTTAGTCGTGCATTAAATATAGAAATCGGCGATCCTATTAAGAGTGCTAGTTATATATACGCTAGTGAACTACAAAGAGAAGATAAATGCAGATATTATTTAGTTGTCAAAAACAATGTACATAGTACATATGATCACAAACTTCTAGACGATATCATAATAACTGATGATAAAGATAAACTTTATTCTTCTACTGTACATATGAAGAACTTAGACATATTAGGATTAAATATTGAAAACCAAAAGACAGAAACTACATGCTACAGAATGGCTATCAAGTCTAATAAATACTGTGATTGTAAAGGTGCTAGTTTATGTTCAGATGGTTGCATAAAAACTACTTCTAATATAGATTGGGGATTAACAATATTAGCTAAATACGAAACAAAAGAAGAGTTCACTACTTGTGAATTAGACAACTTAATATTAACTAATAACTATGTACAAGCTTCTCATACTGGTTACGGATATTTAACTACACAACCTATCTATATAGAAAATCCTAATACTATAAAACGTCTATTCTATAAACTTAATAATATCAATACTGAAGAAATGTCAGGACTAAAATTTGCTATATATACTTCTAACACAAAAGATGGAGTATACAGTCCTAATAAATATGAAAATTCTAATTACGGATGTATTGATAATAAGGATATAGAAATGTATATAAAAGTTAAAATTGCAATACCTGCAGGTAAGATATTAGACAATTTAATATTATTTGCAGAGTATCGTTCTGATAAAGAAAACTTATTAATGGCTCCTACTTGTGAAAGAGGTAATTTTATATCATACGTTTTTGATGCTCAAGAGAATCTAAGTTATAAAGTTAAATCTATAAGTTTAAAAGCTATAAGTAATATAAATGATGTAAATCTTTATGTAAGAGCGTCTTCTGATAAATATAGTGCTGATGTTTGGGGTGATTGGAAACTGCTTAAATTTAATGCTGATGGCAAACTAATTAATACAGTTAAATGGAATTCAGCTAGATTCTTCCAAATTAAAATAGCAATTAATAACAGAAACGGATATATAGATTTAGATTATATAGATTTAGAGGTGATATAAAGTGATAAAACCTACGGCTAGAGTAGAAATAGATAATGGTATCAAGTTTTATGAACAGGATGTCTTATTTGATGACTATACATATAAAGGAGATACAGATATAACAGTTACTGTCGACTATGCTAATCCAGGCTTTGGTATAGCACTGCTCGACAGTGCTGGTACTTATTTAGCACAAAAAAGAGAATTGCTAATGTTCAAGCTTGGAGTAAAGTTTGTAGACGTATACTATCGTAATCTTGATGATCTTGACAGTATAAATAATCCTATACAAGGAAGTTTGAATGCTGCATATGCTAAATGTTATACAGAGAATTTAGAGTTTAAAATCTCTAAGCGTGATAACCAATACACTATTTATGTTGGCGGGCAAAAAATAGCTATATATAATTCTCAATGCGATTTAGATAGTTTTAATGTAGCATATTATTCTGTTAAAGATAATGTTATTAAAGACATAGCTATTGCTTCTTCTGTTCCTTATGACTGGAATGTTAATATGACTAATACTCATGGCGGATACATAGAATTTAATGAAGATGGATTCGAACTTAAGGGATGTAAATACAATGCCGAAGTAGAACAATTAAATATAGAATTAGAAAAAGGTACATATTATTTGAAATATAATAAGTCTGATTTATGTGATATTAAGCCTTATGTTATGTATTCAAATGACGAAAGAATTGTCGACGATGAAAAGAATATATTGAACTCCAATAGGACATTTACATTACCAATGGATTCTAAAGTGTCATTGAAATTTGTTGGAACCAATGGTTCTATAAATGATATAGCAATTACAACTGCAAAGAATAATAGTTACATTCAAACAACTCCCGAGACAGGTGATTTTGTAAAGATAGAACGTAGCTATTTAGAATTTGATTTAAAAGAATTAGCTAAGATTGAATTTGACGCTATCGTTTATTTCGTTCCAGGAGATACGGATTTTAGCCCAACTGAATATGCAATAGTCAATATATTAAACAGACATTATGGATTAAATGATTTAGGATTATCCGTCGGTATTAAATATCATTTTGTTTATGAAAATGGACAATTAATAAGTAGTAATGAAGTTAACGCTAATAAGTTTACTCTTCCTATTGATAGTCTTAAATTTATTATGTTTGATAATGTAAATGCAATAATAACTAATTTAATACTTACTGATAAAGATGGAAGTCAAACTAATGTAGGCGTTCAATTTACAACTACTAAATCAGTTCCAGGACTTATCAAATCTCCTATTGTAGTACTTAATAAGCATAATGATCCTTTAGACTTAAGTGCATCTTTTAGAATTGTAATGCAAAATGATTCTCCTTATTATATCTTTACTAATACAGAAAGAGAAATATTTAAAGCAGATAGCTTAATAAAGCTAAACTCTTTGCCTATAAATAATTCAGGAGCAATCATTATATATGGCATTCCTAAAGATGCTATGCTTGATATGGATAAGTTATATTATATACCAGAACGCGGTAAAGACAATATAGATTTATGTTGCAATATATATGATGTAATGTACGAAGGTGATGAATATCAAGTATATATTGATTATACAACAGGATACGTTACTATACGTAATCCAGAAAAGTATAAATATTTTATTGTAGATTATGTGAAGCTAGATAGTTATTGCATTAATTACAATTATGAATATAACAGCTATCTTGTAGAAATAGCTACAGATGATAAAGAAGGTATTAACGTAATTTACGATAACACAGAAAAGAAAAATGGTTCTTATGAATATATCAATGAACAAAAATATTATGATACTAAATTAGTTCCATCAGAGAACTGTTACATAGTAATAGGAAGATAGGAGGTGCAATATGAAAATTTATCCGTCTAATCATAAAATAAAAACTATAACAACATCTCGTGTAGATACTGATTTAAATATACCATTAGCATATATGGATATTGATTACAGTAAATACAATATAGATAAATTGCCTAGTGAGTATTTCAGTACAGATTCTATGACTCCATTAATACCTGGACAAGAATTAGAGAATGGTAAAGTTAAGATATTTAATAGATACAAAGAAGAAGCTAATACTACAAATTTGATACAGTATACAAATCAAAAATGGTACTATATGCCAAATAATATTATTCAATATACTCCTAAGTTCTTCCTATGGAAAGCCATGGTAAAAAAGAGTATGAGCTATTGTATAGATACAGTTTATAATTTAAATATTAATTGCTATAACGAATATATGTCTAATAGCTTATCTCCTGTATTTACTGGTGCTTCTGATAATGGATATGTTCCTAGTAATATTAAGATAAACGATAACCAATTAACAGCAGATACATTCATGAATATGTCTTTAGAAAAAGCAGACTTCTGTTTTATAGCAACAGCCAATGCTGCATATTATGATGATGAATGCACTCAACAAATAGATATAAATGAATATTTCGAAAAGGGATGTAATTTATGGATAGCATGTGAAGATGCTCGTTCTTTTAATGAGAACTATGAGATGTTATCATCTATAGACAACGTAACTTATCATTTAGATTCTCCTATTATTAATTCTAATGCTTCTATAATGTGCGACACATATTTTAATCTTAATCGTATACATGAAGTAACTGGAATTAGTGTACATAATATATTTAATAAGGACGCTACATCTCCAATATTAATTCTAGAATATACAAACGGAGGCTTCGTAATTATATCTCACATAAGCTTATTTGATTCTAATCATCAATCAGCAGGATTCCCTATAATATTTGAAACATTAATGTACGTATATATGAATAGCTATAAATCAAGTGATTATATAAAAGAATGGATTACATATAAAGTCCCTGATTATGAAGTAGTTGGCAATACATTGACTGTAAAGAATAACTTTACTTCTAATACAAATCTATCAACTTACTTTGGAATTAATTCTAATGATATGTCTCTTGTCAATATAAGTATCATAGATGATCCTAATACTAGAACTGCGGTATCAGATACAGATTTGGATTATTCAACTAACGCTATTAAATGTATAGGTCAGAATAATAATAGACTTATGTTTGAATTAGATCCTGACTTAAAAATAGATGGCTATACTGAACCTGATCGTCCTAATGGCTGGAAATCTATATACTACAATGGACAGATATATTATTTGAGCGTACTTCATTATTTAATAGAAACTGATCTTACAAATAATATCTACATGATTGAAGAAAATGATAACTTGAAGATATTAATCTATGCATTTAAGAGTAGTTCTCTTGGTATAAATGTTGCTAAAAGTACAACTATTACAATACCTTATATAATAGCGAATATTGATTCTGGAGAGACAATAGTACAAAGAATAAGAGAAGCTAATTATTCTGTATATTATGATAAAACTGCTGACAGTATTTCTTATTGTTTCTCTGAAGATTATATAGAAAAAGATGAACAATACTTGCTATTTACAGTTTCTGTTAGTCAAACTTCGGATGCTATAACTATGTATGATATAAGACAGCTAGGCGGAGGATTGCCAGAAGGTGAGCCTGATAATTACAATCTATTCGACATAGGTCATATTAATGGACGACCATATAGACAAGCAGGAACACTTATAATTACATTGCCTAGCAGATACAAAGAATATGAAGATAGAATCATGAATGTAGTTAAGAAATACATGGTAGCAGAAGACTATCCTGTTATATTTTTTGAAGATGAGGAGGTATAATAAATGGCCAAGAAATTAAATATTATAGATTTTGACTATGGAGTACGTAGCGAAGAAATACAGGAAAATTTTGAGATACTACAAGATGAAATAAACAGGGAAAGAATAAGTATAGGAGGTCCTGGTATAGCTAATGGTTTAGACATAACTGTTACTGCTAACGAAAATGATTTCTATATTACAGTATCTTCTGGGACTATAATCACTAAAGACGGTGAGGAAATATTTATAGAAGAACAAACTATAGATATAGAAAGACCTATGCTTTCACAACAATGCGAATATCTTGTAGCAGATACAAAGAATCAAATAACATTAAATGAGGTTCCATATTCATTCTTCAGTAGATACGAACCTGTTGAGTTTAGTGATTCTTATTTGCCAACAGCTTCTGGTATAGATATAAACTACGTAAATAGCATAGCTACAGATGACGGTATAAGAGTTAAAGCTATTAAAGATAAGACATTGACTCTTACTGGTCTAATAAAAAGAAGTTTAAAAATAAAATACTACAGCACAGCTGATAGAATAGATACATTATATATAGACAATAACAATCAACTACAAGTCAAAGTTTCATCAATTACATCTACAACACCTTCAGCTATCTTACCTGATAATTACAAATACTTAATAGCATATTTACTTATTACAAGTGATTATAAAGAAAATAGTGAAGATACTCCACATGCTAATATATTAATCAAAAAGGATTTACGAGATAAAAGAAATCTTTATACTGACAGTAATGGTGTCTTATATATCTGTGGTATTCCATTTGACGATTTAGAATTTATAAATATGGAAGAACCAGAAGATCCACATGAAAATCAATTATGGTTAAATCTTAATAACAATACTTTATATGTATATAAGAAAGTAGATAGCTATTTCTATAAAAAGACTATAGAAGTAACAACAGATTTTCAAGATGGACAAGACGAAGTGGATTATAAAACTAATATCGCATATAAAGTAGAACAAGGAGAATTATCTGTATATGTAAATGGCGTGCGTCTTACTAAAGATATTGATTATGTAGAAATGTTTGGTGGCATTCCGTCTACTAATCAGACAATATTAAAAGATTCTGAATCAGATATATTCAGAATCTATAAATCATTATACATAGGAGATAAAATAACATACTGCATAAATATTAAAGAAAGCGGTATGATGTGGGTTCCTGTAAATAAAGAGTCATATGTTAATACAAAAGAAATAAAATATTATGGTGTACATGATACATGGCCTGGAGGCAATTATTGGCAAACAAAACTTGCTAAAGATCTTGGAGAAAATGAGAACTATCCATATAAATATCAATTCTTCTTCTTCGATGCAGAACAAGATAGACGTATGCTATTTACTCCTAATAGACATGAAGTAGATGTATATGTAAATCAATTCCCATTACACAGCGATCAATATATAGAATTAACTCTTGATAATGTATTTGATTATGCTCCACAATGCGTAATTGATTCATTATTTAAAGATGAGAATTATCATTGGGCTAACTATAAGACTACCGCTCTTAATAAAGATGAAGATACTGGTCTTGGAATCATGTTAGTTGAGCCTCTTGATGCAAGATACAGCGAAGGCTTAGAAGATGAATTAAGATATGATGAACTAGGTACTCCATTAATAGAAGAAGACTTATTCGTAGAAATAAGAGTTAATCGTTCAGTAGTAGACACTCCTAGTAAACGTAAGTTACAACGTATAGCAACTTATATCAATGAAGATGATATTGTAGTTGAAGATCCTAATATAAAGAATATAGATATTAAAACAGGTTATTATAGATATGGCGAAAAGCAATTGGAAGTATATCTTAACGGCGTGCGTTTAACAGAAAACGTTGATTATATTGAAGGTACAGATATAGGAACACCTGATGCAGATTTATTAAATAAGAATCTTGAATATCTAGATAGCTACGATACATCAGTAGCAATGAGAGATAAAGGTACTCCAAGCCGTAGATTTACAATACGTAGACTATTAAATACAGGCGATAACATAACTTATAGAATAACTAGTACTTACTACAGTTATGATCATATAAATAGTTTACTTGATTCTATAGATGTAGACTATGAAGAATTCAAAACTGCAATAGATAGTTTTGGTACAAAACTTGATGAGCTTGAAGCTAGCTTTGGTAGTTCAATAATGAATATGCAAACTACTATAAATCAAATAGCTGGTAATCTATCACAAGATCAAGATACATACCTAACAGTAAACAGTGTAATAAAAGAATCACAAATCAATGCTGAATTCTCAGCTAGAGTCCCACAAACACTTAATTTTATTAATGCTTCAATAAAGAGTGATGGAACAACTAAGTCTTATACAGTAGGTAGCTTAAATAATGATACTTACAATATAAGAGAAAAGGACTATGTACAACTTATACATAGAATGAAAGAGGGTACAGAGTTCTTAAAAGATAGATTCTTAATTCGTGATGAAAACTATACTCTAGAAGATGTCGTTGTAAATAATAGCTATTCTGTTACACAGCTTACGATATCAGATAATTACATTGGTAATATAAGTGACGGAGATGAACTTATAATAACAGGAATAAGATTCGGAAGGGAAGGTAGATAGTTATGACAGTTAATATAACTTGGTTCATCAATGAAGATGATGCTTTTGAACCAATTAATACATATACTGCAGACGGAGCATATACTCCAGGTGATTACTTAGAAAAGGTTATTAGAATTTATAACAATTACAACGGTGCTACTGATATAGATTCTGCAGTTAACGCTAAATTAGTTGTAGCATTCAAATCATATGAAGACAATTTTTTATTAAATTTATTCCAAGTATCTATCGATGGTGTGAATTATTTTCCTCTTACAATCAATATAGATAGAGGCGAATATGAATTAGGTACTTTAACTGGCTACGCTAATAATGGAGGCAGTGATTCTTATAACTGCAAGACTATTTATATTAAGATCGGCCCTATTCCTGACAATATAAAAAGTAGTCTCAAATCGGTAATATTTTATTTAGAATATGACAAATAAGAAAGGAGACATATTACATGCTAACAAAAACTCAAACCCTTGCCGCTATTCAAAAATCATTAATCAAATACAATGACTTAGTGGCTAATCAAATTGATTCCAAAATAAGCGCTCATAATACTTTAGCTTCTGCTACTGCAAACGGACATATGTCATCAGGTATGGTGACTAAGTTAAACAGTATAGCAGACGGAGCTGAAGTAAACCAAAACGCTATATCAAAAATTAAAATAGGCGATGATACTGTAACTGCTGCTGGTAAAGAATCTACTGCTACTTTTAAAGGTAGTAACGGTATATCTGTATCATTTGATAAAGATAATGCTATAGAAATATCTGGAGCAGATGCTGTTGGTGCTGCTAATAAAGTTTCGTCAGATTTATCGTCTTACAAAACTACTGTTGCAAACACTTACATGCCTAAGTCAGGTGGCACTTTTACTGGTATTATCACATTATCTGGCGCTCCTACATCTAACTTACATGCTGCTACTAAAAAGTATGTAGACGATAAAGTTACTGGATTAAGTATAGGAGATTACATGCCTAAATCAGGTGGAACATTCACAGGAACTGTTACACTATCTGGAGCTCCTACTACAGATTTACAAGCAGCAACTAAGAAATATGTAGACGATGCTGCTGCTGCAGCTGCTGCTAAAGTTGTTGATTCGGCTCCTGATACATTAAATACTTTAAACCTATTAGCTGAAGCTTTAGGCGATGACCCTAAATTTGCTACTACAATAGCTACTCAAATAGGTACTAAAGTAGATAAAGTAGACGGTAAAGGATTATCAACTAATGACTATACTACAGATGAAAAGAATAAATTAAAAGGTATAGCATCTGGTGCAGAAGTCAATCAAAATGCATTTGCTACTATAGCTGTTAAAGTAGGAACAACTACTACTAATGTAGAAGCTGACGCTAAACAAGATGTATTAACATTAACACAAGGAGATAACGTAACATTAACTCCTAATGCTACTAATGATACAATAACTATATCTGCAAAAGATACTACATATCCTGAAGCAACTACAAGCGCACACGGTTTAATGAGTACTGGTGATAAAGACAAATTAAATAAAATAGCTGCAGGTGCAGAAGTTAACCAAAACGCATTTTCAACTGTTAAGGTAGGAAATACTAGCATAGCTTCTGGTGGTAAAACAGCTACATTAACATTGGCAGCTGGTTCTAATGTTACTTTGACTCCAGATGCAACTGGTAAAAAAGTAACAATAGCTGCTACAGACACTACTTATCCTGAAGCCTCACAATCAGCTCATGGTCTAATGAGTGCAAGTGATAAAACTAAATTAGACAGTATAGTAGCTGAAGCAGATGTTTCTGATGAAGAAATAACTTCTATGATAGCTAATGTTCAAACTGCTATAAATGCATAATAGAAAATAGAATAAATAGAATATAGGCACAAAAATTTTTATATTCTTGTGCCTATATTTTTAATAAAAATAATATATTAATTATTATAATGAAAGGAGATAACGATTGAATGCTTACTAAAACTCAAACAATGAATGCTATTCAAAAATCGTTAATAGCATATAAAACGAATGTGTTAGATAATTTATATACTAATCAAAATGCATTCTCTAATGTAAAGGTTGGCAATACTACTATTGCTGCTGATTCAGCTACTGATACATTAACATTAACTGCTGGAAATAATATAACTTTGACTCCTAATGCAACTGATGATAGTGTTTCTATAGCTGCTAAGGATACTACTTATACAACTAGTTCTCCTATATCACTATCTGGAACTACTATCTCTCACGCTACATCTGGAGCATCAGCTGGTAGTTATGGAGATAGTACTAATCAAACTCCTGCTTATGGAGCAACATTTAAAGTGCCATATTTAACAATAAATAATACTGGACATGTAACAGGTATATCTGAACATACAGTAAAAATACCTGCTTCAAATAATACAGATACTAAAATGAATGTAACTCTTAACACTACTACTAAGGCTTATCTTGTAGGTGTTTCTACAACTCCTACTACAACAGCTAAAGCTTTAACTGGTATAGCAGATACAGGCGTTTATCTTGATACTACTGCTGGTAGTTTAACAGCAACTACTTTCAATGGAGCTCTTAGCGGTAATGCTACTAGTGCAGATAAAGTTAATAATCAATTAAATATTGTATTAAAAGCAATACAAGGAGGAGCAAGAACATCATATGATGGATCTTCTGTTCAAACAGTTCTTATAAATCCATCAAGTATAGGCGCAGCATTTGAAAGTCATACACATAGCCAATATGTAAACCCAAATTCATATGGCTATATATTTATAGGTGATGATGAAAACATTAGTGCTACTGGCACAGATGATGTAATAGCTTTTAAACCTGGAGATGGTATAAATATCAGTTTTGGGACTTCAGATGTTGCAACATCTTCAGTATTAATTGCTAATGCTGGTGTTAGAAGTATATCTTCAGGTAGTACTAATGGTACTATATCAGTTAATACAGGCGGTACAACAGCAGATGTAGCAGTAAAAGGATTAGGAACTGCAGCATATACAGCATCAACAGCTTATGCATCTTCAAGCCATACACATAAATATGCAGGTTCATCATCAGCAGGTGGTACTGCAACAGAAGCTGCTAAGACAACTGGTACACTTACTATACAAGGTAATGGTATAAGTATTAATACATTTAATGGTTCTGCAAATAAAACAGTAAATATTACACCAGCTAATATAGGTGCTGCTACTAGCAGTCATACCCATAGTGGATATGCATCTTCTACTCATGCTCATGGACTACTTAACAGTGATTTTACGAAAGAAGTAAATGGTTCTACTGGAGGATGGGAATTAATAAATAGCACTAATACTGGTTATTTATTAACATCACTAAGAGGTGGTAATTCTGTTCCAGATTGGTTTAACTCACCATATGGTTCAGGTATCATATTTGGTGGTTCTGATACAAAGGGTGTATTGTCAATGTCTTATACTTCACCTTCAATAACATTTGCAGGCGGTGCATCATCTCCTTCTTGGAATTTAAAAATAACTGGTTCAAACAATAAAACATATAATCTTAATGATTATGCAACAAACGATGTAATCTTAACTCTACAAGGTTATGTAAGCACTTTACAAAGCGATGTAAGTACTTTAAAAACTCAAATGGGAGATGTAGAAAGTATATTACAAGAAATTAACGGAGAATAGGAAAGGGTGATAAAATGGCAATATCAGATGAATTAGATTTAACGTTACAAACAAAAGAAGGTCTTAAAGGAGTTATAGAAGATAACGGTCAGACTGCTCCTACCAAGTTCTCGCAATATCCTGCAGTACTTGATAATATAATAGATAATATGAGAAGCCAATTAAAAATAGCGGATTTTATAATTATCAATGATGATACAACTCTAGCATCATTAAATAGTTTCTTTGAATTTTTACCTTCTGTTCCAGCAGGTTCTACAACTACTACACAAGCTACGGCTGAAGTAACAACATCAAACTTAAACGTAAGAGCTTCTGGTTCTTCTAGTGGTAGTTATGTAGGACTATTGGTTAAAGGAGATGTTGTTAATGTATATGGCACAGCATCTTCAGGATGGTATAAAATAAATCAATGGCGTAGTAGCTCTACTGGTGCATTAACAAATCATGGAAGTAGTTATGCTTATATATCTAACAGTTCATCTTATGTAACATATTATCCTTCTACTACAATATCTAATAAGAAACAAATAGATATAAGTAGTACAGATGGTACTTCTGTACAACAAAAATGTAATTACGTATTAGCTGAAACTAAAGGCTGGGAAGTATTATTTGACGAAACTTATAAACCAGGAACAGGTTCTTCTGGAGCTTCAACTACAACAGAAAGAACTACTGATTATTCATTTAATAACTGCTATACAGATAACTATTCTTCAAGCAGTTATGGTAGTAAAGTTGCTACAAATACTTCAACAGTAAGACAAGGTTATTATTCTGGATACTATTATTATAAAGGTAATTTCAGATTTACAAGTTCTAGACTTTCTGAAATTAAGAGTGTCTTAAATAATTCAACTGTAAAATCTGTTCAAATATATGTACAAAGAGCAAATACTACACATGGTACGTCTGGCTCAGCTACATTAAAACTATATGCATGTAACAGTTCAGGTTCATATTCTGATGTTTTAGTAGATGGCTCAAGTACATTAGCTAGAGGCGGAGGCAAATGGATAACATTAAGTAGTGATGTAGTTAATGGATTCAAGACTGGTAAATATGATCACTTCAAAGCATATTATCCTTCTACTAGTTTATCATATTATATAGTATTTGCATTAAATGCTAAATTGAGAATAACTTATACAGCATAATTTTATAAGTATCATATAAAAGGGTCGATCAACAATCGGCCTTTTTTATTGGTAATAATATTATAGTTAATGAAAGGGTGTGTTATTATGGCCGATATTAATCAAAAAGATTGGGATAAAATAAAGGACGTTATAGTATCACCTTATTATAATGACGGATATGGTCGTTATGATTTAAGCCTTGAAGAAGTAGCTCGTGGCCTACAAGCTATGGGTTATGATCTAAATGGAGGCGGTGGTAGTACTAATCCAGATGAATCTCAAGCAGATACATCTAATTATAAATTAGAATTATTAAGCACTAATGGAACACAGATTACAGACGAAGGCTTTTACACTACATTATATGTTAAGTTATATAAAGACAATAAAGATGTTACAGATATAACGAGTGAATCTAATTTTAAATGGACCAGATTTTCTGGTAATTCTGAAACTGATAAATTAAAAGATGCTGCATGGAATTTACGTTATGCAGCAGGTGCAAAAGAAATATTAGTTACCAGAGAAGACGTAAACAGAAGAGCATTATTCCAATGTCAATATGTTCAATACGAAGATGAAGTAACATGGGTAAAAAATGCATACTCTACTTACGTTGATTCAATAACAAAAAATTAAAAGAGGTGATATAAATGGCAAACAACAATTATGCAGCTAAAGCTACTGCACAGATTACTATCGTCGATACTACAGATGCGTCTTATCTATCAGGTGGGTTATCAATAGTTAGCGGTAGTAGAAATCAAATATATGTTCCTACAGCTACAGGAGATAGTGCATATTCTCCTAACTGGAAATTTAATAATCTTGTTATTAGACCATTTTTAACTGCTTCTAACATAAAGAAAGCTGATGGAACAACATATTATAATCCTGATTTATTTTCGCCTGAAGAATATCCTTCATTTACTACTGGTACTTTTACGAATATTATAAGTGATATACATTGGTATCGTAGAGATAATGCAGGAGTAGAAACTGAAATAGTTTCTGGAACAGAAGGTTATAGCTTTAATTGGGATTACAGTATAAATAACGAAACTGTTACTATAAATGACAAGAGACAATTAGTTATTAATGAAAATGTATTGTCTCCTAATACTAGTATGGACATTATATGTAAATTCTCTTATAACGATCCATATGCTAATATGTCAATTGGACAACAATTTAGTATTAATATTTCAAACATAGCAGCAGGGACTGGTACTTCTAAAGTTCATATAGAAGCTGTTAATGGAAATACGATATATAACGATAGCCCTGAGTATATACAATTAGAGGCTAGCTTCTATTATAATGGAGATGCTATAGAGTTAGCATCAGAAATAGCAAATGCAGAAAGTACTACATCTGTTTTATGGTATATAAGAGATATAAAGACAAATACATGTTGGAGATTACTTGATGCAACTCAACAAGATTATATTAACGAAAATTCTGAAACAGGAAATAAATTATACGAAGTTTGCGAATATGAACAAGTAACAGGTTCAGATAGCACTATCACTACTGAATTATCTCCTGTTAAGAATTCTAAAGGCGGAACAGTACTTAAAGTGTATCCAGATTTAATAGCTGGTTCTGATGTTATTAAATGCGTAGTTACTTATAACAACGTACAATATAGTGAATTACAAGTTGTATATGACAATTCAGATCCTATAAGAATGTATATTCAATCAAGTACTGGAGATAAATTAAGTCGTGGTCAAGATAATGATAATACAATACTTAAACCTGTAATTATATATAAAGGTCAATTATTAGATGATACTAATACAGAAGACCTACAATTACTTAATAGCTTGTTTTCATATTTCTGGTATAAAGATGCTATCGATGGTTCTGTTACATGGAATGTATGGAATGAATATGACGGAGGTATAGCTACATTAAAAAGTCAAGTAGTGACTAACTCAAATGAAGGATTGACACTTATGGAAGGAACTAGAGAATTATATGTTACTGCAGATGATATAGATAAGCAAAATAAATTCACGCTAGACTTGGTTGATAAAGTACAAGTAGCTGCTTCAAATAGTAGAACTTATCTTATGACGAATCAATTAACTGAAGATCAAGTAATGACAGCTAGTTTAATAAATGAAAATGCAGGAATAAACGCTAACGATATGGATGCTACATTAGCAACTGCATATGAAATACAAGCTTATACTCAAGAAGAAAACAAATAATATAGCGAGGTGATAATATGATATCTTATAAAGCACTTACACGTGCCAGCATCACCTTACAACTTATCGATGATATAGGACTATATGATTCAGAGATATTCTCTAGTAATGGTTTATTATTACAACCTTATGATCGAAGTACAACTTTAACTGGAATTATATATAAGAATAATAGAGATATCACTTCTGAGATAAAAGATATTAGATGGACTATGTGGTCTCCCGACGCATCTAATTATGCTACAGATGAAGAATGGAACGAAAACCATAAAGGCTCAAATGTAATAGAAGTAACTTCTGATGAAATTGATAGTAAATGCGTTATTCAATTCGAAGCTTATAAAAAGAATAAGATGAATGAAGATGAACTTATTGCATGTAGCCATATAACATTAGTAGATATTAATGACTTAATAGCCGTAACCGAAAAACCTGATAATCCTTATGATGGACAATTATGGGTTGATACTTCAACAGATCCTGCTACTATATGGGTTTATAAAAATGGTAAATGGAATAGAGTTGGAACAGTAGACGCAATAGTTAAGAACTTAATTAGAAACTCTGCTTTTACTACATTTACTAATAAATATTATGATGTAGTCGGTAGCACTGTTTTATCTTATACTCCTTCTGTATTTCAACGAGGAAGTTATAACTGGTTAAAGTTACAATCAGATGTAGCTATTGATGCAGAGCGTGGTGTATCATATACAGTATTTGATGAAGATATCAAAACTAATTCTGATTATAGTTTTCAGATGTTAGCATATGCTACGTCAGCAACATCTGCTGTAGACAATAGAATAAATGTAAGAATATGTTCTATCGATGAAAGTAATACAGAGACTGCTTTATATGAATATAAAGATTTAGAAATAACAACTGATGTATGTAAGTTCTTTACATCTTTTAAAACTCTACCAAATACAAAGACTATTAAGATATATATAACTGGTCGTAATGGTTCAGTGTACGATTTTAATATTTCACATTTAGCTTTATATAATACTGCTAATGATTATCCATGGCAACCACATCCAGATGATGCTTCACTTATATTGGATCAAGAAACTGTATTTAATGCATTAACTAATAACGGCACAGTTAAAGGCTTATATTCTATTCGTGACCCTAAAACTGGACAATTACAAATATACTTTAATGCTAATTATATACAATCAGGTACAATAAAAGGTGATCGTATAGATGCTCGTAACTTAACTGTTATTCGCGATGACGGCATTAAGACTCTTGAAATAACAGACAAGGGAGAAGTTAATCTTATCGTTAATTCATTTAAGCTTTCTTCTACTGGACAAACAATAGAAGATTTTATACTTGATTCTATTGATTTAAATGATAGTGGACAACTTAAATATCTGTTAAAGCAAATACAAAAAGAGAGCTCTGAAGCTGATGCTATATATACTGAGTTATATAATACAGATGAATTAAAAGATGCTACATATAGCAAAGAGACTGCTACAGATTTAGATTTATCTATGTATACTAATGAAGCTAGTAGCGGACAACAAAGAGCTCGTAGACGTTCTATTATTACTCCAGGTTCAGATACAGGTGAAGAAAAGCTGCCTTCATTTGTATTAGGACAGTCTAAACTTGGATATGCAGTTCTTGGAGAAACAGGTTCTGGCAATTTAAAAACTATATTATATAATGTTAAACGTTCATATAATGGCGATACAGATAGATTAATTGCTAAGATAGAAGAGAGAATAGCAGAGATTGAAAAAGGTGGTAAAGCTAAAACTCAGGCTATTGCTATTTATTCTAACGATGAAATAATAGAAGAATCTACACTAGAAGATTTATACACAGTCTATATTGATAAATATTCATTATTAAAAAGAGTATTTGTAATATGTCAAGACGCTGTAGGCATAGTTAGATTAACAGTGGTAACTGATAGATGGTCTAAACTTGAAGTTGAAACTAACCAAATATTATCTGAAGTTGGAGAAGTTAAAAAGTATTATGCTGGACCAGAGGGCGAAGAACCTACTTTATTAGAAGCGATAGGCTCAATAGCATCTGAAAAGATAACTCCTGAAGCTATAGTAAATATAGTACAAAACGGAGTAGTTGATGTTGATAAGGATCCACAGAAAGTATCTGAAATAATATCTCAAACTGTAATTAATCAAACTGCTAGTGATATAGACATGTCTGCAGAGAATCTAAAGCAAGGATTAAAATCTTCATTTGACTTAAGTATTAACGGTATTAAATTAGGCACTAAGGATGCTGATGGAAATACTACGTTAATAGATATGCATGGTGATACTGTACAAATAGCAGCACCTCAAATAGATTTAAGCGGTTATGTAACATTTAGTAAATTCGGTGATGAGTTTAATAAGAATTTTACTACTAGTTTTGATAAAAGTTTCAATGATAGTTTTGGTAAGAAATTTGATGATAGCTTTACAATTAATTTAAATAAAGCATTCAAAGGAGAGTTACCAGATATAACTACTATAAACGGTGGTTTAATTACTACTAATACTATTTTAGGTAACGCATTAGTTACTAATACAATAACTACTGATAAATTAGCAGCTGATGTATTGACTGCTAATAATATTAAAACAGGTAATCTACAAGGAACTAATAGTAAAAGCTATTTCGATCTTGATAATGGTACGTTTAGATTGGCTAATGCTGATAAAACATTCCTTACTTTTGATGGAAGTAAATTAAGCTTTGGAGATGTTGCAGCTAGTGACTTAGGTATATTAGTAGATGATGTTACAGGAGTTTTACCTTCTTGGGTTAAAGACTGGAATGGTAGAACTGTTGAAATAGATAATGAAAATATAGTAGGGGTTCGTGCTTTTCTTGGACATAAAGAAGGAACTGAACTAACTGGTATAGGACTAGGTGTTGATTTAGGAACTAATACTGGCGAAGAAGAATTTAAGGGCAATGTTGATTCTGGTATCGTAGGTATGAGATTTGGTAAAAAAACATTCGAACTTAAACTTGACGGTACTTTTAAATTTGGTAATGATTCCAGATACATATCTTTTGATGACGAAGGATTAAAAGTATCTGCTATCTATGGTGAAGAAATTAAAGCATATAATCTTGATGTATATAAACGTAGTAAAGATACTGAAGGCAATTATGTATATGATAACAAGAATAAGACTTTTAGTGTAGATGATGAAGGTAACATATCTATAAAGGCTAATAGCTTTAGTTTAACTCCAACGACTGCAAATCAACAACAATTAATCAATGGTTTAACAAATAGTTCTACAAATAGCGAAACCAATGGTTTATGGATTAATGATGGCAAATTGAATATCAATGCTGATAATATAACTACTGGTAAAATGAGTGCTGGACGAGTAAATATAACTGACGGTTCATTCTTGATAGGAACAGAAGATAAACCTGTATTTTGGATTAAGAATAATGATGAAGTAATAATCAAACCTAGTCAATTCTTATTAACAGATATAAATGGCAATACAGTTATAGAAGTAAATGAAAATAAGAAAGTAACTATGAATGCTAGCTATATAAATACTGGTTCTATAAATGGTAAATTTATAGAAGCTGAAACTATCGATGTTTCACATCTTGTAGCTGGTACAGGTGCAACTAATATTAACAATATATTGGATCAAGGCGGTATAGCATGGTCTAGTAAATTTGGTAGTGAAACTTCAGCTACTGCAATAACAGATTGTAAATTAGGATACGATGTAGCTCAAAACATAACAGATAAATATTCTGTAGGAGGTATTGTTAATGCCGATGAGGTAAACGAAACAGCTTATATAGAAATAGATTTAGGAAATACATATAAAATATCTTCTTCAACTATTTATTTTGATACTAGTGCTGCTCCTGATAGTGGTGTTACATATTACTATAAAATTAAATATTCATATAACGGAACTGATTGGTATTACATTGTTGGTAATGAATATAGTTCATATCAATCTGGATGGGCTACAGGCATTTTACCTAATCAGATAGCTCCATTGACTAATAATTTTAATGCAGAATCTGGTGTTGAATATATAAATGCTCGTTATATTAGATTATGCCTTGGCAATCTTGGAACTGATCCTATTAACATGAAAGTAATATCATGGCATTTATATAGTTCTGGTAGATCTACGATAATAGACAGCTCTGGTATTACTACAGGTGCAATCAAAGCCGAACAAATTGCAGCAAATAGTATTAGTACGGAACATATCGATATACTTGATGATTCATTTACTTTTACAGATAATGATGGAAACACTGTATTCGCTATAACAGAAGTTAATGATAATACTACTGTTGAAATAAGACCAGATACGTTTATATTAAAAGACGATAGCGGTAATGTTGGTGTAAGTCTTAAAGATGGTAAACTAGATATTGATGCTAGCAATATTACAACTGGTAAGTTAAAAGCTGATTATATACAAGGCGGTACTTTAGACACTTCGGTTATAAAATCAGGCTCTATATCTGGAAATCAGATAGATGCTAGAGAATTAAAAGTAATCAGAGATGGCGAAAATGGACAAGTAACTACTTTACAAATAACTAATAATGGTGCTATTTATGCCAATTATGAAGACTTTATGTTAGTATCCAGTGATGGAACTAAAAACGTAGGAGACTATACAGATGCTCTACGCGATGACATAGAAGAATATATTCGATTTAGTGGAGACACTATCACTCTTGGTAAAGAAATTATGGAAGATGGTACAGCTAATAAGTTTAAAGCTAAATTAAGTTCTACATCACTTGATTTCATGGAAAATGATGTAGCTGTAGCATCTATATCAAACAACAGAATGTTTATTACTAATGCACAAGTTAAGAATGTTTTAACTATTGGTAATTCAGCATCTGGAAATAATGTCGGTGGGTTCTTCGATTGGACTCTAAGACAAAATGGACATTTATCATTGAAATGGAGGGCTAATTAATGAGTACATCATGCAAATTGACGGTAACAGAAACTAGCGTCGACCAAGCGAATAATAAGAGTACTATATCAGTAAAGCTTACTGCAACAACTACTGGACAATCGCACAATAATTATACATCAGGATCCTATTTCCCTAAAGGCACTATCACTGTAAATGGTACTTCGTATAGCATAGGACGTACATTGCCATATAACTCTACTGTTACTTTATATAATAAATCTCACACTATAACACATAACTCTGACGGGAGTAAGAGCGTAACTGTTAAATATAGTTTCAATACACATATATATGATGGAACATTAACAGGCAGTAAGACTTTAAAACTAACAGATATATCGATAGATAAAAAATCGACACCAACTGCTAGCTCAAGTAGTGTTTATATTGGCAGTTCTATAACTATAGATATGAATCCATATATGAGTTCATACACTCATTCAATAAGCTATAAATTTAATGGTGGCACTACAAATATGACTAGTGGACTTAGTGCAACAAGTGGAATTAAGGACTCATGTACATTCACACCTCCATCAAGTTTATTGAATTATATGGACCCGGATTCTACATCAGCTAATGCAGTGTTTACTGTAAATACTTATAAATCTAGTGGAACATTAATTGGTTCAAGTACATTTACGGTTGCAGTTAAAACATCTGCTACTTCTTATCCTCCTGTTATGGGAAGCATTTCTGCTTCTGTATATAATAATGGTTCACCGTTTAGTAATATATATGTTAAAAATTATAATGGCGTTAAATTATCTTTTAGCGCCACTGCTCAGCAAAATGCTGGTATTGTTTCTTATAAAATAACAGGTGGTGGAGTCAATACCACAGTTACTAGCAATACATATACAATACCTAAATTAATATCATCAGGTAGCATAACTTATACTGTTACTGCTACTGATACTAGAGGTGCTACTTGTTCTGGTAGCGTTAAAATAACAGTTAATACATATTCTCCTCCTTCTATAAATAACGTAACTACTGTACGTTGCGACCAAAATGGCACTCCGGCGGATGACGGAAAATATATTAAAGCAGATGTATCTGCTACGTACAGCAATATAGGAAACAATCAAAGTGGTTCTATAATAGTCAAAATACAATATGCATCAAACGGTGGAAGCTATAATTCAGGAAATAATTTAACTGTTAGTAAAAGTTCTGGTACTGCTATGGCTACAGGAATAATTGGCGGAAGTCTTAGCGATGGATCTTATAATGTTTTATACACTATAACTGATGCATATAATAAACAAACAACTTATGAAGATATACTAAGTACTATGTTCTATGTTCTAGATATAAATTCTGGCGGAACAAGTGTTGGTATAGGTGCAGCAGCTAGTGATGCTAATCACGTATTAACTATAGGGATGGAGCAGATAGTTTTCCCTAATACTACTTCTTTAGATTTAGGTGTTAGTGGACTCGATTTTGCTTCTGATACATTCCAAATAACAAGTAAAGACACTACATTAAATAACACTTCTTTAGCATTAAACAATACTTCTTTAACGTTAAAGAATAAAAACACAACTTTAAATAGCACTGTCAGCATGACATTAGATGCAACTACTTTGAATTTAGATTCTACTGCTATGAATATAAATTCAACTAGTGTAACTTCAAGTGCTGAATTTTTAGAATATACGAAATCTTTGACTATAACTTCAAGCGGTATAACTATAAATAATAATGGCATTAATGATATACAGTTTAATTCTGATTATGTACGTATAAAAGAAGGCGCAACGTTAGCTGCAGTTGGTTGGGCAAGTAGCGGATCTACTTCAACTAATAGTTTTAATTTAGGACGTATATATTGCGAAAGCGGAATTGATATGCCAAATAATATAGCTTACAGATGTATCAATAGTACAGATGCAATACTGCCTTGTATGTTTATAAACGCTTCTAATTATTGTTTCTTAAGTCATAACGATTTAACTGGTACAGTTTTGCGTGGCAAGACTGTTAAGTTATCAAGTGCTTCAGGTACTACCGTAACTTCAGACGAAAGGGTTAAGAAGGATTTCAAAACACTTGAAGGATATGAAGATTTCTTTATGAGTTTAAAGCCTATAGCATATAAATATCTGACAGGAACTAGTGACAGATATCATGTAGGATTTAAAGCACAAGACGTTAAAAGTTCATTAGAAAATAATAAGCTTACTACTCAAGACTTTGGAGGTTATGTTGAGACAGATCCTGATACAGATTTTTATATGGAAACTTTAGGATATGATCCATTTGATGGAGGTAAAATGTGCGCATTATCTTATGAAGAGTTTGTAGGTTTGGCTGTATATATGATTCAAAAACAACATGACCAAATTGAAGAATTAAAAGATCGTGTTGCAGTATTAGAAAGAGGTGATAACTAATGACTGAGTATACTCTATCAGATTTTAAAAATCTTAATTTCGTCGACGGCAACATATTAAATGCTTATGAGATGAATATTTTAAAACAATTCGTTTCTACTGCATATCAAGCAACTCTTACTCAATTAGCTGTCAATAACATTCATGTTGGACCAGAACCACCTACTCAAGAACAGTACGGTGAAAACTATAAAAACATGTTATGGATTGATACTAATGATAATGCTGATGCTGGTATTGACGATTCTACAATGGGAATTATATCTGATTTAACAGATACAGTACAAAACCTAAGTAAACAACTAGAAGAGTTACAAAGACAACTTGCATTGATAATTGCAGGTGGTGGAGGCACAGGACCTATCAGCAAGCTCAATGATTGTCTTGAATTGGAAGACGGAAGTTTATTCACGCTTGAAGATGGTAGCTTCTTGAAACTTGAATTTGCCTCTAAACCTGATGACGATAAAGATTTATCTTTTGAAGGTTGCGGTTTAGCTTTAGAAGATGGATCAATAATGATTACAGAAGATGGTTATATTTTATTGCTTTAATCATTATTTTAAATGCTAAAGGACAAGTAATATTTTTAAGAATGGAGGCGATATAATGGCAACTGAAACTAAAAAATTAAGTGCGTTAACAGAAGTAATTACTGTTAATGATAATGACTATTTGCTTATCGTACAAAACGGTGATAGCAAAAAAGTACAAGCTAGTAAGCTACAAGGTGCCAAGAATTTAAGCGAAAAATATGTTGATTTAGTATCAACTGATAATACTGATAAGAAATTTAGAATGATATTAAGAGACGATGGTGAACCTATCGTTTATCCAATGGAAGTATTTACTGCTGAAGGTTGGAAACAAGGTGACAATTTAAACGTGCCTTTTAAAACTGCAGCTGGCTCAGGTATGGCAAAAGTAGCAACTGCTGATATAGAAACTTTATTTATAAATCAAATGTATGGTGGAGGTACAGGTACTGCAGGTACTGTAGAAACTTCTGTTAGCCATAGCTTTGTTGAATTATACAATAATAGTGAAGTAGACATAAATCTTAAAGGATTATATTTAAACTATAAAGCTAAATCAGGTACATGGCAATCATTACCTTTAAGAGGTATAATACCAGCTCACTGTTCTTTCTTAGTAAGAGGCGGAGCTCATTATAATATAAATAGCGACTTAGTAAGACTTAAAATAAAAGATTATGATCAAAGCTGGGATATACAATTTTCTGATGAAGGTTTTTCTATGTATCTATCAATAGGAGAATGCGCTGAAGAAACTCCTGTTAAATTCACTAAAAGTAGTACAGATAATAAAATAATATCAGCTAATCAACAATGGGTTGATGTAATAGGAGCTGGCGGGTTAACTAGTGAACAAACAGTCCCTCTATATGATGGAGAACAGTTTATTATGGGTATGAGTAGAAATACTGCTGTACGTAGAAAAACATTTTTTAATAATAGTACTAGTTTATCTAATTGCGAAATAATTGATTACAAAACATGTAACGTTGATGCGTACAGACCTAGATGTACAAGAGATGGAGTCTGGAAAGAAAATGTAAGTGAAACACAAATAAAAAGCGATATACCTAATATAGTAAATATGAGTTTTGGTAAAGATGAATTTACTAGAACATTTACTTGGCAATCAACAGATTTCGATAAAGGCTTTTTAAAATATAAAAAAGAAGGAGACAAAGAATGGACTAAAGTAGAAGCTGAATCTGATGTTATAAGCCAATATGACAAACAAGTGCAAGTTCATCATGTTATAATAAGAAACTTAACTCCTGGTACTTATTATTACAAAGTAGGTACTACAGGATACTACAGTGATGAAGAAGCATTCGACGTTAAAGATTATTCTACAGATGGTTTTAAATTTTTATGGACTACAGACCAACAAGGATGGAATGGATTCGAATATGATATGTGGGACGAAGCATTTAAAGGTATTAAATACTATGAATATACTGATGGTGTTCCTAACTTTGATTTTCATATGAATACAGGAGATATGTCACAAAATGGTAACAGATATTTTGAATGGAAATACTATTTTGATTATGCTGACGATACTGTTAAGAATATGCCTCATGTATGTACTATAGGAAACAATGACCTTGTTGAAAAGAAATACGGTTATGTATTTGATTACTATAATACATTAGATGATGCTCCAAGATTAGCAGATGTGAGTCCATACGATAAATTTGCTACAACTGGATATGGTTCTCCAGCTGAAGAAAGAAATGAAAAGATGGTATCAACTTGCAGCTATACTCTTGGTGGATTCTGTCACTTCATAAATCTTAATTCTAATACTGAATATATGTATGAAGGATTAAATACAGATCAATTCTTAACTAAAGAATGCGCATTCCTAGAAAAAGACTTACAAGAAGTAGCAGCTAAGCGTGCTAGTGGAGAAATAAAATGGGTTATAATCTATATGCATCTTTCTCCTATGACAATAGTTAGAACAAAGAGATTACAAAGATTCATACCTATAATTGAAAAGTATAAAGTAGATCTTGTTTTATGCGGACATAACCATACTTATTCTAGAAGTATACCTGTATATAGCGGATATATGGGAGACATAGCATATGATGGTAAAGGTAAATACACTACATCTCCTTATAACGATTATGTAACTAAAGTATCAACAGGTTCAAGTGAGTTATTATTAGTAGACGAAACTCAAAGCGATGGTTCTGATATTAATAGAAAACCTGATAAAGTTAATGGTACACATTATATTATGCTTCAAGCTGCTGGATATAAACTTAGCGGTAAAGAAAAAGCAATAATATTCTCTGAAAGTCAAATAGATGCTAAACACATGTCACGTAATTGGGAAGAAGATCCTAACGGTGCTACTACAGTACTTAGACCATGGTGGTATAGCTATGCAGGTAAATTACCTGTTCAACCTACATATGCAATGCTTAATGTTACTCCAGAACAAATAGAATATACTGGTTATTATTTTACAGACTTATCTGTTAAGGATCCAGACACAGGACTTGTTATACAACCTAAGTTTGATTCTACTAAAAACGGTAGAGCTCAATTCGATCATCTTGTTATCACATATGCAGAAAGACATCCTAGCGAAACTGAATCTGATAACACTACAGAATAGGAGTGATGTAAATGTCTATTAAATACCATAACGACAAGACTGGCAAATGGGAAATCATCGCTTCTAACAAAGCTTCTGATATAGCGATTAATGATAATGAAAGTAATTTTGATTCTAATAATGTAGAAGGAGCTTTAAAGGAAGTTGGTGGATTAGCAAAAGCCAATAATATAAAATTAAGTGAAATAGACGGAAGAGTACAATACATAGAAGAACATGGAACTACAGGGGGCGGCGGTAGCGGAGGCGGCGCCCTTCCTACTATAACTTCAGAATATAGTGCTACTATAATAGATGCCAATGAAGAACAAATAATAAAAATATTCTTTTCTTCTCCTAATCTAGGAAGCGGTACTTGTTATATAGTATGTAATGATATAGAATTATTAACCGTTCCAGTTGACCAAGGATATAATAATATAACTATACCAGCTCTTGGTAGCGGTACATTTAAATTATCTTTATATGTAAAAGACAGAGCTGGATTATTATCTAATACTTTAAACTGGAATTTAACAGCAGGTGGATTAACTGCTACTTTAACTATGAATACTAGTCTAGACTATTCAATTACTGATAGAATTCTTATGACTTATAATGTTGAATATTCATTAGATGATGAGATAACAATGTATTTAACAGTTGATTATGATGATTATACAGTCATTTGTTCTAAAGGATATAACAGTTATAATTTGACAGGCCTAGGAGTTGGGATACATAAAGTATCATTCTATCTTAAAGCTGGACCATATTCTACAAAAACTCAAACATTTAATGTTGTAGTAGTTAATACAGAAGACTTATATGTATCTTCTACTACTGATTCAAAATTAAGTATGGAAGAGGGAGATCCATTATCTATTAACTATCGTATATCTAAAAAGAGTGCTGAATATTTTGATGTACAGATTACTGTAGACGATAAATTAGTATCACAAAGACAAAGTATAGTTGGTAACTATTATTATAACAATAATACATTGCCAATAGGTACCCATGTAATTAAGATATCTGTCACTTCAGAAAGTGGCGAATCTTCAGAACTTGTATTTAATGTTGAAATAACTGCAGGTTCTTATATTAGAAAACAAATAGTTACTGGTGGGCTAATTGCTAACTGGGATGCTACAGGTTTATCTAATCAAGATGCTAATAAAACTAAATGGGTAGATAAAGTAAGTGGTATAGAAGGTGAATTATACAACTTTAACTATTCATCTAATGGATGGATAACTGATAATGATACTAACGAAACATATCTAGCATGCAATGGTAACACGTACGTTAAAATACCATATGCTCCTTTTGCAAATAATGTTACAACAGGATTTACTATAGATATATTATTTAGAACTAGAGACGTCGGAGATATAGATGCTCGTGTTCTTGATATAACAGACACACTTGCTCCTTACAAAGGAGTTTATATAGATACACAAAATGCTCATTTAATATCTGCTATTCATGATATTAATTCAGCTGTTGGTGATGACGAATGGACACGTGTAACGTATGTAATAGATAGACTTAATAAGTTTGGTAAAATATATATCAATGCAATATTAAGTTCAGCATTTTATTTAACAGATGATTCTAGTGGTAGTTCTATTAGATATGAAGATTTTATGCATAATGAGTATATCTATTTAAATAGTTTTAAAGGTACAGGACACTATGGTTCTTGTGAGATAAGATGTTTAAGACTATACGAAAGAGAACTTAATGATGAAGAAGTACTACAAAATCATATAGCCGATATAGTAAATACAGCTGAACAAAAAGCAAAATATGATTTCAACTATAATAACAATGGCATTCCTAAGATGTATTTCTGGGGAGATACTACTGAAATGTCATTAACACAAAAGAAAACTATGCGTATAAAATACGTATCTCCTAATAATGAAGAATACGGCGAAAGCTTTGATTATCCTTATTGCAAAGTATACTGGCAAGGTACATCTTCACTTACTTATGTAAGAAAGAATTATAATATAGAATTGTTTGATGAAGACCAGAGAGCAATAAAATATACTCCTTTTAAAACTGGTAAAGCAGAAAATGTTCTATGTTTAAAAGTTAACTACATGGAAAGTTCAAACGTAAATAACGTAGGACTTGCTGAGTTTGCTAATAACGGATTATATTCTAAGAAGAATCCTGCACAAGAATTGGATCCAGATGTGAGACAAACTATAACAGGTTTCCCTATCTTAGTATATATCAATGATGAATGTATGGGACTATATGATTTCAACTTAGATAGATATAGTACTAACTCATTCGGATATGACCTAATCGATGAAACATTAGCATATGAAGTTTCAGCTAATACAGATGCTACAGCTGGTGCATTTAATAAATGGACTTCTGCTAGTGGACAAGGTAAAATAGATTATTATGCTTCAGACTTTGAAGTAATTTATCCACCTTCTAAGATGAATGGTAATGATGATTATGCAGATTTAATAACTTTAATAGAATTTGTTAGTGATGCAGATGATGAGTATTTTAAAGCTAAGTTTGATGAATTCTTTGACAGGGAATCTGTATTTAGATATTTATTATTTGTATTAGTATTTGGTATGGTCGATTCACTTGGTAAGAACATGAAGCTCGTTACTTTCGATAGAAAGAAATGGTACATACAATTATACGACTTAGATACAGCTATGGGTCTTGACAATACTGGTGCTTTAACATTTGATGTTGATATAGAAATAGAAAAAGGTACATTCAATACTTCTACATCTCAATTATGGACTAAAATATTAAGAGTATTTGAAGCAGAATTAAAACAAGAATATGCTAGTATGAGAAACGAACAGTTCACTCTTAAAAACATAATGCATTATATATATGATGAACAAATGTCTAAGATACCTGAAGTTTATTATAATGAAGCTGCACAAGTTAGATATTTAGACTTTGGCGGTAAATTCTTATATGCATTACACGGTAGTAGAGAATATCAAATCAAAAGATGGATTAGAGAAAGATTATTATATGTAGATACATTATTAGGTTACGATGCTTCTACAGCTGACTATATTACTGTCAGAGGAGATATGGATGGTTTTGTACATCTTGATATACAAACTTATTCTCCTATGTATTTAACAGTTAAATGGAGAGATCAAGCCAATAATTCAGGTAGCCAAATACTTAAGATTAAACGTGGAGAGACTATAAGATTTGAAAAAGAACTTCATGCAACAGACCAAGAAATTCTTATATATGGTGGTCAACACTTAAAGAGTATTGGTGACGTATCCAATACAAGCCCTAAACATTTATTATTATCAGCGGCACCTAATCTTATAGATTTACGATGTACTGCAGATACCTTATTCAACGTTTCACTTAGTACTTGTAAAATGATGCAAACAGTAGATTTGCATGATTGTAGTAGACTTGGTGTAGACGCAAGTAATGCTGTTCTTGATTTATCTGGTTGTGAAAACTTAAGAACTGTAGATATACGTGGTACTAAAATCACATCAGTAACTACTTCAATTAAAGGTGGTAACTTAGAGTCTATTTATTATCCTTATTCTATACAAGCTATAGAATTGTATAATCAAACTAATCTATTAACTCTTTCATTGCCTACAAGCGTAGTTTTTAATGAAAGACCTGATCATGAATTAAATAAACTACCTTCTAAACTGTCTACATTTATAATTAATAATTGTCCTAACTTAAAGACAATACGACATGAAGAAAGCGAATATGAATACTATAAAGACAATATGTTCTTGCCTTTATTCTATGCCAATAATATAGAAATAACAAATTCATTTAATAATCTTGATACATTTGATTTCTCATATTGTATGAATCTAAAGAGCTTAAAATTAAGCAATCTGGATGGATTAAAGACATTAAGATTAAATAATTTAGTTTATAATGATAGTTCATATAGTAAACTATCTGAAGTTGATTTCTCTAAACTAGATAATCTAGAAACATTAGAAATGAAAGTAACAGATGAATCTATAGGAGAATATACAGCTAAGCCTGCATTTGCTCAAAACACAACTTTAGATTTAAGTAAATGTACTAATTTAAAAAATATATTATGTAATTATGCTATACATGGTTTATCAGAATTAAGACTTCCTACTAGCATAGACAAGCTAGTATTTGATAATACTTTTGATAAAACATATTCAGATATCAATAAGATTTACATATCTAGTACAGTAGGAGCTACGAATACTATTGATTTATTTGGTTCTAAATTACATGAGTTTAATATAAAAACTATAAATAAAATAAAAGCAATAACTAATCTTTATCTATATGCTTATCATAAAGAAGATGTAGACGTAAATAAATACAGAGACAATATAGAAATACCAAATGCAACAGTACAAGGTGTATATGATTTTACGAATTATGCAGATTCTGATTTCTCTAATTTATTTAAAGATAAGGATTTGACTAATATAAAATTAGTTAGTTCAGAATATTTACCATTAGTAGTTAATCTTGAAAGCTGTTTTGAAAGATCTACTGTAAGTTCAGATACAGGACTTGCTACTTTTTTTACTAAGCTTACTGGCGTTACAAATATTAAGAACTTATTTAAGAATTCTGTAGGATTAACTAATGGTGTATCAATGGATACTAGTAAAGTAATTAATGCATATGGAGCATATTACGGATGTAGCGACTTAGTATCTGTTCCAGAATATAATCTAGAAAGTGCTATCGACATATCATACATGTTCTATAAATGCTCATCTTTAGCCGATATATTCACATTCAATGTTCCTAAATGTATATCTGCTAATTATACATTCTATGATTGTAAGAGTTTAGTCGAATTAATGTTTAGCTCAGATAATAAAATATCTTCTGCTACACATATGTGTGATAATTGTTCTAGTCTTGAAAGAGTTACATTGTTTAATACAGCTACATTAGCTTATATGTCTTATATGTTCTATCAATGTAAAATGCTTAGTGCTTATCCTGATATAGATACTACTGCATTAAAAGATGTTAACTATACATTCTATAACTGTATCGCTATGCAAGGTACACCTGATGGTACAGGTTTATGGAATAACAGTAATATCAAAAACTATTCATTATGTTTTGCAGGATGTATAAACTTAACTAACTTCTATACAGAAATACCTGTTGAATGGGGTGGAGGTATGGAAGAAATAGGTGTTAACGACCTTGAATTCTCTATTATACCTACTACAAATCAAACAGATGTTATAGGAGATTACTTACCAACATTCTACTCTACATATAATCATAATATGGTTAATCAATGTTCTAGTGCATGGACAGAACATGTTGCTAAAACATCTATTAAATTAAAAGAACCTATAGCAGTAACTGCTGGTGAAACATATAATTTAACTCAAACAACTTACGGAACTATAAGAGTAGTTGCTTGTGACGCTAGCGGAAATATAAGAACAGATATTGTTAGAAACTCATATTTCCAAAATAAAGAGTTTACGGTACCAGCTGGAGTAGATTATATAAACGTAATTTACAGCTCATATGGCGATAAGTATATAGCAAGAACTGCTAACTTAAGTATACTTAAAAAGGATGCACAAAATGTAGAAAGCGGATATACGAATATAATAATAACTAAGACAGACGGTACAATAACAGAAAGTCTAAAGACTACAATTAATGAAGTATCTAAAGTGTATATTAAGTTTAATTCAGATACTACTTATATAAGCTTTAGAAACCACGACTTCTTACAATCTGTATCTTCTATAGATTTAAGTAATTGTCCAGTATGTGACTATATGTTCTTAAACTGTCCTAATTTAGTTAGCGTAGGTAGCTTAACTACTGAAGGCGTATTAAGCATGGATAGTATGTTCTATGGTTGTACAAAACTATCTGAAATATCTTCAATAGATTTATCAACTTGTATTAACATATCTAGAATGTTCTACGGCTGTACTAAATTAACAGATTTATCTTCTATAGATTTAAGTAAGATATTATACATAGAAGAAGCATTCACTAATTGTGTTTCTTTGGCCGAAATAAATATTAGAAATCTAGTTAATGTTCTCAGCCTTTATAAAACATTCTATGGATGTACAGCTTTAACAAGCATACCAGAATTAAATATATCTAATTGTGATTCATTAGAATATGCATTCTATAATTGTAAGAACCTTACAAGAATAGCAAGTATAAATACTGATACGTTAAAATATATGAGCTATGCTTTTTATAACTGTAATTCCTTACAAAATATTCCTACATTTGATACTTCTAAAGTAACTAATATGGATTATAGCTTCTACGGTTGTGAAACTATAGCTTCAATACCAGCATTTAGTACATCTAATGTTTTAACAATGAACTATACATTTGCTAAATGTACTTCATTAATAGAAATACCTATATTTGATTATATTGGATTGGTAGCAGTACAAAATACATTTGAAAATTGTCAATCATTAACTTCAATAACAATGGCTAATACTAATAATCTAACATCTATACCTAATATGTTTTACAACTGTTTAGCATTAGCTTCTATAGATGGTTTGGATACAGCAAATGTAACAGATATGTCTTATGCATTTTATAATTGTGCATCTTTAGCAAGAATGGAATTAAACGTAAAATCCGTAACTTCTATGGCTTATGCGTTCTATGGATGTACTAAGTTAAAAGCTATAGTATTTACTGATAATTCTACAACTACAGCATGTACAACATTACTTCATGCTTTTGATGGTTGTCAATCACTTGAAAGCATAAGTTCATTAGATACTTCAGTTTGTGAAGATATAACATACATATTTAATAACTGTCTAGTATTAAATGCAATAGGTTTAGCTTCTTGGGATATTTCTAAGATAACAAGCTTAAATCATTCATTTACTAATTGCAAAGCTTTATCTAAACAAAAAGAAACTGAAGGAGCAGACCCAGCTGATTTAAATGCATTATTATCTTGGGATGTAAGTAAGATAGTATCATTTAATAGTACATTTAAAGGTTGGGATTGTACTAACTTAGATCTTAGTAATTGGACTACTAGTGCAGCTACTAGAATGGATTATATGTTCGAAGACTGTAAGAATCTTCAAACTATAATTGGAATAGATGCATTCGTAATGAATACTGTAACATCTATAACTTGTATGTTTAGAGGATGTAGTAGTATGACTTCTCTAAATCTTAATACTTGGAATACAACATTATTAGAAGATGCTTCAAATGCATTTGAAAGTTGTTCATCTCTTGAAACACTTGAAATAGGAAATTGGAACGCTTCTAATATACAAAGCTTATATTGTTTCTTATCTGATTGTACAGCTTTAAAACAATTAGATATAAGTAGTTGGGAGTTAACATCTATAACTAATCTGGAAAGAATGTGTTATGCTTGTGAATCTATGACTGATTTTAATATAAATACTACTTATATAAAAGATAATGTAATAAGTTCTATGTCATATATGTTGTATCAATGTACTAGTTTAAATAATATACCAACAGACTTTTATATAAAAGGAGCTGCTAATTATGTATTTGCTTTATGTTCTGCTTTAACATATATAAAAAATGTATATGTATTAAATTCAACATCATCATATCAATTGTTCAGAGGATGCTCTGCATTAGACACAGTCGATAAAATAGTATTTACTAATTGTAATAATATATCTAATTTATTTATGGGATGTTCATCTTTAACTACCATCAATACATTCACTGTAACTAATACTGCAGGTAATACAAATATGCAGAATGTTTTTAATGATTGTGCTAAATTGACTACTTTAAATAATAGTAGCATAGATTCTAGTGTTTACACTTTATACTATTGCTTCAATGGATGTATTGCATTAACAGATTTAGATCTTACTAATTGGAATATAACAAATTGTGAAAACTTAGCATATACATTTAATAACTGTCAAGCACTTAAAACAATAACAGTTGGAGCTAACTGGAATACATCTAAGGTTAAAAACTTTAACTCAACATTCTCTGGATGTTTAGAACTTTTAGTTGTACCAGCTCTTGATTTAAGCTCAGCTACTGATATGACAGGAATGTGTAATGGATGTAAGAAGATGACAAAAATAGATGGTATGGAAACTACAACATACAATTCTAGTAAAGTAATAAATATACAATACGCATTTTATGATTGTCAAAATCTATTATACTTACCAGTATTAACTACAACTTCTGTATCTAATGCAAGTTATACATTCTTTAACTGTATTAGTATGACAGGCGAACCACTAAGTGGATCATACTGGAACAGTTCTATTTCATCTTATTCATATTGTTTCTATAATTGTAAAGCATTAGACAATTATGCTGCTATACCTGATAGATGGAAAGGAATAGGTATGACAACTTATGGATTAAGAATGGCTCGTGCAGTTGTTCCTCAAAATACTGATGAAGTAGTTGTATTACAAGCAGAAATATTAGAAAAGCAAAACGAATTAAACATGCTTATTAATCAAATGAATTCACTATTAAGTGAATAGAAAGGAGTGATATCATGGCAGCTATAACAATGACAGAAACTTCTGATAGTCCTTACTTAGGTAAGAGTCATGTGTTCAGCAAATCATATAATAGTGACAAGTCAAAAGAGACTTTTACATGGAAATGTTGGCCTCAAGAAGTTCCTTATAGTTATACTTATTATGGTAAAAGTTACTCTGGATATTACACAGGCGGAACTAGTTCTAAGCCTGGTGGTATATTAAGAGGAAGCGAGCTTACCAGATATACTCGTAGAGGTATATTCGAAGGAATAAGAATACATCAAATAAAATGGAGAAAAAATGGTGGTACTTGGAAAACTAAAGGCTACAGTGAAATTTCAAATGAAAGCGATGCAACAGTTTCAGTATCAACTGCTACAAATGGAGATAAATTTGAGATACAAGTTACTTACGAACTATGTACAATGGGATTCCCTCACAGGAATTTCCCATTCTTCTGGTTCTGTGCTAAAGGTAGTACATATTACGTAGGAGGTAATGGTAAATCAATTAAATATACTAAACCTAATAGTGATCCTGGACGTTCATATTCTAAAGTTTCGAATACAGCATGGGAAAAAGTAAGACTTGATTGGGGAGATCCTCGTGATCCCTCAGTTAAGACTGCTGATAAAACTTTAGCTGGATGGAGTTATAAGAATGGTAAAGCTAAGACTCGTATATACAATGAGTTAGGTGATGGTGCAGATAAGACTGCATACAGTCCAACTTACACTTACGAATATCAAACTCATTATCCTCAACTACATGGTTTAGGATGGAAATCTGAAGCAGGTAACGATTATCAATATGCTAGAAAGTCTGCTTACTGGACTTATCGTAGAACATTTACTTACTCTGTTACTAGTAGCGATATAAAAGAAGCTCCAGACCCTGTTGAAGCACCTAATAAACCTGAAATAACTGTAGTACCTAACCACTGTAGTACAGATTTAAGAGGTGAAGAAGGTACAGTTAAAGTTAAATATACTCATCCTTCTAATCATGATGGTGCAATACTTTTATATGCATATCAGTTTAACGAAAAAACTGGAGACTTTATACAAAAAAGAGTAGGCGGCGGCTTTATTGAAGTGGACGCTAATGAAATATATCAATATACTGTTAACTTTAAAGATTTAGGATTCGCTAGAAGTAGAGAAATACGTTATATGGCAGTAGCTAAAGTAGACGATCTTTATTACAATGATACAAAACGAAAAACTACAGCATCGTTAATAGATGCTAACGATACTTATTCAGAAAGATTAACTAAATGGAACGTATATGCTAAAGGTCATTATTTCAACGAAGAACCTGTAGTAGAAGAAATACATTTGAAAGAAAGTTTAGATTATACTAAGAAAGCTACTTTATATTGGGATAGACCTATAGATCCTGATGGAGATAAAGTTCATTATAGTTTATGCATAGCTAGACCTGGTTCTGAATGGGAAAATGATTCACTTGATACATTCTACGGAGGAAATTACGGTGGAGTAAATGGAGATGTATTATACAGTTATAGAATAGATAATATAACAAGTACAACTTATGATTTAGATACTACATCTTTTCCTTACTTAGAAGACTTAAAAGTTTGGCTAGTTTCTTATGATGATTATATCAATAGTTACTACTATGCTTCTAGACCTATTGAATTTAAAAAGGTCCAATCACCATATGTCAAAATAGAATGCGAAGAAATTCGTTCAGGAGAAATAAATCCTACTAATCACGATGATATGATAGATGGCACTAGAGGTAAGGTCAAATTAACATATTACCATGAAAAATGTGTTGGCGGTACTGTAGATTTAGAAATTTATCAACCAACAGATTATGAAGGTACTAATGGATATAGAAAAGCTGTAATAAAAAACGTAGCATCATTTACTGGTAGCAATGGACTTAACGGAGAAACAAAAGAATATATAGTTGACTTTAAACAATATTCTGCTTTAGATAGAAGTAAAGATATTAATTATTTCGTAAAAGCTACTGATACAAACGGAACTAAGTCATGGCTAACTGGTGATGATAAATGGGAAAATACAGTACGTGGTCATTACTATAATGATGAACCAGCTCCTGTATATCCAGCTTTAGATATAGACCATTCAGAAAACAGAAAAGACTACGCTCATTTAATTTGGGATCAACCTATTGACCCTGATTATGATTCTAAATTATGGTATGCTATATATCTTGCTACAGGAGATTCTAGTAAAGATACTAATTCAAAAGAGTTTGGTAAGCAAAAGACTAAAATGTCATATTATAAAGTTTACTACACAACTGCTACTGAATACTATATTGACATAACAGACTTTACATCTTCAACAGGAGATTTATCTGTATGGATAGAATCTCATGACCAAAAATGGAATAACTATTATCATTATGGTACTCCTAAACAATTCCAAAATACAGCTACAGCACCTAATAAACCATATATAGTTTGCTATAATATGTACGACGAACTTGATGGGTTAAAATGTTCTGAACAAGGTGAAGTATATATTTATTATAGTCATGATCAAGGTTGGAGCGGATATGTTAAATTATATGCTATGGGTAAATATAAAGACGGTTCTTTTAGAGTTGCTAATGTATTTGAAAAACAACTTGGCAAAGAAGAAGTTCTTATACAAGACGGATCACCATACGATTTCGTAGTTGATTTTAGAAAGGTATTTGGTAACGAATGGACTAACAGAGATTGCGAAGTTCATTATTATGCAACAGCACGTACTGCTAATAGAGATTTGGTAGACGCAGCTTCTTCTGAAGGTGATATAGATTGGGTACCAACAGTTGCAAATAGTTCAGCTAAATTCAATAGTTGGGACGGAGCTCATTACTATAACGATGAACCTTCTGATATGTCAAGTGGTTCTCCAGCTAAACTAACATTAGGATTAGATGATGCTAACTCTGATATATTCACTAAGGTACGTTTAAAATGGTCAACTGCTACAGATGTTGCAGGAGATATAGTAAGATATGAAGTTTACCTTAAACCAGAACATAAAATATATACAGTAAATGATGAGATAAGATACTTTAATAATCCTGACCCAGATGCTGATGAAGCTATACGTTGTGATCTATTAGGAATAACTAATAATACTTTCTTAGATTTTGACATGACAGGATATGAAGTTGAAGGCGAAACATATACAGCTTTCATAAGAGCTGTTGATGGATGGCACAACAGTTACTACTATGATAGTAATAAACTTGTATTTACTAAGAAAGAATACAGCAGACCTAAGACTAAAATAAATATAGAAAATGCTCATGGTGAATTTGGTAAAGCTCAACTTATTTATACTCATCCAGATTCTAAGTTAACTGGTGAAGATGCAACTGACAGAGGTTCATGTGATGGTAAGGTTTGGGTATATGCTTACATTGATGGTTATGAATCTAGACCAATTAATATATCTAGTTTATTTGGAGATGTCGTAACTAAAGAAGATAAAGACGACGACGTTGATTACATAATCATGACTCCAGACCAAACTATAGATAAGACAATAGATTTCCGTGAAATAGTAAGACTTGGTAAAGAACAAAACATAGCTATATCACAATACAGAAGCAATTACATAACATACTATGCAATAGCTAAAGATGTTAATCCTGGTATTTATTCTATAGATACAGCTCCTGATGATATAGGTTCTTATGAACGTGAAGAATACTTGTCTCAAACAATAAATGGTATTCAATACTTCTATACTCATTACTTTAATGAAGAACCTCCACAACCTGTACCTTATACTGGTTCTCCATTAACTGAGGCAGATAGAGCAGTATTTGGATTTAACTATACTATAATACAAATAGAACCTATTAGTGACCCTGACAGAGATCCTATGCATTACTACATCTATATAGATACTCCTAATAGTATGGGTGATGCAGAGCATACAACTAAAGTATATAAAGAAGTGGCTAATGTTAATACAAGAGATGTAGTCATAGAAACTACAGATCGTGTTTATAATAGATGTTACAGAATAGATCCTATCTATGAAAAAACTGGTGATGAAGTAAATGTAAACAATATATTATATTATAACGTTTATAAACTTACTGGAGATGATTTTAATAGCAGTAGTTCTTGGACATATATAAGTAAGTCTGATACTCCTTCATTAAAGATAGACTATATAGCTGACAATTATCCTTTATCTAAATGGGTAGACGAAGCTAATGGTTTAAGTCAAAGTGATGGAGCTGGATTATTTACTTACTGGGTAGAATCTAGAGATGATTATGAAAATAGTTATTACAGATCATCTGATTCTATGATTGTAGATAGAATACAACATAAGAAACCTAATAAACCTGAGCTTACAGTTACACCAGCGCATGGAGAACGAGGAGAAATAAGTATTAAATATAAACATCCAGAACAATTAGATTCGTTAATCTATCTATACGCTTACTTTACAGATAGTAAAGGTGTTAAGCATACTGGTTTAGTAGATGTTATAGATGTGAGCTATACAGATGAAGAAAAGAATGACTATTATCTTAATAGAGTTCCTATAGTAAAAGAAGTTGAATATACTGTAGAATTTACTAAAGAAGTGCATGATCATACTAAGTTCTTTGAACGTTCTACTGCTATAAGTTATTATGCAGTGGCTGCAGATAAGATAGTAGGATACATATCTGAGTTAAAAGATAATACTAGTGCTTCAATTGATGATTTTAATCCAGATAGTATAGCAGAAGCTGATAGACGTGATGGACATTACTTCAATGAAGAACCTGAAATATCTAGTCCATACTATTTATTTACAGAAAAGATAGCAGCAGATGAAGGTGATTCTATATTTGAAAAAGGTGTATTAGATAATTTAGTAGTAGAAGAAACTCCATTCGATACTATGACTTTATTATGGGAAATGCCAGTAACAGCTACAGATAATAAAGATATAGACGGAGATATTATAGATTATTACTTCTACATGTATTGTCCTTCTACAACTCTAGAAACTAAAAATAAAGATGAAGAAAAACCTGACCATGTATTCTATGGTAATTATACTGAATCAGATTCATACGGCGGTAACGATATTATGCAACCTGATAATGGAGATGCAGGTGACTTAGATGAATTTAGTGATAATGGACAAGAACCTGAATATGTAAAAGGCGTAGTTGAATATAACTATTTAGTAACTGTTCCTCATGAAAAAATAATAGGTCAAACAGTATCAGATAAGAACGGTAAGACTTGGTTCTATTATACTTTCGACTTATCACTATATCAAGAAGACGGAAATGTTACTATATGGATAGAAACAAGAGATAGATATGAAAACAGCTATTACAGAAGCGGTTATTCATTAACATTAAAGAGAGGTCATAAAGCTAAACCTGTACAAACAGCATATCCTAATAACGTTAACAACGTAGTATATTGTAAGCGTCCTAGAATCTTAATAGAATTAGCAGAAGATGATTTAAGACAAGAAGTAATTGTTACTTGGAAGAATGTTGAATATTCTAATAAGGATTATAATCAACGTCAATTCTTCTCTAGTATTCCTAAAGTAACAAAAGGAGATCCAGGTTTAAATACAACAGGTGAAAATGATTGCTACGTTATATTTAGACCACCTGTAGCTTATACAGAAATAAGTGGCAGCAAAGTTCAATATAGTATTAAAGTTAATAATACTTGTACAACTTCTGAGTCTCGTTACTTCTCATACATGTATTATAAATTTGGCTATAATTTAACCGAAGATACATTCATTCCTATTAAAGCTGTTCATGTTAATGAATTCAGAAAAGCTGCTCAACGTGTTATAGATGCTTATGGTAAGAGTTATGAGGACCCTGGCGAATATCAATTAAAAGACAGAGCAGTAGTTATTAAACAAGTAGTAGATAATGAAGACTATAATGAAATAGCTAAACCATTAATGAATCTTAACAACTTCTTAAACACATGTGACAAATGCGATAACGATATGCAAGATATAACTGATGATGTTGGAAACGATGATGAACAATTTGTAGATATGGCACAAGATTATGAAGTAATCGGTCCTTATTTCGAAGGAGATAACACTGAGTTCACAGTTCCAGATAATGTAATAATGGATGTAGATTATCATATCAATGAATTACTTAAGATAATCAATAGTCAAGATTATTACATGACATCTGATTTTATAGATTGGAAAATCTTATTATATATTCTTCAAAACATGTAATAAATTGAGCCAGGGGATATTTCCCTGGCTTTTTATAGTAATATTTATATGATAAAAAAATGAGGCAGGTGAAAAGAATGGCTAGAAAATTTAATGCAGGTAGACAAGGCGAGTATCTAATGAACTCTCAATTGTTTGATGTATATAATGCTCTTAAATATATCAATTATAAAAATGTCACACCTACTCAAGATAAGCAAGCTGAAATACCAGATGGTGCTTTATGGGTAGACACTAGTCAAGGAACTAACATTTTAAAAAGATATGTAGCAGCATCACGTGATTGGATACCTATGTTTGAAGGATACTTTCAACCTTTGCCTATAACAGAAAATCCTGTTAATCCTAGCGACGGACAAATCTGGATAGATCCTTCTGGAGTAATCAGATATTACGATAAACAAACTGCTAAGTGGAATGTAGCAGCAGCTAGATCAGCAGCTAATGCAAATATATCTACAGCAGGTATACCTAATTTCTATATAACTCCAGAATTAAAATCATCATTTACAGATACTTATTCAGTTTCAAATGTTAGTATAGGTAAATTATTTAGATATGATTCTCCAGAATCTGGTCGAGGATCTTATGTAGACGGTAGCCAATATGAAGATATAAATACTGTAGCAGTATATTATCCTAATAGTGCTAAATATGATTTAGCTTGGTGTAATGTTAACCCAGTAAGACTTAGTGGAAGTACTAAAAGACTTATAAAAGTAATAAATACAGAACCTGGAGATGATCAGTACTTTGTAGAAACTACTACAACTAATACTGAGTTTTATGGTTTTAAAGAAGGAGACATTACTGGTACATTCTTAAGAAGTAGAGAATTAGTTTATGGCTCTGAAGATATAAGTAGCGAAAAGATGGCTAGTATAATAGCTTCAGATACTATCAGTGATTATGTAAGAGTCACAGGTGGAATTAAATTAATTAATAAAGGTAAGGATTACAAATATATATATGCTATCACTTATCATTTCGCAGATTCGGCTGAAAGAAATGACGGAGTTGTCTTATCAAATGGTACAACAATTGGTGAGATAAATGAAATAGAAGTTGGTGATATAAATGATAATAACCCTACATTATTCTTAGATGGTATATATCTTGAACAAAAAGATTATTCATACGATAAAACAACTGGTATAATGAAATTTAATGGCGATGGAATTACTAATAGAATGTCTATGGTAGCAGTATCATTTACTCACACTCTATGTGAATCTATAGGTGATGACGATATTATATTTAGCAATACTGAAATAGTAGATAACGATATAGTTATTAATAATTCTAGTGCATTAACAGATATAGATAGCTGGACTACTCCAATAGCATTCGTATCTGGGGTTGCAGGTTTTGAACAAATAAGCGACCAAGTTACAATAGATAAAACGACTAATAGTATTACTGTTAAGGATTTCGGACCAGTTCTAGAAAATGAAAGCTATAGCATAATGTTAGTAGACATAGGTTCTGAGACTTATGATCATGGTACAGCAACTAAGAATGCTATTACAAGTGATATTATAGTTTCAGATACAAGCGTGAAATATCTATTATTCATAGATGGTGTTTGTATGTCTCCTAAAGATCTTGTTATAAGTAATGGTCAAATAACTATCTCTGGTGATTTATCTAATGATGTTGAATGGTTCTTAATAAGAATATCAAATACTGATACAGGTATTTATTTAATGTTCGATGAAGATGTATCATATTATACTACAATGATAACTGACCATAATAATAATACTATATATAATAATGCAGATATGGTTGTTGCATATTCTAAGAAACAAGGCTCTGAAACTTACGGTGTATTAATAGATGATAAGTTTATTACAGATACTCCTGATGGCCTTACTAAATATGTAACAGGTCAAGTATTAAATATGGGTTATGAAGATGAATTAGGCGATATTCAATATGCTTATCATATTTATAATAGCGACGGTACATATACATGGAAGAAATATGATGATGTATATGGAGAGAATAGTTACTTGGAAGTAGATGATATGGTTACTCAATATGCTACTGAAGGTTCATTATCTATAATGAGTAACAAGGGACTTGTAGGCTCTAATTTATACTATTATGCTTACACTTATGCAGATACAATAGACGAACCTATTAGAATGGGTAGTAGAACATGTAAAATCAATTCATCAGAAGCTCCTGTCGTTGGTGATACTCAAGCTTTCTATACAAATAAGAATGAAGTATTTTTACATGGTAAAGGTTGTATAGCAGCATACGTTAATGGTATTATGCAAGAAGTCAGCGATACAACTACTATGGCTACATGTGAATTTATCATACCTACAACTGTAGCTGATCCATATAAACAAAAATGGGGCAAACAAGAAGAGTTATATGCTATGTTTAAAGCATTTGATGATACAGTAACTCTTGGTAATCTTAAACAATTCATGGTCGACAATGGCGTTACATCTCTAGCAGCTTCAGAAGACGTTTACAATAAAATAAAAGTCTTACATGATGCAATAACAGAGTATGAATCTGAAAATTCATTATGTTATATATTCGAAGAAATAGAAGCTGAAGAAAGTTATTCTGCTAATAGATTAACTGCAGATGCATCAATGAGATACGATATATTCCCTAACACATATATATTTGAAAACTATTCTATAGGTGCGGGTACTATAAACGTATATCTTAACGGAGTATTCTTAGAAAAATCATGCTATTCAATATTTGATGGAAACAAAATTATGATAAATAATATCGATACTGTAGGTGGTTCTGATCAATGGACTAAAGACGGAGACCATTATACAGATATGAAATACTACGATGAATCTGATGGTACAGTTAAATGGATAGAATGTGACGAATGTGATTATGTAACTCTTGAGTTTAGACCTGATAATTCAGTTAAGAAAGTCACATATGATGTAAAACAAATATCATATGATACGCAAAGTTTTGATACAGAAGATTATGAATTTCCAAGTTCTCTTAAGAACTCTAAGGACCTTATAAAAATATATATAAACGGTATATTATATGACGGTACTTATGTTTTTAAAGACGGTGTATTATCATTAGATACTCCTGTATTAAATATGGATCCTATTGAATTATATTTCAACAGTCATCCTTACGAATATAAGATTTGGAAAAATAAAAATGGAGAATATATCGCTCCTAAAGATAGAGTAACTTTTGAATGGAGGTAAGAATATGGCAAAAGGAAAAATTAGCTTAGGACAATTGCCAATGGATCAAATAGATGCTTACTTAAGTATAGTTTGTGGTTATACCAGAAAATCTGAAAAAGCTACTGATACAGAACAAGTAGGTGGCATAGATGCTGAAAAAATAGCATTAGCAGCTCAAGATGATGAAGGCAATCTTATTGAAGACAGAAATACAGTTCAAAACGCTTTAAAACTTGGCGGAATAGATGCCAACGAATATATAACTAAAGGCAATTCTCAAACAGTAATGAAAGATACTTACGCTGTATCTGATATAGTAAGTGATGAATTAAAATCTAATCGTGATGAAATGTATCAGATGCAAGCTCAACTTGTAAAAGCAGGATTTGTAAAAGATACAGAACCTTATAATGGCTTTTATGATGCATTTAAATCAGGAAATGAAAAATATATAAATGAAATAATAACTTCTATAAATAGTGGTTCTGGTAATACAGTAGCTGTTGCAGATGCACAAGAATTGTCTCCTAATGAATATATAGCAGTAGATAATAACGTAGCTAAAATAGATAGTATAACTGGACAAAATGTTGTACTTAACAATGCTATAGGTACTGCAGGAGATATATATAAGACAGCTGGTATTTATCATCAAGGCGAATTTGTATTCGGTACAGAAGATAAAAATAACTCTCAAGGAGAAACTACAAGAGCTGTAGTTAAAGATGGTAGCAATCGTAGAGTTGTTTATACTTTATCTGAATCTGTAACTGGATTTGGTACAGTATTACGTGAATGGGTATCTGTACAAGGTTCATTAGATAAAGTGCAAGTAAGCCTTGGATGTCTTGGTAGACCAGGTAGCATACAAATGAAAATATACAGAATAGATAATGAAGATGATTTAGTAAATGGATTATATCTATTAGGCGAAAGTGACTATTTAAGCAGTAGTACAATGTCTGCATCATTAAATAATGTAGAGTTTTCATTTAAAGATAGAGTTATTATAGAACCTGGATTCGATCATTTAATATTATTAGAAGCACAAGGAATAAGTACTAACAATACTTATATCATAGGTGGATATACTGAACCAGATGCTAACAGTGCATTCTATACAGATGATGTATATATTCAATCTAATGACGGAACTCTTGCTCCTAATTATGGTATAAAGGCAGATATGTTCCTATGCTTATATTTAAAAGAAATAAAGACAAGCGCAATAACTTATAATAAGAATGGTTTATATTCTTGCTATAAAGAAATGATGTATGATGATTTTACTAGATTACGTGTTCAAATGAAAGTAAATCGTGAAGGTATATACACTGTAGCAAGTAATAGTGTTGTTACTGCAGCTAATAGTGCTTTACTATTAGAAGGTGAAGATAATGGCGTATTTGCTAAAGATGATAAAATCGTTATAGGACAAAATATTTATACTATAAATACTAAGAACGCTGGAGATACTAGCATAACATTAACAGAAAATGCTTATACTCCTCATGGTGCTGATGTTTATAGAATGGGTTATAAGGTCGTAGTAAAAGCTAGACATAAAACTATAGATTTAAATAACGTAACTAATCCTATTACATATAGTGAACCTAAGATAGTAGAAGTCCCATTAAAAGCTATCATACCTGGCAAAGAACCAGATAAAGAAGACTTTTCAAGTGATAGATTAATATTCGAAGTTGACTTAAGAGACCAATTAGGAGATCTTGAAGCATTCAACTGCTTTGAAGTTCAAATCTATTGGAATAGCAATTTAGGTGCAAATAATATATCAGATAGCACTTGCGGTAAGATATTAGATTTAACAATATCAACTGATAAGAGTTATGCTCATTAATAGGAGGTGATATGTATGGGAATGAAAAAGATAAGCGAAAACGTTGTAGCTTTAGGAAGATCACTTACACTTATTAATGATCAAGTCAGAGATAATACGAATATACAAAAAGGTGCATTAAAGACTCAAACTACAGGTTCTACTTATACAGTCAATATACCTGTAGAAGAAAATAATTCATATAAAGATGTAACTGTAAGTTATACTAGCGGATTAAAATATAAAGCTGATACTAACAAATACGTATCATTTGATGCTAAAGGTATACTAGAACCATTAAGTATTGATGCTGAAGTAATGTTAGAAACTCATTCTATATATGCACGTTGTTTAAATACAGGATGCGTTATAACTGATAAGCTTGCTGAACAAGCAGTAACAACATCTAAAATAAAAGACGCTAACGTTACTACTGAAAAGATAAAAGACTTAGCAGTGACTACTCCTAAATTAGCTGAAGGCGCAGTAGTTAACAGTAAGATAGCTGATAAGACTATAGTAGCATATGAAAAAATAGTTCCTAGCACTGTTACTACAGAATTATTAGTTGACTATTCAGTAACTAGTAGAAAAATCGCAGACGGTGCTGTTATTAACGAGAAACTTGGAACTCATGCTGTTACTACTGAGAAGATAGCTGATAAAACAATAACTAATACTAATATAGCAGATAAGACTATACTTAGCTCTAATATAGCTGACGGAGCAATAGAAACAATAAACCTTAAAGACCTATCTGTTAGCACAGCTAAATTACAAGATGGTTCAGTTACAACTCCTAAACTTGCAGATGGAGCAGTTACTTCAGAAAAGATAGCAGACAATACTATTACAGCAAACAATATAAAACAAGGTGCAATCAATAGTGAATGTATAGAAAATGAAACTATAATTACAGAAGATCTTCATGACGAATGCGTCACTCTAGAAAAACTTGCACCAGATGTATTTGGTAAAGTTAATGACGCAGTTATATATGAAAACAGTAATCCTGATTATAAAATAAATTATGGCACAGCTCATAATCATATGGTACAAATAAAAAGAACTGTAGATGGCGAAAAACAAGATACAGATTTATATGTATCAGGTCATATATATGCAGCTGGTAATATAGAAGGTGCTAGAGTTTATAATATGGCATATGCAGATATAGCCGAAGGTTATATACCAGGTGAAGAATTAGAACCAGGCGATATAGTAGAACTAAGAGAAAATGGTAAGGTTTATAAAGCTGGTATGCATAATGGATTTGCAGCAGCAACTGTCGGAGTAATAACTGACGAATATGCAGCATGTTATGGGGCAACAGAAGCTGAAATACTAAGCGGTGAAAAAGTTGCTGTAGCTTTAGTCGGTAAAGTACATGTTAAAGTAGATGGTTCTGCTTATATAGGTTCTGCAATTAGCGTATCAGATGTACCAGGAGCAGGTACTTTATATGAAGGAGGAATTGTTATAGGTAGAGCATTAGAAACTTCAAAGCAACGTGGAGTTCATAAAGTATTATGTCTAGTTCGACCTTGTTAATATAGATACAGAATTATAAGACGAGGATTTATCCTCGTCTTTTTGGTAATAAGAAAATAGATAAGGAGGTATGCATATGTTAAAAGATTCTATTGATTTTGACTATAACTTAGAACAAATAAATCAAGAAATTGATTCTGAAATCCAGCTACAAGATGAAATCATGGACAGTGAAAAAATGAATAATACATTTTCTACTATAGAATCTAATCTTAATTCACTATACGAGAAAACACGTTATTTAGAAGACGCTATAGAATATGCTAAAACTTTTGCAGAGCTTAAGATAAATGAATATACTACAGATATAAATAGTATGATAAAGTCTATTGAAGATATAAGCAACATAAGTCGTAATCTAGGATATGTGCAATACGAAGTTCCATTCGTAGAAGGTGTAATAGATATTCCTGATAGAAACAAGGATTATAAAATCAAACCTTGTAAAGTACGTGAAAGCACAACTTCTGATAATAAGAAATGCGATATTATAACTCTTAACAATTACGTTAATCAAACATATAAAATAAATTCTGTAACTTCAAAATGCGATCAAGTTCCATTTGACAGTAATTTAGCTGATTTCGATGGCAGCAATAAATATACAACATTGTATCTGGAACAAAAACCTGTTGAAGGTGATTTAGTGCAAACAATGACAGTAGCGCTTGCTGAACCGAGTGAGATTAATGAACTTGAAATAACTCCTGTAAATTGTTATATAGAAAACATAAGATACGTTTACGTAAATGGCATAGAGGAATATGCAGGAGATTTAATAACAGGAATAGAACCAGAGTCTCGTATAGTTACACATGTTAAATTTGATATGAGATGTAATAAATACAATACAATTACATACGAATTAGATAAAGAAGCTTTGTCTATGAATGCCTGGGACTTTGTTAGAAGCGCGGAATATCCTACTGTTGTTGCAGATACTAAACTAGATACTGATATAATATTGTCTCGTACAGAAATTAATTCTAGTGGTAACACAGTTACTAAATCTTATAAAACAGCTAAACAAGTAGAGAAAGTAGATATGTATGTATATAATTTTGGGCTAGATTCATTAAAAGTTAACAGAGTAGAGCTATATGAAGATGGCTATTTCTTGTCAGATCCTATTAGCATAGGTGACTTTTCATCTAATGAATATGTACAACTAGCTGTAGATGACAGTATAGTATCAGGATGCGGAGTAGAATATTATATTGTAGATGGGGATGTAGATAAAAGTATTGTACCTGTAGGCACTAAGATAATTACAGATGAAATGATATTCCCTGATACAGATTTGCGTTTCACAGTAGATGATGATTTACATAGTGATGGTTTACGACAAATCAAGAAAGACGGATTAAATGTAAATATATCATTAGAAGATGCTAAGACTTCATATGATGGCAGATATTCTGCAGATTATCAACCTTTAAGTGAGTATTATAACTATACTCCTCTAAACAATACTATAAGGGTTAAAGCAATTATAAGAACTTATGGAGATCAAATAGATGCTATCCCTTATATTAAATCAATATCAGTTAATAAATATGGAGGGAATACATTATGGACAAATCTATATTAGACGAAAAAAGATCACTTCTTTTATCAGACTACACTCCTAAATATGAACAATTATATATTCATCCCGAAGAAGGAGAAGATTTTAGAATTAATACTGCTTTACAAGATATTAAAAGCGATATAGATAAAATAGATAATCTATTAATAGATAAAGGTAATGCAGTTTCTACTCTATTGTCAGATACTATTACTAGACTAGATTTAGTTAAAGATAAAATACTGGCTGAAAAAGAACGTATACAAGATATTAAAATGCTATGCAATAAATACACAGACTTTGATAAAGTCATTACTATAAACGATAAGAATTCAACTGGACAATATAGTTATACTGATAATTCATTCTTATCTTATATTAAGAGCTATAAGAAAAATACATTATATATTAACGATGTAGTAGGCAATGGAAACGAAGGAAATCCATATGTATATCTTAATGGCACATACGTACAGTATTCTATAAATACTGCTGATAGAAAATCTTTATCTGATAACTCTATTAATTCTTATTGGGAGTATCAGAGAATAACAGCTTCAACTACTGAACAATATTTAATACATGATTTCTATACAGATAGTGAAGAAGCTAAATGCACTATAACTATGAGCTCATCAACTAAAATGAATGAACTACAAATAATGACTCCGATAGATAGCACAAAGGTAATAGGACTTCAATATTCTAATGATGGAGTAAATTATACAGCAGCAACTATACCAGACATAACATTTGATAAATTAGATAGCTATGAAAACACAGGATACATATATGGTTCTAGTTTAATATCTGTACCTAACTGTTATTTCGTTAAGCTAACATTACAATCTAATAGTTCTAATAACGATACTATTGCATATGAGCGTACTATGTTTAAAGACGAAACATTTAATGAAGATGAAGTAAATGATACTAAGACTGAAACTACTTTTATTCAAAGTGCTAAACGTCATGTAATTAAGATAAATGATTTATATTCTTATTCTAATCAATATATCAATACTTCTTATTTTACAACAGATAATCTAGTAGATGGTACAGATGATGTATATGCTGTTAGTGTATTCGCTAACGTATATATACCTTCACAATTATCAGATGATAGCGTAGAGTTTACACTAACTGTAAATGGTATAGATTATGAAGTACAACCAATTAATAGTGAGTTAGACGGCGTAAAGGTTATACGTTATTCTAAAGGCAAATCAAAAACAGAATATACTGAACTTACTGATGAAGTTATCAATTCAGTAATATTAACTGTTAAGATAAAATCTGCTAAGAACCTAACTCCATATATCAATAACGTAAAAGTATTATTAGGAGGTGAAGTATAATGGCAATAGAAGTAAAAGACGCTGACTTATATAAAGATATGATGTTAAAACTTCAATACTATAAAGAAGAAGTAATTAAATCATTTATACGACAAGGATATTATCCTTCTAATGATGAAATAGTAGCTGCACTAGAAGATATAGATTATCGCAGTGCATTATTTGAAACATATATGTCTAAAGAAGGCTCTCTGTTTAACACCAAAGAAATCAATTATATGTTTGAATGTATCTATAAAGACTTAGAAATATTATACAGTGTTTTACAAGATATACTTATTAAAGATTATAACGATCTTAGATTATATATAGAAACACACATTGCTGACTTAGAAAGTACAGCTAAAGAGCTCGAAGCACGCTGTAATGAAGAGATGGCTCGTACAGTATTTGGTAATACTATATTCTTCAGAGCAGGTAACTGGAATATATCTACTGATGATGAATATACAATAGTAGATTTTGGAGAATTGAATTTAATTCAAGGTTCTGAGATAGCATTGTTTGCAGACGTAGAAAATATAGAAGCGAATAAAGTATCTTTTAAATTAACAGCTACTAACGATGAACAAAACAAATATTCTTTCGATGCTTTGCCTTATAACTATAATGACAATACTTACACAGTTCCAGGAGAAATGGGATGCAATAAATACAAAATGGTATTATCAGCTGGAACAATAGTTAATGGTAACATAAGTGTCAATCTAGCTACTGATCCTGTTAATGATTATAAAATACTTGGCGGCGTTGATAAAATGCAAGTAACTTATAAGGATAACTCTACTACTATAATAAGAGATTTTGCTTATGATACTAATCAATTCATAGCAGAGAAGGCTTGCTATATACAATTCTATTATATAGATGGGGATTTATTAGAATATAATTTTAATCAAAAGCCTAATCATTGTAATTTCTCTATAGTAGACGGCTATGTATCTTCTGACGTTAAAATAAGAAAGGTATTTCTAGATGTTCCTGCAGGCTTTGCATGTTATTTCAAAAAGTCAAATGACAAAGGAGAAATTTGGGCCGTGGCTGAAGATGGCATACCAAATACACCTAATACTTTACTCTATACAGGTAATAGAGATATAGAAGATTTTGAGATAAGAGAATATGTCAAGAGCAATCTAATAAATTATAATTTTAAGATGTATATAAAATCAATAAAGGATGTAGCAAAACTTATTAACAGCGTATGTATTAAACAATTAGATTAGAAAGGAGGACTCATATGATATTTTATAATTTTAGATATAGAGGACCATATGAATACGATAAATACGTCTTAAATGTTCTTCAATATAGCAATATGGTTAATGATTTTATACATGATATTAATAATACTGCTACATGGAAGACCTTGTATGATTTAAACAATGAAGTTAATGACATATATAATAAAACAATTGGAGATGGTGGAAGATCTGATATGATATACGAAACACTAATCCTTAATAGAGGTGATTAATAGTGATAAATAAAATGAGTTCACAAGAACTAAATCAAATATTTGAAGATGTAAAGAAAAAACAAGATGAAGCTTTAATACTTATTCAGAACATGAAAAATGATATAAATAAAAAGCTTATGATAAAAAATTATGCCGACGAGTTTATAGACCAGAAACTAGATAGTATTAATGCTGGTGTAGTATCTAATCAAAACATAGTTAATTTCACATCTAATGAATTAGCTGGTATATATAATAAATATGGTTGCATGGTTCATCCTAAATTCAAGAATGATCCTGTCGATATATTTAATTTAAAGGTAGCATCAGGTACTATATCAAACATAATGTTTAAACAGTCTATGACTTGTAAGGTAAATGATATTGAAAATGAGGAATATATCAATTTATTAAAATCTGATTCTTTAATAGATAAAGAAATAGTATTTGATGAATTGAATATAGATACAATAACTATATCATACGAGCTTGATAATTCATTAGCTCTTGGTACTTCAAGATTTAATGTTATAGAAATAGATCCATATATAAAAGGAGCATATAGCCTTACTTCTTTAGAATGTTATGCACTTGACACTACAGGTAATTTATCTAGTACACCAATTACTACAGTTCAAGGATTTGACAATATTGGTAAAACTAGAATCATACTTGACAAGAAAGTAAAATTCTCTAAAGTCGTTATGACTTTCAAAATCAATTTCTCTACAGAAGTAAATAACATATCTGTGTATCCTTTCGGTTTAAAACATATATACTTTATGGAAGCTGATTTCCTAGCAGACACTTCTTTTGTAATAGTTCCTATAATAGCTGATGACTTTATTGAATATATCTACAATGATATAGTTTTATATACTGCTAATGGTAAGTTTAAAACTACATGTGATATGTACGACATAGAACTTTATACTAATTATTCTAATAATACATTAACTGGTAGAGTTTATACTTCATCAGAAGCTTCTATTAATAGAATATCTAAGAACACTAATAAATTGTATGCTAAAATTCCTCTTGTTAAGAAGAACGTCGCGAACGACGATAAAGAATACTTAAGCTTAAACGGTATTGAATTTAACTTCATAGTTAATGAAGAAATTATCTTATAAGGAGTGATACAATGCTTACAAAGAAACAGACTTTAGATACAATTAAAAAGACATTAAGCTTATATAAAACCAATGTCTTAGATAATGTTTATGCAAAAACAGAATATGTAGATTCTAAAGCTTTGCCAATAATACTTATAAATGACGAGAATAAAACTGGTTCTGCTTTATTCCCATTATTACCTGAACATAATTTAGTATTCATTGCAGGAGATGCTCAAATACCAGATAGTAATGGAGACATTACAACAATATACGGTCTATGTTATTCAGATTTACAAGATGATGGAAGTAAATTAATTACTGAATATAGAACTGGTAAAGCTGCTAAAATAAATTCTAACGGCATATTAGAATCTTTTGAGTATATTGATACGAACGTAAAATCAATCGTTTCTAATATAAAAGGCGGAGAAACAAATAAATTATTAGCTAAAAATAGTGATACGGATTTTGATTATAAATGGGTCGATATGCCTTCAATCGAAACATTGCCTGTTAATTATGATAAAAATTGTGCTACAAATGTTGCTGAATTAAAAGCTCATACTATTTATGTAGCACCAAAAGATGCTGATTTTTTATATTTAGGATACGAAAAACTTAGCGGCTCTTTTAGTGGATTTTTTCTTTCAATCAATCCTCATGGTAAATTTATTTATACTGGTTATAAAGATGATAGTAGAATTGAAGTTATGATAGAAGGAACTTGTTATACAGCTTATTTTAAAACTGATACTGAAGACGCTCATACTGAAAAAACAGTATATTATTTAACTAAAAATAATAATATAGGTTTTACTCCAACATTGGATTATGAACCTGCTACTAAAAAGTACGTAGATAATGCTAAAGCTTCAATAACTGTTCCTACTAAGACTTCAGAGCTAACTAATGATAGTAATTTCTTGACTGAACATCAATCATTAGATGGATACGCTAAAACTACAGATCTTCATACTCATGACAATAAAGAAGTATTAGATACAATAACAGCAGAAAAAGTAGCACAATGGGATAGCAATACTGGTTCAAGTGGTGGCTCTACATCTGGCATAAATATAGTAACTATATCTCAATCTGATTATGACGCATTAGAAACAAAAGATGCTAATACATTATATCTAATAACAACTACTAATGCAGGTGATATAGATACTTCAAGTAATGATATAACATTAAGTGATGATTTACCAGCAGGTACTTATACACTTAAATATGAAGATGAAAACAATCAACCATTAGATGGTTTCGATGAAATAACAACATTGGAGGTGCAATAATGGCTACTTATTCAGACTTAATAAAACAAAACGTAGCTCCTTATACAGCCAAAAAAATAGGAGTTTATGATTCAAACGGAGAAAGGGTCGGAGAAATATCATTAGGTGATTTTAAACCAGACTACGGGGAAAGATTATATAGATTTGGTATATTATCTGACGTACATAACCAACAAGACCAAACTTCAGAAAGTACAGAAGATTTACAACATGCATTAGATTATTTTAACAACAAACAATCTGTTAGTTTTACTGTTATATGTGGAGATATATCTCAAAATGGTACAGCTACTGAATTTGCAATATATCAAAATAATGTAAATGCTAAATCTCCTGATACCCCTGTTTATACTACTACAGGAAATCATGATTGTGGTCAAGGAACTAGTGGATTATCATTAGATACATGGAAACAATATACTGGTAACCACGATAGATGTTTTGAAATAACACAAGGTACAGATCACTTCTTATTCTTTGGTATGAATAAATGGGACTTCGGAGATTCTGGTACTCCATATGTTACTACAGATATAGATTGGTTAGAAAGCAAATTACAAGAATATCAAAACGATAGATGTTTTATAATAACACATTTATTTTTCCCAAGTAGAGCTGGTAATTTAAACAGTATTTATCCTAGTGGTAACTGGCTTGGCGGTTCTCAATTAACTAGAATTCAAGGTTTATGCGATACTTATAAAAATACATACTGGTTTAGTGGTCATAGTCACTGGAAATGGTATTTACAAAAATATCAATCTAGAGCAAATGTGTATAGAAATAATTGTGGTTGGTGCGTACATATACCAAGTTGTGCAGTTCCTATTGATTCAGATGGTACAACTAGAGTAGAAAAACCATTAGAATCAGAAGGGGCAATAATAGATGTTTATGCTGATTATATAGATATAAGAGGTATAAACTTTAAAACAGATAAATATATACCTATAGCTCAATATAGATTATATACAGATATAAATCATGATAGTGGAGGTTCTTCTGGTGGTGGCAGTGGTACTTCTAGTATACCTGATGGTTATGTTGCAGCAACAGCAGATAACTTTACAGTAAGAACAGATACAGGTGCTACTACTACTCAATCTGCAGCAACTACTACTGATGATGGTTATATATCTGTAACATTTACAGCAGGTTCTCAAAAATTCTGGGTACAAACAAGTAATATGACTTCATCTACTTCTAGAGTAGAAGTATATGTTGAAGATGTTATATACGATCCTGAACCTTCAACATCTAATAAGATGGGTCTAGGTTTCTACCAAAATGGTGGTTATTACGGAATAGAAACTGGTATAGAACCATATTACGATGCATCTGAAAATACTGCTGTACAATTTAACTCATCTGGTTCTAAATACAGTGGTACTTATCCAGTAACTATTAAGATGAAGAACTTAGCATTTAAATGTAGCTAGGAGAGTGATGTTATATGGCAACAATAACTAAGACAGGTACTGCAACAGCTACACCTACTGCATCTAGTATAAGCTTTAGTGGTACAACACAAAGATCTGGTACTATATCATGGACTACTCCTACTTTACCTGACAATGCTACAATATTATCTTGTACATTAACAGGTACAATGACAGGTTCATCATCTTATGGTTCAGTTACTCTTACAGTTAATGGAACTACTGTTACATCTGGTACAGCATTCAGTATAGATTTAGGTACCAAAGGTACAACAACTTCTGTAACTGCAACTGCAAAAGGTAGTAGTCGTTGGGGTTCAGGTACTGCTACTTTTAGTAACTTATTATATACAATTGAATATGAATATACCGAAACTGTAAAAGAGAAAAATAAAAAACGCATGATAATAAACAATACTAATGTTAAAAAAATGTATTTTGGTGAAAATATTGTATATAAGGTTTATTTGGGAGATATACAAGTATTTTAATATATAAGGGAGTGATGTAATGCTTACAAAGACACAAACTCTAGACGCAATAAGAAAAGCGCTGATTTCATATAAAACAAATGTATTAGATACTATATATGCTAAAGCTTCAGACGTGCCTTCAATTGATGGATTAGTTAGTGAGACATCTCTTAATAATAGATTAAGCAATTTATCTGTCGTTACAATGACACAATCCCAATATAATGCATTAGAGACAAAAGATTCTAATGTTTTATATCTAATAACTAATGATGAATAGGAGGTAAGTAAATGACTGTATTAAAAGTAAAGCCTAGTGGGTATGATGCTGGTGGCTGGGACTCGAGTGATTATCCTATGGAGAATGCTTACGACGATGATTTAACTACAGTCGCCAGATGTACATTAAGAAGGAATAGAACTAGAAAATGTACATATAATTTTACTCTTCCATCATTACCTGAAGGTTGTATTGTAAACGGTATTAAATTACATTTATTATTAAAATGTGCTAACAGTAACTCTTCTGGAGCGTGTTTTTTAACTATAAAACATAATGATTCGACTACGTTAAAGGAAATACATTTAGAATTTGTAAATGACGGAGTAGATTATGATTTAGAGTTAACAAAAGATCAATATGATAATTTAACGAGCATATCTTTTGAAGGTAAATATACAACTATAATGTTTACATGTTATGCATATATATTTGACATGTATATATCTGTTGATTATACTGATTTGACTCAGACAATGTTGTTAAGTGATAGTGAAGTATGGGTATGTGAGAACGAAACTCATACTATCACTGCACAAGCGTATCCTATTACATCTGTTACATGGACTACAGATGATCCTAATATAATTGATCTTGTTCCGAGTAATAATGGATTTACATGTGATATTATTGGTAAAGTTCCTGGACAATGTTATCTAACTGCGACTCATGCAGATAATTCAGAGTGTACTAAGCGAATATTAGTCGTTGTTAATCAGCTAACTGTAATATGTACTCCTACTATTAATATAGGAGATAATGCATTAAAAACATTAGCTATAGGACCTAATGAAATAAAAAGAATATATCTAGGAGATAAACAATTGTTTACTGAGAAACAGGAAGTAGTGTATACTGATATTAAACACGATAATATACCTAAAGATTTCAGTATGAATTTATACACTAGATTAGTTCCAGATAAATACATAAGTGGTATACTGTGTCGTGTTTCTACATATATAGATACTGCAGGACATTTGGCAGGAGCCCTTAGAACTACCAATAATGCTTCTGGTATTACTGGTGGAGATAGTAGTGCATGTTATAGTTTTATACCAGTATATTCGGGTGAAGATATTATTATAGATATACCTAAAACTGATTACGGTATTGGACTAGTTGGATATGATGCTAACAAAGATTATTACCAAACATGGTTTGGCCCAGATAATGGATGGGCAAACTATAAAAAATATACAGATGCAGATATAGAAAAATGGACTCATATGACTTGTCCTATTCCTCAAGAAGGAGTAAAATATATACGTTGGTGTATGGATTCAACTGATACTGACAAATATTATTTTAGACGATATAGTGTACAACCAATAGATTTAAAAGTATATCCTTTGAATAGTACAGAATCTAGTAAAATAATTTATACTTCTAGTGATGAAAACGTGGCAATAGTAAAAGACAATATGATAGTGGCAAAATCTGCTGGAACTTGTGTGATAACAATTACATGTGGAAGTGTTTATTCTAAGATAAATTTGACAATAGTTGATAATAGTAGCGAATTTGCTACATACTGATAATTAAAAAAAAGAGAGGTTATAAGTCCTCTCTTTTTTGCATATATTATAATATGTCAATATGATATGAGTATATATGCAAGATGAATAATATTACTATAAAAGGGAGTTGGAATATTAATGCCTATTAATGATTTAATGGACACATATGTTAGTATAGCATATGGTTACGAGATTTCGCAAGATATAAAGAAGAAGATATATAACTTCGTATGTTATATGTTTGATAACGATTACAATTATGATTTTATTTTAAACTATTTATTAAAACATGGTACAGAAATAACTGATGAGTTATATGAAAACAGTTTGCTAAAACCAAATAAATTCTATTATCACAGTGAACTTAGAATAATGCCAGATACTTCAATATGGAATCCAAACATAAAGGAGATATCTAAAAAGTTCTATTTAGAAATGAGAACTCAATATTCTATCGAAGATTTATTAAGCTATTTTTATAGCATATTGTCAGTTCCTAACTCTTTAAGAAATCACAAAAGAGATAAAGGAGCATTAGAATCTTTACTAAAACAATATCATGTTGAAGGGATTGAAACTATCGATTTGATATTATTTGCAATAGATTATAATATAGATAATAAGGAAAGTATATCTAGTCCATTTGATTTGAAAATAGATAGAGACTTATTAGCTAGAATAATCAGAATGATAGAATCTTCAGTATATAAAAAAGTAATATGGAGGGATTAAATTGAGTTGCAATATAATAGAAGTTGGTGGGAAAATAAATGATAATTTCAGCAGAAATTATTACATAGATAAGAAAGAATTAAATGAAGCGATAAAAAGATTTGATGGAGATACATATATGACTATATATTCTTATGAGTCTGAGGATATGGCTACAACTAATTTTGTAGCTCCATTCTATCTTGATTTAGACATAGATGATATAGAAAATAATTACGATAAATTACTTATAGATTTGAAGATAGTATATAAAAAGCTATGCGATACATTTAAAATAGATAAATCAGATATACAATTATATTTCTCTGGTTCAAAGGGCTTCCATATACTAATTAGTGATAAAGTATTTGGATTTGAGCCTAATCGTGATCTTAATAAGAAATTCAAGAAGGTAGCTTTATATATCAAAAGTTATACTATAACAAAATGTATCGATACTAAGATATACGATAACAGAAGACTATTTAGAGTACCTAATACAGTTAATACTAAGACAGGTCTTTATAAAGTATATCTTCCTTATAATAAGTTATTTAAAAAGCAACCCGATGGATGCACTAAAGCTATGACTTATGATGAGTTAAAGGAATATGCTTCACAACCTAGAAATAAAAGAATTGCACTATACAAATATAATGAACAAGCACGTATAAAGTTTGATGAGCTTATTGAAACTATTGAACAACAAGAAAGAAAGAAAATAGATACTAAACTTGCTCAAGAATATATAAGAAAACGTAAACTTCTTCCATGTGTTGAATATATATTACAAAATGGTGCAACCAATGGTCAAAGAAACAATACTACAGTTGCTTTGGCCAATAGTCTATTCCAAATAGGTGAGAGTCTTGAAGATGTGCGTGAGACTATTACCGAATGGAATATGACAAAGAATGAGGAGCCTTTACCTCAATCTGAAATTAATGCTACAGTGTTTAGTGCATATCAAAATTCTAGAAATAATATGTTCTATGGCTGTTCAGCATTTAAAGATTTAGATGTGTGTGTAAAAGGCTGTTCTATTAATAAAAAATAATTTTATATATAGATTATTAATTATAATCTTATGAAATGAGGGGATATAATGAGAGAAGATATAAAGAGCTTATTAGATGCTGATAAAGATTTAAGTATCGAAACAGTTGATGAATTAGACAATAAAATACTTGCTACCAATTTCTTTGAAAACATGGCAAATGATATAGATGAATTCGATAAAGTTGCTTGGGAGAATAAAGCAGGATTTGATACTCCTAGCTTTCCAAGTTTTACTGAAGGATTAGAAGGTTGGAGCCCAGGATTTTATTGTTTTGCAGGTGCGGCTAACATGGGTAAGACAGCTATAATGTTAAATATAATGGAAGATTTATGTATGAATGCAGATAATAAATTATTCGGTGTATATTTCTCATTGGATGATTCTAAGAATAAAGTAATACCTAGAATAGTAGCAATGAGAGAATTATTACCTATTAATGTAGTAGCTAAGCCTGGACGTTTTAAACAAATGATAATAGACGGACATCCTGATTCTATTAATATAGCTACTCAATTAGATAGACGTGAAGAAGGACTTCAAAAGCTTAAATCAGAATCTAATAGATTTGTAATATTCGATTCTCAAGAGATAAGAACTATAGATGATATATATGAGAAAGCAAGACAAATATATACATACGTAAAAGCTATAGATGAAGAAATGAATATTGTAATAGGAATAGATAGTTTAAAAGATATAGAAATACCAGACCTTAAACTTACTACTAACGAAAGAATAGACATGGTAGCTAAGAAGATAAAAGATTTATCTATAGAATTGAATTGTATAACTTTTGCTTCTATGCATTTAAGAAAATTAAATGGTAATCGTCGTCCTACAATGGATGATTTAAAAGATAGTAATACACTTGAATATGAATTAGATGCATGTTTTTTAGTTTATAATGATGTATCTAAGAACAAACAAGGAGCCAAAATATTCTATAGAGACAGCGAAGATTCCGTAGACAAACAACCAGTTATAGAAATAGATTGGGGTAAAAATAAAATAAGTGCATATAAAGGAATTACATTCTGTAATTTTGCACCAGATTATTCTAAATGTATTGAATGTAGCGAAGATGCGGCTATGAGATATAACGCTTTAATATATGAAGTATAGAATTATTTTCTATACTTTTTTTATGTCAATATAAGACTTTAAGCTACAGGTAATAAAAATATAGTCAAGTATAAGAAAGGAGAAATGAAAATGGCTAGACAACAAATAGCAAAGATTACTTTATATGGTAATACAGTTAGTTGGATGGATCCATATAATTGTATATATCTTACTACTCATAAAGCTGGTAAATTAGAGGCAGTAGTATATGATGATATGGATTTAAACTCTATTAGAGAAGGTATAGCAAAACGCTTAATTAAAGTTATAGAAGGCGAAATACCTGAACCATCAACAGGCGGAGATGCATCTGTAGATGAAAAGACTTTAAATGAATTAATAAGCAAAAAAGTTCAAGACGCTATAGCTAGTGGTGTAGATTTATCAAACTATGCTACAACATCTGAATTAGCAGATGCTATAACAAACTTAATAGGTGGAGCAGACGAAAGTTCTGATACATTAAAAGAATTAGCTGATTTATTAGCTAAGAAAGCTGATAAAGAAGAAATAGTAGCTATAGAAGAAGCTACTGTGGAAGAAACAAAAGACTTATATAAATAAAGGAGTGAATAATTAATGGCAAAACATATAACACTTGAAGGATTACAAGCAGTACTTCAATTAGTTAAACAAGATGTTCAAGCTGTTGATGCTAAAGTCGATGGAATACAAGTTCCTTCTGTTGAAGGTTTAGCTACAGAAGATTTCGTTAATCAAAAGATAGCTACTGTACTTGGAGCAGACGATTTAGCTGAAGATCTTGACTCTTTAAAAGAAGTAATAGATGTATTAACTAAAGACGGCGCAGATATAGTTGCTTTACAAGAAGCTATAAATAAAAAAGTTGACGCTGAAGACGGTAAAGGGCTGATATCTTTAGACGAAATAACTAGATTAGCAGATGTAAAGAATTATGATGATACAGATGTTAAAAACAGATTAACTGCTCTTGAAGGCATAGATCATAGCAAATATTTAACAGAACATCAAGATATAACTGGATTAGCTACTAAAGAAGAAGTACAAGCTAAAGCTGATGCTACTGCACTTGATGGTAAAGTAGACAAAGCTGAAGGTAAATCATTAATAGCTGATACTGAAATAGCTAGACTTGCTGAAGTTAAAAACTATGATGATACAGAAGTAAAAGCATTAATAGAAGCTAAAGCAGATAAAGAACATACTCATGATGCATCTGCAGTAGTATTTGCAGATAAAACTACATTACAAGCTAAACTTGATGATGGTTCACTTAAAGGAGCTCAAGGCGACCCTGGTGAAAAAGGTGACGCATTTACTTATGCTGACTTTACTACTGAACAATTAGCTGCTTTAAAAGGTGAACAAGGTGCTGAAGGTGTAGGTATAGATACTGTTACTATAGAGTATGTAGACAATGTACCTCATGTTAAAGTTAAATATGACGATGTAGATGCTACAGTGCAAGATGCTGGTGCATTAGATTTAACTCAAATAAAAGAATATACTGAATTAAAAGCATTAGTAAATAAAATACAATCTCAAGTTAACAGTACTAATCCATGGGGCGATTGTGTATGGGTAGATGCTGAATATGCGCAACCTACTATAGGATCATTTATACCATCTCCTAAATTAAGAGCAGAAAATGATGCAGATGAAATGGCTCTTGCTGATAGACTTGAAGCTGGTGCATACGAATTATACGTTGTAGCTACTACTGATATGAAAGATTATGATCGTCGTTATGATTGTATGATACCAATGGATGGTTTAAGAGAAGGTCAAGGTGGTCAAGTAGTTCAAAAACGTAGTGATGATGCAGCATGGACAAGATTATTAGGTCAATGTCCAGCTTGGGTTAAAAACAATGTTAACTGGGCTTTCAATGACACTAAGAATAAAGAAGTAGAATTAAATTGCTCTCCTGATACTACTTGCATATTTGTATTAGTAAGAAGATTCTAATTAAAGGAAGTGATGTAAATGGCTTTAACTGATGAACAAAAAGTACTACAGGCTGATATATTAGCAGAAAAAACTGATTCCGATACCAATCCTAACATGACTTATTCTACTAGCGCTGCAAAAAATAAAGCCTTAAATCCAGATACTTTCTCTGGTAATAATTCTAAAGTAGTAAACGCTATAAATTTAACTTATAAACAAGCTGAAAAAGCTATAACTACAGTTGATAATTTTAGTACTAAAGTAAATGAAGTTTTATTAGACGTTGGTAGTACAAATGGTCTTGCTAAATTAGAGCAACTAAGAACAGATATGGGACAACAAACTTTAATAGAAGGCCTTATAGATTTATATGAAAATAAATTACCTACATATACAACAACAGACTCAATAGAATATGCAACATCTGAAGAACTAGTAAATATGTATAACTCTATAGATGTTAAGTCATCTACTGACAATACACAAGAATAAGGTGGTGAATAAATCATGTCTAATAAAGTAGTAACTACCGATGCCTTAAGCGAAGTCCTTAGTATAATTAAGAAAGATATTAATACCAATTCTACTAACATTTCTACTATTCAAGAATCTCTGAATACTGTACAAACAGGGTTAACAGAAATTAAACAAATAATAAAAGACTCTGGTGTGACTGCTTCTTCTGATTGGAATGATATAACTAATAAACCAGACTTCGCAGATACTCTTTCATTGAATGATAACAAATTAAAATTATTAGGTAATAAGACTAGTGAAATGTCTTCTGTAGATATAACTACTACAGATGATATAAATAATATTTTAAATAGTATAGAATAGGAAAGGAGATTAAACATGGCTGATTTTAATAAAAAGTTAGTTGATCAAGCTGCATTGGAAGCCTTAGCTAAAGGTCTTAATGACAAATCTAAAGCTGCTGTCGAAGCAGAAAAAGCTAGAGCTCAAGAAGCTGAACAAGCAGCTAAAGATGCTGCTGATGCTGCTAAAAGTACTGCTGATAGCGCTGCAGCTGATTTAGTTAATGTTAAAAAAGATATAGCAGATTTAACTTCTACCGATAGTGGTGCAGTTAAACAAGCTAAAGACTATACTGATGCTGAAGTTAAAAAAGTTTCAGATATAGTAGGTAAAGCTGCTGTTCCTGGCGAAGGTGATGCTGAAGGTACTCCTGCCACTGGTTTAGTTGCAAGAGTTGATTCTGCTGACAGTAAAATTGCTGGTTTAGAAACAGCTAATGAAGATGAAGAAAAAAGAATAGCTGCACTAGAAACTAAAGTAGGTGCTGCTAAAGTAGAAGGCGAAGAAGCTCAAGCTGCTACTGGTCTATTTGCAGAAGTAGATAGATTAGATAAAAAAATAGATGACTTATCTATACCTAGCGTAGATGGTTTAGCTACTACAGAATATGTTGACGGTAAAGTAAGTGATTTAATAGGTGGAGCTGATGAAGCTTACAATACATTAAAGAAATTAGAAGACGAGTTAAAAGATGGTGATAACACTGTATCTGGACTTGTTACTCAAATAGCTGAAAAAGCTGATAAAGATCATAATCATGACGATGTATATGCTAAAATAGACCATAATCATGATGATGTATATGCTGCAAAAGAACATACGCATTCAACTGCAGATGTTAAATATACTAACGAACAATATCCAGAAATGGAATCTGTTGCTGATGCATTAGATCAATTACTATATGTTACACCTACTGTTAAAACATTCTCTTCAACTCCTGCATTTGGTGATTATGAAATAGGTTCAACTGTTTCTAATCCTAAATTTACATGGACTTATAATAAAGCTATAACTAACCAAAACTTAAAAGCTGGTGGAACTACTATAGCTTTAGATGACCCAGCAGTTAGAGAATACGCTTATACAGGAGATATAACAGCTAATACTACGTTTACTGTATCTGGTAATGATAATAAATTAAAAGCATGTTCAAAAACTGGTTCATTCAACTTCAAACATAAAAGATATTTTGGTGTTGCAGAAGTACCAGCTGAATACGACAGTGCTTTTGTATTAGGTTTATCTGGTAAAGAATTCTGTACAAACAGACAAAAAGGATCATTTAGTTTAACTGCAGGAGCTGGAAAATATATGTTCTATTGCTTCCCTGCAAGTTATGGAACTCCTACTTTTAATGTAGGTGGATTCGATGGTGGCTTTGAGTTGGCGGCTACTATAGATTTTACTAATGCTAGTGGTAATACTACTTCATTTGTAATCTATAAATCAGAAAACGCTAATCTAGGAACTCAAAGTATAATAGTTAAATAAGGAGGTGGACTTAAATGGCAATTACATTAATTAGTAATATCAAACAAGCTAATAACGGTACATTCTGGCTTGTAGATAGTAATGATATACGTGGTGGTTTATACCATGTTGATAGTGTAGCAGAAATGAATGTCCTACCTACTGATAACTTAAAAGAAGGTATGTTGTGCTACGTTGCTGCTGAAGAAAAATTCTATCAATACAAAAAAGACGCAGACGGACAACTTAAATTCGATGTATGGAAAGTTGGATTCGATAAAGAAGAAACTTTCACAGAATTAAGCAATAAAACTATAATCAATTCTATTATAGCAAATTCAGATACATTAACTAACTTACAAAAACAAGTTGATGCCATTACAGGTACGGGTGAAGGTGGCGACGCTACTACTATAGCAGGATTAAATGCTCAATTAGCATCATTAAAAACTACTGTAGGTAAAGCAACTGAAGGCGATACTGCTGCAACTGGCTTATTTGCTAGAATAGAAGCATTAGAAAAACAATTAACTGCTCATACTCATGAAATAGCAGATGTAACTGGTTTACAAACTGCATTAGATGATAAAGCAGTTAAAAGCGATTTTGATGCATTAAAAGAATTAGTTGGTACATTACCAGAAACTGCTACTGCAAGTAACGTTGTTGGTTATGTAGATGAAAAAGTAGCTGCTTTAGTTGATGGGGCTCCTGAAACTCTAGATACTTTAAAAGAATTAGCAGATGCGCTAAATAATCAACCAGATGCTATAGCTGCTTTAACAAACTCAATAAGTCAAAAAGCTGATGCTTCTGCATTAGAAGCTTTACAACAAACTGTTGAAAAAAATAAAGGCGTATCAGATACAGTTAGTACTAAAGTAGATGCTTTAGATGCTATATTAAATGGATTTGGTGGAGCTGATGAACCTGCTACAGTTAAAGATTCTTTAGAAGAATTAAAAACTACATTAGCTACTAAGGTTGATCAAAACACTGTTAACACTTCAATAGCTAATGCTGTAAATAAATTTGCTTTATCTGGCTCAGAAGACGATAGCAATTTAACTATATCACTTGATTTCGGTGATGGCGAAGGTGCCGTTCAACTTGGTAAAGTTGATATACCAGTCATTACTGTAAGTGAAGTACAAACAATAATAGATAATTTAGATAAAACTGTATAAGGATGGTGCAAATATAAATGGCTAAAAAAAGATTAATAACATATGAACAATTAAATACCTTATCTAAAGGTATTTATGCTAAACTTCATGACGAAATAAATACCGTAGCAAGTGGCGTAAATGTAGCTAACAGTAATATAACAGCAGTAACTGAAAGAATGACCACTGCAGAAGGTAAACTAGACACTATACAAGGCGACGGTGCTGGTTCTATATCTAAAGCATTACAAGATGCTAAAGATTATGCAGATGGTCAAGATACAACATTACATACTACTATAACTGGTGAAATAGGCGACGCTAAAGCTGCTTTACAAGCAGAAATAGATAAAAAAGCTGCTCAAGCAGATATGACTACTGCATTAGCTGCTAAAGCAGACGCTGCAGACTTAACAACTGAACAAAGCAGAGCTCAAGATGCTGAAGGAGCTTTAGCTGGTAGATTAGATGTAATCGAAGGCGAAGATACTGTTGAAGGTTCTATTAAAAAAGCTGTAGCTGATCATAAAAAATATGCTGACGATACTTTCGCTACTAAAGGTGCTTTAAACACTGTATCTGAAAAAGTTACTACTGCTGAAGGTAACATAGAAGCATTAAAAACAGCTGTAGGTACAGACGAAAAAGGTAATTTAAAATCTGTAGCTAGTCAAATATCTGATGTTAATTCAGCTGCTGAAGCACTTGAAGGTAGAGTTGCTGCTAATGAAACTGCTATAGGTAATATACAAAAAGATTACTTAAAAGCAGCAGACAAAACTGAATTAGCAGGAAACATAACTGAAGCTAAAACTGCTGCAGATAATGCACAAGCTGACGCTACTGTTGCTAAAGATAAAATAGAAGCTTTCATGAAAGCTGCTGACGTTCAAGAAGGCGCTATAGATACATTAAAAGAAATCCAAGACTATATAACTAGTGACGGTGCAGCTGCTAAACAAATGACTAGTGACATAGCTGCAAGAGTTAAACAAACAGATTACGATACTGAAGTACAAAAATTAGAAGCTGCTGATTCAGCTTTAGCTGATAGAGCTACTGCTCTTGAAGGTTTAGTTGGTAAAGAAGCAGGAGATGATACTGAAGCTACAGGACTTGTTAAAAAAGTTGCTGACAATGCTTCTGGTGTATCTAGTAACAAAGCTGCTATAGCTAGCTTACAAAAAGCTATGGGTACTGTAACTGAAGTTGCTTCTTCAACAGCTGTTAAAGCAGTAGAAGATAGAGTACAAAAAACTGAAAGTGCTATAGGTACTAAAGCTGCTGGTGAAACTCCTGCTACTGGATTATATAAAGAAATAGCTGACGAAGTTACTAGAGCTACAGGTGTAGAAGATGGATTAAGAACAGATGTAGACGCTCTTAAAACTACAGTAGGTACTGATGCTAAAGGTCTTGTTAAAGACGTTAAAGATTTACAAGCTACTGTAAATACACTAGAAGGTTCTAATCATAGTCATGACAATAAAGAAGAATTAGATAAATTCCAAGATGGAGACAAAGCTAAATTAGATAATGCTGTTGCTAAAGTAACTGGAGATGCTTCAGTAGCTGGTACAATAGCAGAAGCTAAAAAAGCTGGTGACGATGCTAAGGCTGCAGTTGATGCATTAACTATAACTACTGCTGATGTAGCTGCAGAAGATGGTACTGTTACAGGTGTTACTGTTGCTTTAGGTAATGGTAAAACTGCTCAAATAGACTATCCATACGAAATAGTTGCAGACAGTGAAATACAAGCTATAATAGCTGACTTAGCTAAATAGATAAAAAATATTTTATTAAGCCTTGGTATATTTGTACTAAGGCTTTTTTGTTTTGGTAATAGTTAAATGAAAGGGACAAGAATTGGAGGTGATGCAAATTGATCTATAAACTAGTTGAATCTAAAGATGGCGAGTTTCTATTAGATGGTAAAAGATATACAGTACAAGAAACCATAGATATAGATTTAGAAGGTACTAAGTATAATCCAATAGACGTAATTGGAAAGATTAAAGGAGAAACTGGTAAGTATTATAAAGTTAATAACAAAGTTTATTATTGCATAGCTCCTAGAAAGAACGCAGTTAAAAGATTAGATTTGTACACTGAAAATTTTTATTTAGCTATAATGTAGACTGTTCATCGTCTAACATTATAAATACTAACCAGGAAAGGAGTGAGAAGTCAATGGCTAGAAAGAAAGATGAAAGATCAATAGTAAGAGAGATGCAAAATGCTCTTGATGAAAAAGATCTTCGCGAACTTCAAAATGTTAAATTAAAAAAAGAAAAAGAAGTCGCTGAAGAAATAGCTGATATAACTACTAAAGCTAACAAAGAATTAGTTGATAGTATCAGAGATATTAATGATAAAGCTAGCGTGCTTGGTGTTAATGTAAACTTTAATAGACCTAATTGTCCTAATTACAATAACATGAAAGAATGTGGTACTTGTGCTAATTTCTTTGATTGTTATCAACACAGACAAAGACCAACTTATGAACCAATGGTTGAAAAAGTTGTTAAAGAACCTAAAAAAGAAGTTGTTGATCCAGATGTTCACCCAGTTGGTTGTCATTGCGAAAGATGTTGTCCTAATCCAAATCCTACATGGTTTGAACAACATAGAAACGGCTTATTAGCCGCAGCTTTATGCATGATTATGATAGTATTAGCTATAGGTTGGTCTCCAAGCGGAGCAACATTCCAAGCTATACAAGAAAATTATGTTAACTTACTAGTTGATTTCTTCAAGATGGCACTTTTAGGTGGTGCTGGATTTATAATGTTTAATATTTTCAGAACTAAAAAGTAGAGTGATGCTATATGAAAAAAATAATTGCATTGCTATTAGTATCATTGATGGTATGTGTGCCTAATATTTCTTATTGCGCACCTGTCGATATTATATTTGATATTATAAATAGAGAGCATAGTACTAATAGCTCAAGAGCAATGGAGTTGTTATATAGTTTCAAAAAATCCGCAAAGGCAAATAAAGATAATAAAGAGCCTAAAGATGTGAAGATAATCAAAAACGAAAAAGAGCTTAATGAAGCTAACTTACAGAAAGGGAAAATTCAAGGAACTCTTATCGGTATTGATGTATCTAAATGGAATGGTAATATAAATTGGAAACAAGTTAAAGAAGCTGGAATTCAATTTGCTGTTATCAGAGCAGGATATGGGTATACAAAAGATAAGAAATTTAAACGTAATATAGAAGGTGCAATAAAAAACGATATTTATATAGGTATTTATTGGTTCAGTTATGCATACACAGTAGACATGGCAATTAAAGAAGCTAAAGTATGTGCTGATATAATTAAGCCTTATAAAAATGAGATTGATTTGCCAGTATATTTTGATTATGAATATGATAGTGTAGATTATGCTCATAAGAGAGGCAAATCTATTACTAAAACATTGACTACAAATATGGCAGATGCTTTCTGTTCTACAATAACGAGTTATGGATACGAAGCTGGTATATATACTAACTTAGACTTCTCTAATAATTATTTCAGAAAATCAATGTTAGAAAAATGGCAAATATGGATAGCTCAATGGACTAGAACTAATACTTATAAGAAAACTGATTATTCAATGTGGCAATATAGCGCTAAAGGCTATGTTAAGGGTATAAAAGGTTATGTAGATATGGATTATTTCTACGGTGATAAATATGAGAAGAAAAACTAAAAAGTTATTAGTATTGTTTCTTGCATTTGCATTAATATTCTTAACAGGAGCTTCAGTAAACGCTTATGACATAGCAACAGAGGCTACAACTGATGTATCTCAATCCAGACAATTTTTGAAAGACCGCAACGCTAGTGATAAAATGCTAGATAATTTAGATTTTATCTATGATTATTGTAAGAAGATAGGAATAGATCCTACTATAGTTGTTGCAATATCTAGTATAGAAACAGGATATGGGAAATCTCATTTATTCGTTAGTTATAATAACCCAGGCGGTATAAAAGCAAGGGGCGGCTGGGAAAAATTCGATACAGTAGAAGATGGCTATAGATATATGATTAGACTATTAGCTACATATGCTGGTCTTATAAATAAAGATTCATGGCTATACGGTAAAGCTACTACCACACAACAATTAGGAAATTATTATTGGGTAGAAAACGGCTGTGACCATGGATATCACAATCAATTAACTCGCCAAATTAAAACTATACAATCTTATAAAGTTAAAAAAACAAAAACTAAAACTATAAAAAAAGAATCTTTAGAATTAAAAAACTCAAAAGAAACTGGTAATAAAAATGCTATAGATATAATAGACAATATAATAAATAGAAAAGAACATTCTCATAATAATGCTCTACAAGAAATACTTAACAGAAGTAACAATCATAAGAAGAATGGTAGTTCTTTAGATTTAATCTATAATAGTCTAAAAAAATAGAGGTGACAGACATGAAGGAATTTTTAGATAAACATACTAAATTAAAAAGTCCATATTTCTGGCTAAGTGTTGTGGCATTAATATTTAGTGCTAGTGGCGTTGATTTCAATCAATTAACTAGCTGGCAATTATTAGGTCAAGCATTAGTAAGTATATTAAATAATCCAGTATCTATAGTAGCAGTAATAACTGCATTCTTAGGAATATGGAATGATAACAGTACTAAAGGTTTAGATAATGTGACTAACAAAAAAGGTGGTGAATAGTATGGCATGTAAAAAAGGCGGAAAGAAAAAGAAAGGCGGTAAATAAATATAAAGAAAGGAAGCGACAATTAATGACAGTTAAGAAACCAACTATGGTTAATAAAACACCAGCTAAAATTAGTAAATATATCGCTGGTGGTACAAGATCTAGAACAACTAAGATAGCCTGGCATTATACAGGTCTACATGATGTTAAAGGTATTAACACCATTAATAATTGGTTCAATTCTATAAATAGAGGCGAACAAGGAAATAGATACGCTTCAGCTCATTTTGTTATGGACTTAGACGGTACTATATATGAATATGTACCAATGAGTAGAATAGCATGGACAACTAATAGCGCGAATTATTACAGTATAGGTATAGAATGTGCTACTACTGGAACTAATGACCACTATTCAGACAAAGAATATGTATCAATGGTTAAACTTGGAGCATGGCTTGCTCAATACTATGGACTAGATCCACGTACAGATTTTATAAGACATACAGATGTTGTTGGTAGAGCTTATAAGATATGTCCTAAATATTTTGTTGACCATGAAGATAAATGGAATCAATTTAAACTAGATTGTTACAATTACTTAAAAGGTAAATTAACTGAAAAGAATATACGTAACTGCACTAACGGTAAAGGCAATAGCATAGTATCATCAGGAGGAGGAGCAACTACATCACAACCAAGCGTTAAAGAAACTGCTTGTAATGAAGTAGGCTACGTTAACGTACCTGATTCTACATTAAATGTAAGAAAAGGCCCTGGTACTGCTTATGATAAATTAGGTTCATTAAAAGATGATACTAAGGTAGAGATAAAAGCTATATGCGATAACGGATGGTGTAAGATAGTATACGACGGAGGTTATGGATATGTTAAAGAATCATATCTAGACGGTATTGAAGAAGTTCAATCTGTCAGAAAAATGATAAAGAATATATCAGAT